AATTAAAAGTTCTTTATAACAAAATCTCTGATTGAAATTCTAGGAAGTCAGGGAGGCTCATCCCTCCCCTGACTTTGGTTGGGTGTAAAGTGATATATAGGTGCCAAAATTTAATAGAAAACCAATTTATAGATATCATCCTTATAAATGTTTGTTTTAAAATTATAATACACCGACTTTAGATATAGGTCAGCCAGATGGATTTCTTCAAGACTAATCTTAACTTCTCTGTCTAATATTTCTATATCTGCTATTTCTACAGAATCTTTAGGGTACTTAGTTTTTAAATAGTAAATATCTATCTTGGAAAACTGTTGCAGTTTCTTAAACAATTTAGAAACTGGTTTGGCTTTAACTACTGTTTTTCTTGCCATATTATTGAATAATTTTATACTTAAATAATAAGTTCTCTACTTGAGTTATAGTTTCTAATATAGTTCCATTATTATAAATAGTTTCATCCATTTTAGTATAGTCTAATTCAACTTCTGATTGATGGTTGATTCGTTCATGGAGGTCAGGATGATGTTTCTCTATCCAATCAACATAAGGACAAGTTGCTTCACTTGTCTTGTACTCCTTCCATACTTCAGGAAACCTGTACATAAGTTCTCTCTCTATACGAATCCTTAATCCTCCTTTATCTATAACTGCTAAGTCCTCATTTTCAAATCTAGTATCTGTAATGATAAATCTCTGATAAGGGTGCTGTTTGAGCTTATTCAGTAGCATATTGCTATGAGCATCCTGATGTATCAGGTCTCGAAGTCCTCCTGTACCTAATCTTTGTAAAATTAACCTAGGAGTTAGTTTTTCTAAGTCGATGTCTAATGTTCCAAACATATCGCATACCTCATCTGCTGTAGCTCTAAGATATGGTATGCGCATAGTTAGATTGTTTTGAACAACCACCCATGACCACCATTCTTCCCCTAACTCTTTCTCCTTAAACTCACGGTCTTCCAATTGACTTCTTGTACAACTAAGAAGAATACATACCATATCTTTCAGACCATCTGCCCAACTAATTTCTTTAAACTCAGTGGATAATAATTGTGATTGTTTAGTTAGAATCAGTTGTTCTATGGTAGCTCTAAACGCCTCCTTGTTTTCTCCTGTTCTAAAAAATCTTGCATAGTATTGTATGATAGCTGTTACCATATTCTTACCTGAGGCTATTTTACCTGAGCAACTTATAAGTGTAATTTCTTTTTTATTCATCTCTTAATTTTTGTAGTTTTTTTCTTAGTCTTCATATGGTATTTTATAACAAGTGGATTTAATATCTACTTTACTCACAAATTTTAAAAGACGAGAAGGAACTTTCTCCCCAGAGGATAGGTATTCTCCTCGTCTTTTAACCAAAGTGCCTATAATCTCTTGTAAATGCTTTGGCGATAGAATGTCTTTGAATACTTTATAATCTCCTACTAAGTCTGCTTTTATAATACAATCAATATCGCAAAGAATGTTAGTACAAGTAGTGGTACTTAGCCCATTAGCATGTATGCAATACACCATATGCTGCAAATAGTTCTTACCATGTAACTCATCTATCCAACTGGTTGTCTTTGATTTAAAAGAGGTCAGGGGTGCTTTCGTATTTACTCCTATCTTACTAGGAACGAACTCCAAAATATCTGTATCAGGATTTAAAGCTCTCCACACTATTCTTTTAGCATCATAATATTCAATTCCTAGAATAATAGCTACTTCTTTATATCCTAATTTTAAATCATTCATGATAAATGCTTATAATCTACATGTTTAATTTTAGTAATAATTCTATTACCAGACCTGTCTAACAATCCAAGAGGTGCTCTTAGTACTAAACCCTCAGCCTCATAGTCTTTATTATGAGCTATCGGACTTTTAAAACCTTTGATTACCATCTCTTCTGCTTGTTTTATTGTTAGTTTCCCATAAGAAGGCACTATCTTAGTTCCTAGGGATTGAGCTATCTTTTCACATGTCTCATAATCTAACCACCATTTACCTATACGAACATCAAATAAAATGAAATCTACACCATCAGGTATATAATTTCCACCTTTTTGTATTTTCATCCCATATCCCTCTCCAAATATTTCAATATACCTAGGGTTTATATTACCATCTGTACCTTGTTCTTCTGTAAATACATTATTTAATAATTCAAGAGTAAAAATTTCTTGTAACTTTTTCAATAAATGTTTAGGTATGTCCGCCCTGTCTGTTTTTCCTCTAAACTGTACAGTCTTCCCATCAAAACAGATGCTGATATTTGTACCATCAGTTTTATATGTAGCATCCCATTTTACATCTTTCAGAATCTCAAACTCTGGTCGAGAATAGTCTCCTACAATAATCTTCTTAGTTTTTTCATCTCTTTTATAAAGAGTATGAATTTTAGGATAAAACTGTGCCATATTAAATATCTTTCTTAAGTTCTAAAATATCGTTAATTACACCCACATAAATCTCTTCTTCATGTTTATCCATAAGGTATAGTACATCATCTATAGCTTGGTTATATGAGATTATCTCTGCATTCTTAACAATTTCTTTAATGACTTGTTCCATGTTTATTTAGTTGTCTTAGTTAATTCATATTCATACCATGTTTCTCCATTTTGATAGCTATGAAGAATCCTTCTAACTGCTACTACATAATATTGAGTATTGCAATCAGGTAGGGTTATAAAATCACCTGCATAATGTCTAGTAGGTAAAATAACAGTGTTAGGAGTATATAGATACTTGACTGTATAACATCCGACTACAACACATAATATTAATGATAAAAATGCTACTACTTCCATCTGTTTGTTGTTTTGTTTTACTTTATAAGATGCTCTTATTACATATAACAAAGGTAGGTAAAATAAAATTACCTACCTAAATATACTTGTTAAAGTTAGTTAATGTTCAAAATCTATCCATCCTATGTCTACAGGTAAAGGTGCGAATGCATCCAGGTTATTATTGATATCAGTTATCATATTAGTTAGTTCATCCTTTACTTGTGATATAGTATCATTTTTGTACTTCTCTATAACTGATTCAACTGAAGTAACTTTGTTATAAAATCGTCTCACATATAAATTGGGTAATATTGTTGTATCCTTGGTTATACAACTCAGTATCAGTTGTCTGGCAGTCTCCTCATTGATGTCATCAAACTCTAATTCAACTACAAATCTTTGTTTTACAGGAAACCAGTTACTTGGTTTTTCTTCATGTTTTGTACTCATAATGTCTTTATTTAATAATTACTTTTTACTGGCTAGCCGAGGTTGAGGGTTTGGGGAAATAATTTAATAAACTTTAAAGAGCCACAGTCATAGATTCTAAGATACCCAGTATTCAGCACCTTCTCATGCTCTGTCTCTCCTCGCCCACTTAACTCAGATTTTCTAAACTTAAATCTATTATACCTTTTACCATTTTTAACATAAAAATAGTTAGGTCTTGTCTTCGAAGCAAGGGTGAAACCCAGCTGGGTGTACAAGCCTCCCTGTGACCATCGCCTGTCTGCATAAGAAAAGACCTTGTTAGGCGAGTAATGCTTCTCAAAGTACTTAAGGAGCTTGGAAGCTCCGCCTACAACAGTGGTGTCCAATTCTGTGCAGAAGCGCAGTAGCTCCCATTCACCTTCCTCGAAGGTCTTTCTACCTAGGCAAATGCGAGGCTTTCCAAAGGTCATCAAGGCTACAAGTTTGTCCTCGTAGTAGAGTCCGAGTCTCACAGTTGCTCCCACAGCTCCTTGTATGTGAGTCCTTTGTAGAAAGAGTCGGGCTTCTGTTGGTGGCACCTCCCTGACCTCGGTTTGGCGTGCATATACTTTCGATACTTGACAGCCTAGTATTTGTCTTAATCTAGATTTTACTATTTGCTGTTTAGTTTCCCACTCATCTTCAAAGATGTGGATGAGTTGGATTCCTTGCTTTTCGCACTCTTCTGTCTTAGACAAGTGATACTTATAATCTACAAACTTTTCAGAGTGCCAATATGCACCATCAAACTCCATAGCTATCTTCTTAGAAGGTATGTAAATGTCTAGTTCTTTTCCACTTAGTACTTTTCTGGTATTAGTATAATAGTTAGAGATAACAGTGTTAACAAAAGCCTCTAATTCTTTCTCCTGTATAGAAGTAGTTTGTCCCCTACTACAATAAGGACAATTTCTCCCTTGTAAATGATTACCAGGAGTTACTAAAAATGTATGATTATTATTGCATGTTACTAATACCTTCTCTAAACTTGACACATATGTTACATCTTTATAATCAAAAGTCTCTCCATGAACTTCCTTAGCTTTTCTGATAAACGAAGCTTTATTTGATTTCTTACTATTCGCAGATTTTTCTATTGCACATATAGGGCACCCTGCTTGTCTGTTTATGTGAGAGTCTGGTGTTTGATAGAATAACTTATTATGTTTTTTACAAATTATAGCTATATTTATCTTAGCCTTTTTATACTCACTTAAGCTGTAATCATAAATATCTCCATGAACTTTTCTAGCTTTACTTTTAAATGTCTCAAACTGGTTATCATACCTTGCCTTATGTGCATCAACCCTACATTTTGGACAGCCATTACCTCTTTTGTGAGAATTAGCTGACTGCCAAAAAGCACCATGTACCTGACAAAGTATTTCTACCTTCTCGTGAATACTTAAGTATTTTAAGTTAGGGTACAGATACCTTCCTTTATGTACTTCTGTAGCTAGTTTTATATATGTTTCAGTATCTAGTTTAGTTGCCATCTATTCGAAATTAAATATCATTAAGTACCATTAAAATGGTAATGGAGCTTCTTCTCCCTGCATCGCAAAATGCTTTTCTATAGTGTCCTCTACTTTTCTTTCTTGGTCAGTTTTTACAGACTGTTGAAACTCTATCTCTGTCTTTGCTTTATGAGACAGTCTTTCAATATGTACATCATTCATAGTTTCATCCTCCTCTCGTAATTTAAGATAGTGGAAGAATATTAAGTTATCTGTTAAGAAAGATGCTCTTTGTGCTCCTGGCTTATCCATGAACTCTTTTAGATGTGAATACTTGCTAGGATGAAATTGCATATATTTTTCATGTGACAGTCTTTCAGGTCGATGTAATACCATTACAAGGTCGGCTGTTTGAAAGATAGAATCCGCACCATAGAAATCGCCACGTCTCGGACTCAAAAACCTAACATCAGTTCTCCCCTCAATCTCCCTATTAAGCTGCATTAATGGAATAAAAGAAGTATTAGAAAATTCCTGAGTCAATTTCATCTTATTTAAAACAGCTATCAGAGTATTCATTGCTATAAATTTATCCCTTCCTTCTACTAGTCCCATATGGTCTATAGTTACCCATATACGTTTAGCTGATTTATGCATTTCTAGAAAAGCTCTTACATCTTTTTCGAACTCTTCTGGGGTCACAGGTTGGGAGAAATAATATATATTCTTTGATTGTTCTCTGGCGATTACTTGTTCAATTACTTGTCGCTCCGCCTCTGACTTCTCCTTATAATATATATCCTTCAGAGTTAGAGGCATTTGTTTACGAATAGAACGTACAAGTAATGACCTAAATATCATTTCCCAATTACAACGAAGTAGAATATGCTCTTCTGCTCCTGGATTAAGGTCTGGATTAAGAAAGTCTTCCTCTAGTTCTTGTGCTACAAAACTTTTTCCTGTACCTGACGTTCCAGCAATAACAGTAATAGTACCAGGTAAGATACCCCCATAAGTATTTTCATTCAAATGGTCATATCTAGTTTTGATAGGTTTAATTTCCCCTGTTTCATACTGTCTTAATTCATTTGCAGCCTGCTCAATAACTTCTGTAGAACATTTAATGAACTTCATATTTAATAAATATAGATTATATTTTGAGGTTGTTTATCAGTAGTACTGTATACAAAATTTAATTCATATTTGGTATCTAATGCACTCCAGTAGTCAGGGGTGTTGAACATGTCTGATTGCAACCACTGTTTAAAAGTTATATAAAACATCTGAAAAGGCACTGGTTTATCAGTTGCCTCTACATAAACTGAATAAAAGTATCGAAAAAGACTAGGTAGGTCTCCTGCTCGCCTGATTTCTAAGTATTGTTCTCTGGTCATTCTTTGGTTTTTATATCTCTATTTTGTATTGTAGATACTTAAAAACAAAGGTAGGTAATTTTATTTTACCTACCTAAATATATTTGTTAAAGTTAGTTAACTACTAAAGTACTGAATATCAATATTTTAGTCGTTCGATAACATAATCTGAGTTTGTAGCAAAGTTTTTGATATCGAACAGGCAGTCTTTAATACTGATTCTGTTACTTTGAGTGGGTCTAGTACTCCCTGACTAATCATATTTGCAACCTCCATAGACCTAAGTTCAATACCAATGGGATTATCCTCAGATAAAGCATCTAACTTCTTAATGTATTCAGCAGGGTCTCCTCCTGAATTTTTAATAAGAACATTAAATGGCTCTACTAAAACATCGAACATCATATTTGCAAAATCCTTATTATAGAACTCTTTTTGCATGTGTCGAGCACACAAGATAAGTGATGTTCCTCCTCCAGGTAATACTCCCTTCTCTAAAGCTCCTTGGATTGCGTTTAAGGCATCTTCTAGCCTGTAGGCTACCTCTTCTCGCTCTGCTTCTGTTTCAACCTTCACAGAGATTGTAGCTACCTTTCCTTTCAAATTATTGATACGTTTCTCAAGAATCTCGCGCTCTCTTTCAGATTTTACATCTTCTAATGTGGTTCGGATAGCTTGTACACGTTCTTCTACCTTTTCAGCAATTTTAGGATTATCTAAATGTCCTATTAGTTTTGTACCTGTACTATTCACGATTACTCTTGGAACTGTACCACAATGTCTTCTTTCATAATTTCTAAGTGCATTTCCTTCTGTATCTATAAAAGTTGCCCCAGTTGCAACACAGAGGTCATGGAGGAAATCGACGCGCTCAGTTCCATAATATGGTGCCTTAACAGGAATACCTTTAACACCTTCACTAATCATAGCTCGTACCATGGCACTAAGTAGCTGGTCACTAATGTCTGAACACACTAATACAAATGGTCTTTGATAATCACGACTTAGTTTGATAGCTTGTGCTACATCTGCATCCGAATCAAGGTACTTGTCTGTAACCAATACCAATGGATTCTCATACTCCTGACTCATTGTATTGGGGTTCAACAATACAGGATTTATTGCATGTCCTTCAAAGGAAAAACCATCTATCTGGCCTACTGTATTACTTCCAACTAAATCTGCCTCTGCAATAACTACACCATCCATATTAACAGATTTGAATGCTTCTACAAACAAGTCAGTGATTAGTGCATCTCCATTACTGGAAGTGTGTGCTACATGTCGTACTATTTCTTCTGGTGTGAGATTCATTTTCTCTCTCAGATGGTAAAGATACTTGACTGCGGAATCCGTATAGTCATCTAATACATCTCTGAATTTCCTAGGAGTCAGGTAAGTGGTTGGAGAGTATGTGTTCTCCTTTAAACTAAAGTAATCGTACGCTTCATAGTCAATTGCTGGCAATCTGGAAGCATCAGATAATGTCATGCTTTTTGGCAACATCTCCCTCAAAAAAGTTGTTTTTGGATATTGCCCTGTAAACATGAGTCCACGCTCATAAAGTTCTGTAGCTAAAACATTACTAGTACTCGTACCATCTCCTACTAACTTATTAGTACGTTGAGAAACTTGTTTAACATAAGAACTAATTGCATGTGCTACTGAGTCCCTGGTTATGAAGAAGTTAGTTGCTACTGTTACTCCATCCTTTGTAAGGCCGAAGTGTTGTTCAGTATATTTCCACATAACATTGCCCCCATTAACTCCCATAGTAGACCCTATAGCAGTAACTAATTGTCGAAGTCCAAACAAACTTCTTAATCTAAATTCTTGTCCTTTAACTAATCTTGCCATATTATCAAATTTTAAAACAAAGGTAGGTAATTGGTTGTTACCTACCTAATGTTTACTATTATTTTAACTTAGATATTAGGATTCTAATCCTTTTAACCTTTCCATTAAACAATGATTATAAGTAATCATTGCACTATATTGAATAAGTAAAAGGGTTTTCTGTATTGAGGCAATATCTTTGTTCTTTTCGCTTGACATAAAAGAGCTGAGTTTGACCATCTTATCCACTAACTCTGATTGTTCTGCCTCTAAACGTGTTTTAAAATCACTCATAATTAATAATTTACTTATTTGGAATAGCACGGTTAATAGTTGAAACTGATTGCATTACATCCTTTTGAAAGGGAGATAGCTTATCCGACACCACTGACACCGTAGATTTTAACATGAATAACTGGTCTACTACTTCCTTTAGTTTTATAAATTCAGGAGTACGCTGTGCTTTAGCTTTTGCACTGGCAGTAGATATTGACTCTCGTCTTTCTATTTCTTCAGTTAGTCTAGGCAATAAATACTTTGATGCAAACTGGTCAGTTTTACGATATAGCTTTTCAGATGTTATCCATACTGGGGTCAGGGAGGCTGATAAATGATTAATCTCGCCTTTCAACCTTTCCATCTCATATACATCCGAATGTGCTATTGCTTTCTGATAGTAAGTAGTTAATTGCTTAACCTTATCAATAGCTAGTGTAATATCCTGGTCTAGTTCGTCTATCTGCTCTTCCTTTACTACTACCTCTAAAGAATCGTAGTTTTTTAAGAAGGTAATCGCTTTCTCTATTTCTTCAGGAGTATACCCTTTCAAGAGAGCCAGGTAGGAGTTAATATCTGCTAGTGCTGTTGATAACTCTCCTATCCCTTCCTCTATCCTAGGTACTGCTGCTGGTTGTGTAGAGGTCTCAATTACCCTCTCAAGCACTAGAGTGAGGTAATGAAATATTTCTTCCCTTGTTCTTTTTGTTGGTTGATTCATATTACCTCAATTTAGTTACTTATTCTACCTCAGCTACTTCTTTTTTACACTGACACTGGTCAGTAGATTTACATTTGTTCTCACCCCTACATTCATCTTCCGAGCATCTTTGTTCCACATATGGCTCAACTTCATCTGAAGATATGTCTGATTTACAAGCTCCATCAGTACTACTATTTACAAAGTACCCATCATAGAAATGTTGTACTGCTAATGGTTCAATAGTTTTACTTAAGAACTCATCAACATGTGGTGCAGCCCCTTTCATCATAATTGAAATAGAAGTAGTAAATCCTGTAACCTGGCCTTCTTCAATTTTAGGGATACGTTGCATTACTTGCTCAGTGTTGTCATCCAAGTACACATTTGCAATAGAGATAAGTTCAGATAGTACTCCTGTAGGTACAGGTACCTCAACATTTGGGTCATAATTATACCCCTTTGCGATGATATCCTTCAAAGACATTAGTGGTGCGCCTTCGCTTTCCGAATTTGATACTTCTTTTTTCTTACCTAAATCCAATGATTTTCTGATTGCCATAAAGTTAATTTATAAATTTATAATAAAACTAGTTAATCTCTAAATAATTTTGCTGCTTCTAGAATTTCGAGTTCCTCCTTAATATACTTGCCTACTTGCTTACCATATTTGTCCTCTATTTCCTGTAACTGTTCTGGTGAATACACCCTTGTAGATTGCAAAAAATATGTATCTGTATAAAGTAGAGGTAGTAAATCTGGTGTGTAAAAGGTCTCTATTCCTTTTTCATTTATCCCCTCATTCGGAGGTGCCTGAATTGCAATCTCCTGAGAGTTTAAGACTCTTACACATAATTCTCCTTCTTCAAAATGAAATTTTCTGTAAGTTAATCCTACTACTTGTTCCACTACTCGAACTCCTGCTTTCTTTACTAATAAAAAATCCTTTCCTTTGTAGTTAATGACATTGTTTTTAGATAATGCAGCAGTAGCAACAATTACTCTATCTCCTTTAATGAGGAAGTCTACTTCTGCTCCAGCTATTTGGTCTGACACCTCCATAATTACTACATTATTCACATTCATAGCATTACCATTTGTAACTAATCCTGTGCCTTCCATAATACTGGAAATAGTAGGTGTTAATAGTACCAATACATTTTCTCCAATTATTTTCATATTATTTTAACTTATTGTTATTTACTTTACAAAGATACTCAATTGACTTGATATATGCCTTGGTATACTGTTAAACTTTGTGAAAGAAAACTTGTTGTTTCTTTGATAGTATATAGTCAGCTAAATCACTTTCTTCTGGTAAAGGAGTACCTTCCAAACAACTAGATATTTTGAAATTATGTCGTATATCTTCATCTAGTAGTTGTATCTTTTGATTCCATTTATGAAATGCTTTTCCCTTGTCAGGGTGGAAAACTACTGGTCTACCTTCCAATACTCTAAATATACTATTTAATATGTTTTCGGAACCTCCCACAGCCAACCATAATGTAAAAGGGTCTTTCTCCTCTAATTGACAGATTATAGCTGTTTTCTCGGATTCTACTACCCTAAATTTATGATAGTGGTCTATCAAATGTTCTCCGAACAAACATAACTTTATAGAAAAAGTAGGCTCCCTTATTTCTCGTAATTGTCGGTCACGAATATGTAACCAAGAAACTTGGCTATAAGGAGTTTTAACTCTCTTACCTGTCTTGTCATCATACCCCATCACCTTCCCTGACCGTGTACTTCCATCATAATCCATATACCAAAATACTGGACTTCCCCCCCATCTTTGGTCATATCCAACCATATGTCTCTGAAACACTGCCCTAACCTTGTTCTCCTCCCAAATACTGCATAACCATCTAAATAATGATATCTGTGAGTAGTCTACTATTGTGGTGGAAAGAACTTCTTTTATTTCTATAGAGTTAAAAGCATCATCTTCCTCCTCATTTATTTTTTGAACTACTTTTGGGTGTACTTTAAGTTTGTAATCAGAGGGTACTTCATCTTCGAACTCTAATATACCTAATCTCTTATAGTCTTGCCATATAGGTTTTCTATAATAATTACAATTATTTTGCCTATCACATTTTCCAAAAATATTTCCTTCAAAAGGTTGATTAGTCTCTATATTGTAAAACGGAACCAGTGTCAGCCTACCACAATCAGGACATTTGAGCTTCCTCGTTCTCCGTAAAAACCTGTGCTTCCATATTATATTTCCCATCAAATAGTCGTTGGTTTATTGCCTCTATTAACTCTGCTTTTGTAAGTTCTTGTTCTACTATTTCTTTATTTCTGAAAGTTTGTTCATATATGAAATATAAAACCTCCATTGATTGTTTACTTAGAAATAGAATAGAAGCACCTTCTCCTTTTGTTGCAAGTTGTTGTATAACTTCTAAATGTTCGGGGTCGGGAGTACTGTTTGAAACTTGTGAGACAATCTCCGTGACCCCTGTAAGTTCATGAACTTTATCAGGACAATACCTCTTATACAATTCTTCAAGGAGATTTACCTCTTGGTACTCTACAGAACTATGTTCAGAATCTACAGCTGCATTACCTGTAAAAATTGAATATGTCTTTGGCTTATCCTCAAACTTCTTCATGCCTTGCTCCATTACTGAGTCAAAGTACTGATTACCTAGCTTTCGGTCATCCTGCTGTACAAATTTATAAGTAGGAGTTTTTCTCCAATCATTTGGTGCAAAATTATAGGTAGCATCAACCTTGACCCCATACTGGTCTTCCAGAATCTTACGATACAGGTACAGTTGTAAAATATAAGAATCATAAAACCCTTTTTTTCCTGACTTATAGTCAACAATAGCTACTACTCTAACCTTCTTCTTAGATTTTTTAGGGTCACCTTTTTTTCTGTCACCATAGTTCACTTTATAAACTTCCCCCCAATAACCATCTACTTCATCTTCCAAGGTACACACTAGGTCTATTGCAGACCCTACTTTGTACTTAGCATAACATCCCATTAATTCTATTGCTAATGGCTTTACCTTGTAATCTTTTACCCATTGTAGGAAAGAAAGGATGTCTTTCTTTAACTCTAACTTATAGTTAGCAAAGATATACTGAAGGTTGGTCTCATCTATTCCGTGGTCAAGGGTGCGGATGTAATCTTCCAATGCATCACGACCAAGGGACTCTGTCATAGGAATTGTCTTTCCCATAAGTAAATGACCATATAAGATATGCATCAGCGTCCCATAATGCGCTCTTCGTATTACATGAAGCTCAGGGTTGCTCCCTTTAAGAATCATTGAGAGTCTCCAATCAGCTAGCATCTTAGCTTTATAAGGGTCAGCAAATCCATCAGCGATACATGTGGTACCTGATGTTAATAGGATAGGTCTGTTTTCTTCATCAAAAGTAACATAAAATCTACCATTTACACCTGGTACACTTGTGCGATATACAGGAGACTTCTTCAACTTAAACTCTTTGGCTAGATAGTCATACTGCTGCTCCTCAACATTATAAGAGTAGTCCTCTTGTTTCGTTTCCATACTTAATTTTTTTTATTGTTATGCAAAGATATATTTTAAATCACAAATTATATGCGCTTTTGAGTTAAAATATATTAATACCAATCAGCTTTTCGAGTTTTGTTATTTAATCCCATATCCCCTAGTCTATAAAGAGTAAATGAGTAATCACATGCAACTAAATGTCCTTTATACAACCCGAAGTTAGCATGTTTAATGTCTGTAAGGAAAGCAGGAAGCCTCTTAGGAAGTTCATAATTTTCAGGAAGTGGTTTTACTTTCTTTTGTAAAAGTATTCTACCATTATCTGCAATACGTACTACTGGAGCAAACCACTTTTCATACTCTGTCCCTGCAACTAAATCCCAAATTCTATATTCTGTTACATTTTCAAAACCAGAAATATCATACTCGATTTTAACTACAAGGTCTTTTCCAATTGCACAATCATACACAGTTCTATAAGCACCAGTGGCGATATGCTCGCCACATAGTATGTCATGATATCCTAATGCAATTTCGCCATCTTGCTGTAGCTCTAGAACTTTAGAAATAGTATCTCTGTGCATTCTCCTTCAATAAAAAGTTAAAATTTGGTCTTTACACAAATGAACATTAGAAATATACTTAGTCATGCTATCTGTGTATATTCTAAAAATTACTTCATACCTCCCAACTCCTGAGGCAACTGTATCCATCACTCTCAAAATGTCTTGTCCTTTATTTGGTGTAAATAAAGACCCTGGTGTGGGATTATTACCAACTATCAACCTAATCTCATTGCCATTAATTCCAGGATATTCTCCATTGTCATACTCCTCTACTATATAAATTGCTTGTTCTGCTTTTTCATCTATTGGAATAGTTAGTTGCCTTGTATATAAAAATTCTGCTAACTTATTTACAGATAAAAGAAATCCAGCAGCTTTCTTGTGACCACCGCCACCAAACTTCTTAGCTATATCACCACAATTTATATCATTTGTAGTATAAAGACTGCACCTTACTCCCTGTCCTGTATATGCAAATGCAAACATTACATCATACCTATCCTCATCCCAAATTGAAGAAAATGTATTGGAAGAGAAATCTAAAGTGTTTAGACAGATAGCTTTGTAACCATAGATATGTGCTTCAAAAGCTGAACTTGCACAATTTTTTGTATGTTTCTGTTTTTCGAAAGCTATAATACTATTTCCTATGTTAATTACATCCTCCAGATATACTAGCTTTCCAATACTTTTATAATCATATTGGAGAAATGTTTCAGGAATTTCATCATACAATCTCATACCATACTGAAAAGGCAGTGTTATAGTATTCCAATCAGCTAGGTTTTTATCCCAGACATCATATGCACTTAATAACTGCACTGCTTGCGGTACACGGCTATCAAAGAAGTATTCCCAACAAAGTGCACATGCTGCGGTTCCAATTCTCTGGATACCTTTAAAATGAGTCAAACCATGCTCTTTAGCTAGCTCCATAGAGGTGAAATGATGGTCTATCCAAATAACTTCCTTTTTACCTTCTAGTGCTTGCTTATGGAGATTGCACATTGTTTGAATACCTAACATTATATCAGCTATTACTACTATGTTATATTCATCTCCTATCACGGGGTCAGGGTTGTTATGAGTCCACCCAATACTTGTAATATCATGACCGCACTCTCGTGCCCACTTCTTAGAGATGTCTCTGGAGCAAATCCCATCTAAATCACTACTGTGATAAATTACTAGTACTTTTTTCTTCATTATTCTCTATAATATGATTGTTAATAGAATTAATCGTAAAAACAGTTGGCTTACCACCACCTTGAGCAGGAACTAAACAATAAGTAATACTATCTAACTGGACAATTACCCTATCATGTCCATAATATACTATATTATCTCTGGTATTGCAAGAAATACCTCCTATAAGTATTCCTATAAATATTATTATATTTCTGGTTAATTTTAACATATTTATTCTAAATTATTAAAACCATATCATTGTCTTGGTTCATTTTATAAGCTAATTTTGTAAGAATATGTTTAAACATCTCCGCATCTTTCTGTCTTTTACAGTGTTTTTTAGCAGTAATAATATTGTTTAAAGTATCCATCCAAATATTATCTGCTACTTTAAATAGTGGAGTTTGTGTAATAAAAGTATCACTAAGAAAGTTAAATGTATAGTCTCCTATAACTACTTTATAGTTTAATACATCATCATAGTCTTCCTCATTAATGTTCATACACATTTTCTTGCCACCCAAACATTGTTCTATGTACTTTTCTATAGCAGCACAATCTTTCCAATGTACTACTATATCAATATCATTAATTTCATCCACTAAATCATAACAACAAAGTGCAAATGACCCTGTTATAACTAATTTATTTTGTAGTTTCGGAAGAGTATCATTAATAATGGTAACAACCTCTGATAATGTTTCTTTATTCAGCATCATATTTTTACATCATAAATTCCTCATACAAGTCTGTGAACTGTGTTCCTGCATATTTTGCCAACGCGTCCGTTTTGAAGCAAAGGCGCAACCCGTAACCCGCATACGCAGTCGAATAGCTGTAAGTCGTATCGTCGAAAACGAAGCCCGAAGAAGAATTAGGATAGAACCATGGTATCCACTTCTTTTGATTTTCATCGCTCCAATCAGGAAGCCAGCCTTCATTCAATGCGGCGGTGATGGTTTTAATTTTACGGTATGCAATTTCATCTTTGGTAAATCCATTGCTTAACAATGTATTTTCATCAATAGGCACAATGCCCAATTCCGCACACGCATCTTCATAGGTTTTAATGCAGTCTGTTACTTTCTGTAATGTTTTCATTTTTTTTGTATTTTATTTATACAACAAAGGTAGGTAAAATTAATTACCTACCTTGTGTTTGGGATGTTAAAAAGTGTTTATTAAGTAAACCTTTTCAAAGATACTAGAGAATTATGATGAATTTCCCAATCTTCCAGTGGCCTATCATACCTTAAATAGTCTGAAATAGTACCTGTCATAAATCGTGTAGTTGTAGCATTCCCTCCTAAATAAGCAGTAACTACAGATTGTCCACTCCATACAGGTCTAGTTGTTTGTGCTACTTTAGTACCATTCAAAAATAGTTCTGCAATTCTAGTATTCTCATCATATCTAACTGCTATATGATAAATCTCGTTGTCAGGAGGTAATACTGCTTGTGGTCTAGCATTGAATGTGTCATCATATGTAGTAAGACCCCCACCTGCTAAAGAGTACCAACCAAATGCATACATATTTTGAGCACCTGCATTTGTATGATGGTATATAGTTGGATATTGTGGGTCAGCTGTCCATCTTGGATGAGTACCTGTTTTTTCTATACTCATAGTTGACATTAAAGTAAATGATGTTGTTAACGCTCCATTAAACTGTACTCTTCCAGCAGTAAAATTTAAAGAATTAGGTAACCAATTTACTCCTAATTGTAAAGTACCATCATTAGTACCAACTAAATCCTTCCATGTAGTAGCTGAGGAATTATGCCCGCTGCCTGTGTTGTTTATAGCATCGTAGTGTTGAACTAACCCAGGTTTGATAAGTTCCCGTTCCCATACAATATTTGTATCTAACACTGCTTGCATGAGAGGAATACTTCCCACATGCAAGTCAGTCATTGTGTTGTTATTTAATATTATCATGATAGAAGATATAATACCCCAGGTACAGGAGTGAATGAAACATCATGGTAATCAGCCAGAGTCATATACTTAATTATTTGTACATCTGTACTCTTTACTACATCTGTTGGCGCTGCTACAGGATGGTATTGACCATCTTTGGCTAAGAACTCTGTAGCTGAACCTCCAAGTTGAATAACATTTGCTTTCGCAATCTGCTCATCTATTGGTAGCCATTCTTGATATTTTCGGGCGTATATTAAACCTGTGGAAGGGTTTAATTTGAAAAGTCCTTCTGAATCACTACAAAAATATAACATTCCATCACTAGATAAAACTCCACTATTAAATCCTCCAGAAGTAATATTTGTTGGAATGATATTTCCAGTAACTGAGTCTAGTTTGTAGATACCACTACTAACACTACAAAAATAAAAATCATTATTTACTGCCAATATACAATATCTTGTGTTAATAGTTGAACTAACTTCTACTATACTTCCATCTATATCCAACTTATAAATACCTGCTGCACCACAAAAATATAAGACACCATCACTTGTTATTCCACAATGAATAAAACTCTTATCTATAACATTAGTAGGGACAATATCTCCTGTGTTAGAATCAAGTTTCCAGATGCCTGTGGTAGAGTTCCCAAGAAAGTACAATGTTCCATCAGCAGATTGTCCACAATAATTGAACCCTCCAGTGATAACATTTGTAGGAATTATATCTCCTGTGTTAGAATCAAGTTTCCAGATGCCTGGAGAAGGTGCCGAACCACAGAAATATAAAGTACCATCTGAAGAGAGACCACAGTAATTAAAAGTACCAGAAGTAATATTTGTTGGAATGATATTTCCAGTAACTGAGTCTAGTTTACGGATTCCTAAAGTACCACCAGAACCAGAACCACAGAAATATAAGACACCATCACTAGATACCTCACCTGAAGGATATGTACCTGTAGTAACATTAGTTTGGTCTATATTGCCAGTACTAGAATTGAGTTTCAGAATACCCGAACTGGCTGTACCAAAATATAAATCCCCAGCAGCAGATTGGACACTTGTCCTGAACCACCCTGTAGTATCATTTGTAGAGATTATATCCTCTGTGGTAGGGTCTAATTTCCAAATTCCCAGTCCTGAACTACTAAAAAAATACAATGTTTCATCCGCAGATAGTCCTCCTCCTTGAAATCCTCCAGTAATAAGGTTTGTAGGTACTATACCTTCAGAACCAGAGGGTGGTGATACCTCCTCCACCAAGTCTACAGCTGTTGCCTTTAATGGGTCTATTAAAGAGCCAGCTCCAGAAAGATGGATATGAGTTGTATCTTCTGTCTCTAATGGTTCTACAGTTGGAATATCTGATAGATAAGCTACTGCATCTACTTGATTAACTCCTAGTTCATCTTTGTAATTAACAATAATGTTTTTCCCTACAACTGTTCCATCGGATGCTTTAGCATTATGATTTAAACAAGTTGGGTCAGCCTCAGAGCCTATCTCTTCTTGTTCATATGTGCCATATATACCAATTGATATTGCATTTTCATGTGCTCCATTAGAACGTTGGAGCATTAATTTACTATCCTTGGTCAGGGTGAGGTTCGAATCTATTACCTGTGTAGTCGCTGATTCTAACTTAACAAATCCATCTAACTCATCTTGAATATCCGAAATATCACCTTCAATATTTGTGATAGAAGTTTGAATGGTTGTTACAGCAGCTAGAGTATCTGTTATATCTGTCCAATCTTCATTCTGTCTAGCATATACCTTATTATCATTTGGAGCTTCTTCTACTCCTCCTGTAGTGGATGCTATGGCAGTCAGGGGTGATGCTTGAGTTCCCTCTCCTGTAAATGTTACTGTTGAAGAATCTTGAGTAATTACTTTAGAGAGCTTTTCTTGTTCTATAGTATCTAGTTCGTCTCTCAGAACATTAACATCAGCTTGTAAACCATCAATTTCCCTAAGTTTTCCAGAGATATCAACCCATTGTTTATACCTACGAGCACAAATTGGGTCATTTCCTAATGTTAATTTCCATATCCTATTGTTATAATCTCCATTGCCTCCTATATAAAAAGAATTTCCAGAATCTTTAACAGCAACTCCTCCATAGTCAGTCCGTGGGGTAAGCCGAACAAATTCGTTTTTAGACATATCTAGTATCCATTCACCTTCATTCCTTGTAAATAGTATTAAATCTCCATTTACATCAGTATCTGCCATTACAACATAATACCCTCCTATTGTTTGAAAAGTTTCAAATAATCCTGTATTCTTATTTAATTTGTAAATTCCTTGATGGAAAGCATAAGTGTCATTCTTATAAGTACAAACTAAATCGGCGTACATTCCAATTACCTGTGATGACTGATAACTTTGTCCTATTTGCTCAATCTTGAACAATGGGAAGGGAGATACACTACGCCTATAACAATATATAATACCATCTGTACCACGGATAAACTTAACAGTAGTAGAAGAAGCTCCAGAAATATTTGTTAGGGTACCATTTACATTTAAAATAGCATAATTAGTATACAAAGTAACAAATACCTCACCATTCAATATCTTCTCTGCTAAATATGTTCTATTTTGAGAACTGGGGGTACCTATTCTATAATATATGTGGTCTACTGAATTGTCCGCATTTATTCTGTATATACCTGACATAGTGTTAGTAAAGTATATACTCCCATCTGAATGTTCTACTATAGTTTCAATGTTTATATCAACAGGTTGTCCTTGAATAGTTAGATTATCCACTACATGAATAAAACTACCAGAAGAAGGGTCAAGCTTCCACAGTCCCTTTACTCCCCCAAAGTAAGTATCTCCTGCCTTACTAACAATACAACAGTTGATTCTATCATTGGCCACTGCTCCTGGAAGTAAAGTCATAACAGTTGCTGTATCTGTTGTTTCATCTATCTGTATAATGGTAGATGCTTGTGTTCCAAAATATATTAATCCATTTGGAGCCTTCACACCACAATTATAAGGAGCCTGATAATTAGAATGTTGGTAAATTGATACTAAAGTTGTAGGGTCTGGTTCAAGTACCTCTTCAACCAAATCAATAGGCTCTGCTTTTAGAGGATTAGCAGCAGTACCCTTACCTGAAAATGCTATATGCCTAGTATCCTCTGTGATAACTTCAGTTAAAGCTTCTATTAACTTTGCTACTTGAGCATCTGTCATTAATTGATAGCCATTCTCAATGCCTAAACCATTAGTGTTAATCTCCAAATGGGATGTAGGGTCAATAACCAGACTTATTTTATAATCTGTTACATCAATAGCAGCATTACCTGAGGCATAAGTATCAACTAAATCTGTTACATCTCTATATAACCATACACTTCCTGTGCTTAGTGTTAGTTCTACACATAAATATGAATTTCCCAGGGTCAGGGTTGTTCCTCTATCATCAGCCAAATCTACTGCTGCTTGGTCTGCTTTATAAATCAGATTTATATCAGTAAATGACTGCGCCTTTGGTATATCAATAGTTACTCCAATAGCTGTTGTACCATCTTCACCTACTAACTTATACTGGGCTTCCATTCCTGTGGCAGGAGTGGTTATTTTCTGAATAGCTAAATTTGCCAACAATCCAGCAGAAGATTGTGTTAGAACTTGGTCAACTGGGTCTATTTTTAACTGAACTACTGTTCGTTTAGTTAAGACTGTGGTTTGAACATCTACAGCATTATTGGCTGCTCCTAGTACTTCATATGTTTTAATATTGCCATCTAACTCTAAGACAACATTTTTCAAGTCACTGACAGATTGTGCAGTTGCAAGTCCTACAGCAGTTGCTGAAAGTGGGTCAGCAGTTGTTCCCTTACCATGTAACTCAATATGTGTAGTATCAGTTGTTACTACTTCTGTAATAGAATTTGCTATCTTAGTAGCCTGCGCATCAGACAATAATTGAAATCCTGCTTTTATACCAATACCATTGGTATTAACTTCTAAGTTAGAAGCAGGGTCAACTACTAAGCTTATCTTAAAGTCAGTTGAGACATTAATCCCCGCATTTCCTGCAGTGTATACTACAATAAGGTCAGTAACATTTAAGTATATAGGCTCTTTTCCACTTGCTGTCTCAAAAATAAATTTAATATATGTTCCTGGAGGTTGTCCTGCTGGGTCTACTACAAGTTCAACTGAATCAAGTACCATATCTAATGGTAAGTTGAAGGAACTAATAACTACATCCCCTACTCCTTTTAGTGAAACTACTCCTGTATCAGAGTCATGTGTGAGTGAAAGAGTTGATAGAAGTCCTGTTGTAGATTGAGAAAGTACCTTATCACTAGGGTCTATCACAAAATCTACAGTAGATACTCCTGCTGTAGTACTCACTTTTACTGCTTTATTTAAAGCTGCTACTACAGAGTAAGACTCCAAGTTTGTAATTAAATCAAGAATATCTTGCTTATTAACATCTACTTGGTTTTTATAGGCATCAGTAAAGTCATTGGTGGAAAGTCCTTTCCCATCCTCTACCCTGACCACCTTATCTAACATGTCATATACAGCACCCCCAGAAACTAAATAAATCCCTGTAAGTTTATTAGAGGGACTCCATACATAGTATATATCTTCTGGGTCAGTAGCTAATGGAACAGATAGTGTTTTATGATTCTGAATCATTTTCTAAGTATATTAAGGTTATTAAATTAAGATTTACCACTCTTCAGTTTTCCACTCAAGGTCTGTTTTATCTGCTTTGATTACATTTAAAACCCTACCTTGGTTAGCAGAAAGAGCATCGGTGGCGGAAGAAGAGGTCAGGGTGTCTAGGACTGTTGTGGTAGAGCCTCCTGAGATATCAATATTGCCTGAACCTAATAAACTTTCATTATTTATAGTCTTGATATTGACTCCTGAAATTAATAGGTCTTGCTTCCCATCCAAAAGAATAAATAACTCTTTTATTTGGGATTTTATACAACATAACATTCTTTGTAGGATGATATTCATATGTACTGTGTTTAAGGTTTATCTAATCTACAAAGAAAAGTATTAATTATCAGATTTACAAATTCCTATTGAGAGTTTATTTCAAAAATACACCAGCCTCTAGCCAGGGATACAGCCACTCTCCTACAAATGGAAGTTTGTAAAGTCTGTAAAGTTTCTTGTTTTGTTCATCTTTATTTAGCCATATTAATGTCCTGTTACTAACAGTATATCCCATCTCCATTAACATGATACTATAAAAAGATAGTTGAAGTACATAATGTGAGTATGCAGTATTTGGATAATCTGTAAAACCATCAACTATCAAATTACTATAACTTTTCTTGAATATGTCCGCATTTGTCTTGTAGTCTAGGCAGAGGAGGCTTCCATTACGCCTATCTAGTATCAAAATGTCAGCTGTTCCAGAATAATAATATTTTGGACTGAACATCTGAAGTTCCATAATTAATGGATAAAGATAATCGTATTTTAAAATATTATCCTGCCAAAATTGGACTATACCAAGTTCTTGTAAACATTTGGGAATTGGTAATTCCTTATCTTGTTCAAAGAATTGGTAGTTTATCCAATTTTCCCCAAATGTATGTACCTTATGTCCCCTATCTGTAGCCATTTTAGCATGTCCTCTCCAAGAAGACAAAACTTGCTCAGTAGTAAATCCATATTTTTTGGCATAAGAGGCTGCTTGTACCTCATCATCAAAAGGAACCTCAAAATATTTAATAAGAGAAGATACTGATTTCAGTACCTTCCCATGTAGTGTATAAGTATGTGACTCTTCTTCAAATTGAAGGTCTTTAAACTTATTTAATAAGTCTGCTCGTATTTTTTTACACTCTTCTATACTAATCATTTGCTAGTCGTCTTTTAGAGTATCTAATAAATGTTGCTGCATTTACATCCACTCCATATAGTTCGATAAATGCATTATTTAAAGGTTGTGATAGTGCGACATCACTTAGTAACTCTTTTAGAACTAGTTTATCACTCTGATTGACCTTCTCTGCTAATTCATTTATACTAGCTGATATTAGTCTGAGTACTTCTCTTCTACAAATTAGTAATTTATCACAATCTATTTCTAAGTTATAAATGTCTGCTTTACTTTGAATCAGTTCCTTTGTATTAACTGGCATATATTTAGGTGCTATTGTATACTCTCCTAAAATATCGTACCATCTGTCCCCTATCTTAGTCAGGGTGTGGTCTCCATCATAATATGCTTGAGCCTCTGGATATACACACTTTAAAATCTTATGTAGCTCTCCACAACTTCCTTCTGTATAAATGATGGTTGAACCTTCAAAACTATCTCTAAGTACCTCTAAAAACTCACTTGGTGTTGGTTTGTTATTTTCCATATCTCTGTAAATTAAAAAGTTTATTCAAATACCAATCTATAACACCTGAGAAGCTATCTACTAACACTTCTTTAATAGCATCTCCTCCTGTGCTTTCAAATTCTTTATAAAATGTTGTGCAGTCATGTTTTGTTGAATCGACTATTTCCCAGTACACCCCGCTGTTGTTTATCTCAAAGCTCAATAGCAGTCCCCACTTCTCCCATATTATATTTCTTAATATTTCAGCAGCCGAAAAAACTGAAGATATTCCTATTTTATTGACATCACATGGCCAAAAAATTTCCACGTGCTTATAAAAAGTATCCCAAAGCACAAAGTGATACCTATTTTGGAACTCCTTAAAGTTGCCTAATTGCTCTACAATTTCCATACTGCTAATTCTCTTTTTAATCTATCATTCTCGGCTTGAAGCTTCAAAATGTAAGAGTATTCATTTTGTATTAAGTTATCCATACAAATTCTATGTCCTTCTGACAGGGCGCGTTTTACGCCTATTCCAAAAATAGGAGCAAGTGCCCAATCATTTTCATATTCAAATAGCCTCTTGGATATGCTTCTCCCTATATAGTATCTGTTTGGGTCATCCATAAATTCTACCATTTGAAATATGCGTTTATTGATGGCTTTACGCAATTTTATGAATTGCAGTTCTACCATCTCTTCCCCGCTCTTTGTGCATTTGCTTTATGTCTAAATTGTATTCCATAAGCTATTATCAAAGCTGAATATCTTTCCAAATATCTAGGAACTGTTTTGCACAGTATGCTGCTAACACTTCGCTTTTAAAACAAAGGCGAGAACTGCTACCAGCAAGCGCATACGAGTAATCGTAATCCGAAGCATCGATGGCGAAGGTAGAAGGAGACATAACAAACCATACTCTCCACTTTCTTTCATTGTCGTTATCCCAATTAGGAATCCATCCCTCGTTGAGTGCTTCTGCAATAACCGACATCTTGTATTGTGCTATGAAATACGCTTTCATGTCTTCGGGTACATCCGAGAAAGATGGTACCGGAGGTTTACCTGTTTCAGCTAAAGCATCCTCGAATGTTTTGATACGTTTCCTTACATCTTGATTTTGGAATACTTCTTTTCCATAGAGGTTTTCAAGTAATAACTTGCCATCTTTATCTGTTTCTCTCCATGCTCTGAGTACATTCGTTTTGTTTACTTTTAGTTGACTATCCATATTTGTTTACTTTTATATAAAGACAAAGGTAGGTAATTAATTTTACCTACCTTGTGTTTGGGATGTTAAAAAGTGTTACGCTTCTATTGTAACTGTACCAGCTAATGCAGTTGCCTCTGCTTGAATGGTTGACCACTTTTGTACTACCCTCTTCTTTTCTCTATTCATATACCGTAAAGCTACTCCACGTTCTAGTCCTATTGGGATGTCAGTCCTTGGGTCGTCAGGGGGTGTGACTAATACTCTATCACTACCAGTATCTACCACTAATTTATACCCTCTTTCCTCTACTGTTTTTATTCTACAATATCTAAGACCTCCCCCATGTCCAGGTATTGTCCATATTGAACTTACTGACATTCCTGTCCAAGTAACAGGTGCTACTGGGTTTCCTTGAATATCTGTAGTATTTCTAGAAGTTCCCATTGCAATCATTGTGTGACCATTTGCATGATTTCCTGTACTTTTAAAAGTTGTTATACATGCAGCTACCCCAAAATGGTCTGGATTCACAACAGTTTGTCCCTCAAATCTAGATTGAAACTTACCATTTGGTAGAAATCCTAATCCTGAAATATTCTTGTGATACCAATTATCTCCTATAGGGGCAGGAATGCGCTTTATAGGGTCAGCTTCCCTATTAATCAAGAAGAAATCCAAGACATCATCCCAACGGTTACCAGTACCATTAATTTCATTATGTCTAGGTAGTTGTCCGATTAATTGAAGAATAACATTTGTTTCTGGTACTTTCCATACTCCTGTCTTATGGGAACCATAATCTGCTGTGCCACCTGTAACATTTTTCATAGCTGTCCAGTCAGGACTTTTACCCTGCCAGTTCAGGATGTTAAAAGTACTTCGGTAAGCTTGGTCTACTGTATCAAAATATGGCTGAACCTGACCAGGACTTATATCAAATACTCTAAACCCTACATTCCCATCAAGTACACCATCTTGTACAGTTGTAGGGAAAAATAAAGACCTATGTGTTACATCTCCCCAAGGAAAATATCCACCATAATTATGAAGAAAATCATTTGTTCCTGGTGCATCTACCCTGTCGAAAAACTTAAAGGTGGTTAGGTCAGCAGTTCCTAGATGTGCGTCTACCCATCCATTACCATTCAATCCTGTATGAAAAGTTACGTTTCGGTCAAACCAAGCTATTTCATCAGTTTCGATAGTATTAAATTTATCGAAAGCATTTACCACAAACTTGTTAATAGTCCAAGATGGCCAAAATCCATCTGTAACCTTGCCTGCTGATTCTATACCTAACCACTCCATGTAATTACCTGGAGTAATACCTGCTGACCCTTGATTGAAAGGAACTCCGCCAAGTGAACACTGTTGTTCTAACAATACTACTCCTGTATTCTTTGGTACAATAGGGGATTCATATGCATCAGGTAGAATAATTCCTCCATCTGCTTTATGATGTCTTCTCATATTTTAATAGCTTTAATTAAGTTACAAAGTTACAGATTCACCCCCCCCTGAACAAGTTTATATTGGTTTTATTATTTTATGATATACAGAGTTGTTTATTAACCAACCTTTCTTTACTATTATATTTATTGGTTGTTCGGTTAGTTGTTGTGATATCAGCATGAAGAATGGATGGTCAGGGGTTGGTTTAATCACTTTTCTACTAGGGTTATCTGCTAGTATCTTCATGTACTCTTCGAACTGTCCCATAGTATTTAAAAGTTCTTTAACTATCTTCCTAGATATCAGTAACCACTCTACTTCAGTTATTTGTGAGATAAGTTTTATTGGTGAAGTAGTTGCTTTTAACCACATTAAAGCATAGTATTTGGTTGTTTTGTGAGGGTCTATCAGCCACCCTGACCTCCTGATACCTTTCGGACTCACAAAACTTAACTCAAAAGAAAAAGTCTGTAAATCTTTATTAATATATCTAACAGCAGCCTTTTCGTCAATATCACTTAGTTGAACTTTTCTTGTAGGAATGGCTAGTCTAATATCTACCCCTTGTAATTGCAACTCTTTGGTCTCTATTCTTTCAAAACCTGTAATCAGAGGACTTACATTGTAGAAATTAGCATCCATAAATCTAGTTACTAAAAGTTCCATATATTTATCCTCTGAATAAAGTTGACTAAATCCCATCCTCTATGTATTCAAAATGAGTGCCTTCATATACTTGTATGAGGTCAGGGAATTGGGGAGAATCAACAAAGAATAGTCCATTATCCGTAACATATACCTTAATAAATCGGCCAAATATACTCTTGGCTAATGGTCTAGCTATAATTGTTTTTACTATTTGCATATTAAACTATGGTTTTATAGCAGCTTGTACTCTTATATAGTAGGGTTGTATTCTACCTTCAGCAACTAACTCACATTCTTGAAGAGTATCCTCTCCAGTAACAATCAAAAGTCTTTCAGTGATAAGGCCTTGATATATTAAGTTGTTCAAATGATTCGCTACTTTATTTATTTCTTTTGCTAACTGTTGTACAGAAAGGTCTTCCATTCTCTTTCTGTTTTCTTCACTTTCTAAAAACTCATTTAATGCTTCTGTAAATTTTTTCATGTTATTAATTTTCAATTATACAATTTCATCAAACCACAAATCTATTTCAGTATCTAATATCCAAAACTCAAGGAGGTCACCATATTTACTTAGGTTACTTTCTATATTATTGTTAATTAAGTCTGAAATAACTACCTCTCTTTTATCTTGGTAATGGTTACTGAATAGATTCTTAGCTGCTTCAGTTATTTTACTAACCCAGTAGTCAGGGTAGTGGTGGGGAGAATCTGGATTCTTCAACTCTACTCTGTCTACTAATCCTCGCATTATTCTTCTTGCTATATCTTCCCAAATACTTGTGTCTGGTTCTTTCATACTATTCTTCTTCTTCTTCTTCTAGGTAATGGAAAGGGTTAATCCCTGACTCCAAATCATACTCTTCAAATAAGGCTACTACTTCTTTATCTTTAGTAACAAGAACTACTGAGTGCTTACCCAGTACCTCCCCAAAATAAATTTCTGTCCCTAATAACTTTTCTACTTCTTCAGTATCTGCTACAAAAACACCTGATAAAATACCTTGTCTGCCAAAATCGGCATTCAATTTGTAAATTGCTTTCATGTTTTTAATTGTTTAATAAATTTCATTGTTTTTATTACTTTAAATTGTTCAAGGACTTGACTAACTATTAAAAGCGTGGAAACACTCCTTCACCTCAAGAAATATGCTCTCAGAATCATTCTCTATTGGTTTTTTATAAGTTTGGTTGGAAATCCATTCTCGAAACTGTTCTACATTTCTTTTGTCTATCCAAGACCGAAAAGACTTAGGGTAGTTTATTAGGACATTCTCTGGAAAATTCTTTCTTTCTTTTCTCTTTTTCCATAATTATTTTACTAAAAGTTGAACATATTATATTGCTAATTTCTTAATATCTTCAAAATCTTCAATTTCCCCCATATATAGAGACTTAGCAAGAAAGCTGACTGGTACAATCATCTCATCAAAATAACAGCATAATCCATCAGTCATCCATTGAACTCCGAAGTCCTCGTAATCTGACTTGTTAAGAGGAAGGTATGGGGCAATTTCATTGCTAATCTTAGCACAATAAGTATTTAATAGTCCTTCTGCTTCCCTTGCATATAGTGAACAGGCATGTATTTTGTTAAAAATCACTTTATCCATGCTTAGTAGTTTTTATTGTTTGTATTAATACTTCTGTGTCGACAATCATTTCGGGTATATGTTGGAATTTTTTATTAGTGAATCCAGTGTTTACCAATTTTATATGAACTCTTCATCAATTTATTATTACAAAGCATGTTCCCCCCATCAACCATACATCTCTGTACCACCTTTCCCATCTCATCACTTCGTGTAGTATCAGTACACTTTACCAGCATTTCATCATGTACCATATTTATTAATTCTATTGGTAGATTTTCAGATATTATTAGATGTCGTAACATACATGCTGCCACCTTAGTTTGGGTTCCAGCACTGCCTTGCAGAGGGTAATTTAAGGCCTTACGTCCTAAGGAACCTTTTAATATCATATTATTTCGCCAAAGTTGCTTAAACCAAGGGTTTTCTTCTTTGTACTCAATACGCCATTTCTCTCTCTCCTCTTTAGACATTGCTTTATACTCTGGTGTCTGGTAGGGTGCCATACATTCCTTTTGTAATTCTTGTAGTTTTTGATAATCTTGCGAGAACCACCGCCTACCAGAAAAAGAATCTATAAGTACATAGCCTTGTTTTAAAGAAACCTCCTGTATATGTGTAAAGTATGATGGCAACCCTGGAAATGCTCCTAAATAGCCTTGAACAAAGTCTTTAGCTTCCTCATCAGAACACCCGAAATCATCAGCAAAATTCTGTTTGCCATATGCTATCCCAAATGAAACTGCTTTTGACTTGTTACGTAACTCATTATGCTCTGGTTTAAATTCAGGATTATCTGACCCATCTGCTAATTCTTTTGGTGGTATAAAGGCATTTGGGTCTCCTGTAGTTAACTTGGCAATTCGTGTAGCAGAGTATGAATGTAAATCAGTTCCGAAAATTGGATTACCATTTATAAAAAAGTCAAGCATATTCTTTTCTTCTGCTCTATCAGCTAGGAGCGAGAGCTCCTGTGCTGAAAAATCTAAATTAAGTAAATCTTCACACTCCTCAACAATAAATGCCTTCCTCCATTTTCCATTACTAATATTCTGACAATTCCCTGATACCCATACACTCACTCCTCTACTGGCAACAACTGTAGTGTTCTTGGTTTTAACACACCAAACTTTATTTACTCCCAAGTTATTAACCTCTAGCCTATTGGCTCCTGTAAGTTGTTTACTTTCTAAGGCTATTTGGTGTCTGATAATACCATCTTTTTTGTGGGGATATGTTTCATACCTTCCCCTGACTCCTATAGTTGTAGCAACTGCTTGAACTATTTCAGCATTTGATTTTATAATTGAACTATATGTAAATGATTCTCCCCAATGATGTAACTCTTCTATGAAGTATTTTCGAGACCTGTGAGACATTTTCATTAATGTCCAAGTAAACTGTCCATCTTGTAGATAATTGTTGAAGAAATCGTTTGAAAATGCTACAGAGAAACTATATTGTGTTGTGTCATTTATTTCGTGTTGGGTTTCTTCCCAAATTATAACATAGTCAGGGGTGATTTTATTCAAACTCCTCCTAAACCTATCCGCCTGCCTCTTCTTAGTAAATTCATAATTCCAACTCTCACCTACTTTCTTCCCATCTGCTTGAGTTGCACACAGTAACTCAATAAACCACTCAGGTTCATCTCTGCCCTCACGTAAATGTCCTGCATTTATAATCCTTTCATAACCAGAGATATCTTGGGCTTCTTTTATATCATTTTCACCTGCACTTGTTACTACTACTTGTCGGTGGTTAGGGGTCATACAACCATCAAAATTTCTATTCCCTACAAACTCCAATAACTCTCCCTCTCCAAGATAATAGTCCAACACAGTATCTGTCTCCAATTCACGAGTCTTCATGTTATAAGATAGAATTGCATCCCCTATTTTAATTTCATCATATCCTTTCCAACCATCTTTAGTCAATAATTTGGTATCTAAGGAAAAGCAATTAGGATTAGTACTTGAAATCCTACCCGTATTTAATATCTGACGATAACTTGAATGTACTTTTCCAGTTATTGGATGAATATATTTTAACCAATCAGCTCCAAATGTAGTGATAGCCTGAAAGGACTTGTTTAGATTTAGAATTGCCAGTCTTAACTTATCTTTATCATAGATGTATTTTCCATTTTCATCTTTTGAGAAAGGTTCCCATTTGTTTTTCATGTATAAGTTCTTATACTTATTGGGAAGAGTTTTAACTAGTTCTTTTGCTCCTGCTGTCCATTCTTCTTTTCCAGTTTGCATTGACCGAGCTCGTGGGCAGAGGTCTAGCTTCCTTAAAAACTTAACAACCTGAGTGGAGGAGCTCCATTGTACATGACATAATGGTTTATCTGAGAATAAATCAGGTAATCCTGCATACTGTGGGAATAACTCACAAACATAATCATCTAGTTCTACCTTACGTTTGTTATATTCTACTTCATTTTCTGCTGCTATTTCTAACCATAACTTCTGGTTTATGAGCATTCCTGATAATTCTACATCTCCAAGTACTTGAGAAAAAGCATTTTCTATTCGAATACAATTAGTAGGACAATAGATATCATTTTCTGAGATTTTACGGCCGAGCATTTGTAACTCCCTGATTTTCAGTGGATAAAGAATATCATCAGACCCATATAAAATTTGCCTCTTAGAAAAGGGTTTATCACCAATACTAAGGAACTCCAAACGAGTAGACTTGTCTATTTCCTGTGCATCTGCTATTTCAAAAGGTGTTAAAAGATGCTCGTTTTCCTCTAGTAATTCTTGGTCTACTGTTATTGTAGCTTTGTTATACATCTCTTCAAAGAGTAAATTATCCTCTTTTTTAGAAATTCCTAGATATCGCCCTGCCATTGCAGCTAAACTATACCCCATAGGCATCCCATTGAAAAGTACCATTTCACTTAGCATGCAATCAAACACTTTTCTAAGCCTTAATCCATATTTATGCCTAAGATGCTTGGCTTCAAATTTCAAGTTTACCCCAACCAACTCTACACTGTTGTTGTATTGTAAGAAATCCAAGATAGGTTGCAACTCTTCTTGTGTCACAAATCTGGTGTCTATCACAAATATCTTTTCGAAATACCCTAACTGTAACATGACTACATCTGATAAATATGGGTCAAGTCCACCTTTATATATCGACTCATCATACTTACCTTTGGGATATCTTCTTGTTGTTTCCACATCTATTCCTAATACTGTTTTAGTAGTGATATAGTCTAAACAATCTTGTATGGTCGCATTTTGTACCTCCTCTACTGTGTAGGGTGCTATAAAATATGTTTGAGTATTCATTTAGTCTTTTTTAGTGTTTTCATGCCTCTTATACCTCCAAAAACATCCTTTATAAGTTTTCTTCACTCCCTTACAACATTTAGAAATATGTGTTTGTGCACAATTTAACTTCCTTGCTGCATCTCTAGCAGACTCAAATATTCCTATAACATTATCATGTTTATCTAGTTGTTCTACCTGAATTATTTTTGGCCTGGGCTTACAGTTACTAGTATCCAAATAGCTCCATCTGTAACCACCAGCAGTAGGCCTATCTCCTTTACAACAATAAACTATATTTGACTGCATTGCACCTGATATTCTACTAGCTTCAGTTGTTGACACAAAATCTTGAATAAAATACCCCTCTAAACTATATTGCCTAACAGGTACTGCCTGTCCTGAATATTGTTTTCTTCTGTCCTTTAGACTTCCATATCTAGAATTATAAGAGTAAGTACACCATTCCAGATTAGAATAATGGTTATTATCTCTACTTTCATCTTTATGATTTACTATTGGAAGGTTGTCAGGATTAGGAATAAATGCTTGGGCTACTAATCTATGTGTCTGTATCTGTTGCGTTTTACTATTCTTACACAGAATAACACACAAATACCCAGCATATGTTGTTGTTAGTTTTCTTGGTCTCCCACTTTTCTTCCTCCTCACATCCCCATGACTAGATACTTGATACTGTTCTTCATACCCTACAACATCTCTCCATTCCACTTCTTCATATCCTAAGCAATCTTTGTTTAAGTTACTACAACTCATCCAATAGCTTCTCCTTCTCTACTTTTATAGCTTCCAGTTCTTTGATTATAAGTGCTTTAATTCTATCATGTATTTCCAACCCTTCCTCATCTAGTCTGGTACCATGTCCTACTGTGATACACATATTGTCCTCTAATAAGTGGATGATATTGTCACAATGGCTTAGGCTATGTGTTAGCTGGAGTGCCTCTTCAAAGGTTTCTTTAGTCATAATTAGTTTTTTTATTTAATAGTTTTTACTCTGTGAGTATAGTGTTTTTAATTTATCAACACCAAAACATCAATCATAAAGTACACAGAGCAGGATTCTAACCTGCATGGATATTGTGCTGCTCATTTTCCCTGTTTAATATGGAGTCGAACCATACCTTTTGTTATGCGAGTTATAGAGCTTTTCGCTTCTCTGAACACCTGCCATTTCCTACAGGTCTAAGACTAAGAGCATTATCCTACTGCTTAATAGCGTCTACCAATTCCGCCACCTGTGTACTTTATTGGTTATTATCTATTAGAACTTTACCTCAGTAATTTGGTCATCTGAAAAAGGATAGATGCCTTCAATAAGAAACTCAGTTAAGTTTGCTACTTTATAAGCAACCATTGTATTTCTCATACCTGTATGTAGTGTTTTTAATGCTGTATCGAAGTCAGGGGCGATGACCAACATTTTAACTGGTTTTTCCTTCTCCATCCCACTTCTCTCATCTAATGTCACATATTTTACTGTAGCTAAAAAGAACCCATCTGGCTCTGCTTCTGAGTATTGGAATATCTCAGCTAGTTTAATTCGTTTAATATCTGCTATTTTAAACTCTCCAGAAATATCAATAGTTATCTCCTTCAATGTACGCGCCTCTGCCTCTGTGTATGAAACTGCATCCAACAAATAGACTTCAGTTACCTTCTTGTACATTCCATTTTCTTGCATTCTCTCGCTTTCTACACTTACTTTAAACCAACTCATCTTAAATTTGTTTTAAATATTTATAATAATTAACAATAATTATCTCTACTTACTCTCCTAACCGACCTAGTTATTCTCTTAACTTTCTTGGCCTTCTCCTTTACCCTCTTCTTACTCTTCTTTATTGCAGGAATATGGCCACTAGAAGCACGATATACTAATTCTGCCAAGTCCTCCGCTGGAATATTCCAACCTCTGCCTTTATACTTTAATGCTCTGACTAAAGAACCTGCACTTTCTTCCTCTCTAATAGGTTGTGTATAAGTTAGAACTTTACTAAAAGTATCATGCCTAAATTGTGGGTGATATTTTAAAATAAACTTATTATTTTCATAATATATTACTGCTTGACAACATACAAAATCAAATCCTTTTATTACTGTTTCTGGGTCAGGGGCTGGCCATCTGTAAACTGCCTGTACTACAACCCCTCCCCTTCTATCCTCTAATATGGAATCAAGTCTTCCATACACACTATTCTCTGTTTCCTTAACTTCTTTATCTGGAAGAACTACTTTCATTATTCTATGAGCCTGTTCTTTAGATGAACAAAAAATATCTATATCAATATCTTGTTTCTCCAAGAAGTTAAGTATAGAACAAGATGCAACTTCTTCTAAGTTTATTGTATGGTCAAAGAAAGAACGAATAAACCCACCTGCTAAGTAACATTTTTCTTCTTGTAGAGCTTTCTTAACCGTTGTAGGAATAGCTTCTATTACAGAAAGTCCATAATTGTCTTTACACTCTTGATAAATGACTTGTTTCATTTTTTTTTTATTTCCTGTACAAAAGAAGTAAATTATGTCCTACCTATCTAATTATTTAGTGTTCTTTTGGAGTTATTAACTTCTATTCACTACCCTGAGTGACATATTTTAGATACTTAGGTCTCAATATAGTTAGATAGTGGTCTACTCTTTCAGGCTCGTTGTCCTTCTTGTAGCTTATCCATGTACATCCAAAATCATTTATACATTGTTGTATACGTTGTACTTTAGTTCCTTTTGTATGGTTTTTATAGTATAACCATGCTGTCCAGTAGCTATCTTCGTGGACAGGGGCTTTGACCCAAATAGCCAATTGCTTCCCAAAAATAACTAAAGAAATCAGCGGACTCCACTCAAACCTATAATCAGTATTCGTCCACTTAGTCTTCCAACCTAATTCACAGGAATCTATACCAAATTTTGTGATATAATGCGGAAAGTTTATTCCATCTTTTCCTTTTTTCCACTTCCTAGGAAGAAAATATGGAACACCAACCTGTATCTCTCCCCAATAAAACTTCAATTTTGGCAATCTGAATGGTGAATCCAAGATGCCTACCCATGACCCTAACCACGAATACTTCCAGCTCTGATAAATTCTCTTTACTCTATTCATTGTTATCCCTTTAATTGTCAAACCAATAAGCAGCCCTTACTTCATAATTACCATTATCTTCCAATGCTTTCATGTAAGCTGCCAGTCCAACCCAGTTAAGATAGTTACCACGATATTTATGGTTCTCTCCAGTAGTAAATTCTGTTAAGCACTCCATTATCTCTTGAGAAGTGCACCAATTATAAGAATGCGCATCTGGGTTTGAGCACCATTCTTTCTCATGTTTATGAATTACATGAGAGTAACCATCCTTCACCCATTTATTCACCTGGTCTATAGTATAACAATTTTCTTCGTCCCATTCATTAATAGGGTCGAATATTACCTTTTTATATAGTGCTTCAAATGTTATATAAGATATATCTTCTGGTAATCCCCTGATAGGTAGATGTTCCACCTTATCATAATTTCTAACATTTGCAAGTTTTGCAAACATACTATATGTCCTCTCACTAAACTCTGAGCGAAATGCACAAGGCAAAAAATCGTCCTTTGAATCTTTCTTTCTTTTCTCTACGAATAAATGTATGTCACATCCCATAACCATTTTATTTAAAGTTTCAACAAAGGTAAGTATTACTTTTTTATAAAACAAAGAAAAAGCCAGTAAAATTTACTGGCTTAATGTTATTTAACTATTTAGTTAATATAATACTTATAGTCTCCTGCTCTTATTATATAGGCATATTCATAATAGGAAAGCGCGCTCTTATAGTCATGCGGACAAATAAGTAATATTTCCTTAGTCATACTTATTCAAATATTTTACAATACACATTGCCTATAACACAATATTTCGAAGTTGTATTATTGAAATTGTCTGGTTTAATACCATAGAACTTTCCATCTATTGCTTCTCCTTGATATCTAATATTCTGTACTTCTATTGCTCTAGTAGCTCTTTTTCTTGCTACTTTTTCTATATGTTCTATTGCACAACTTGTTACTACTCCTATGGTATTCATAAATTGGTCTATAAAAGCTGGCTTAATAGTTATTGTAGGAGTAAAGTCTACTAGTTTTCCTGGGGTCAGGGGATTGAAAGATGGTGCTCTTCTCTCCACCTTAGCAATATTTTCCACTCCTAAATCAGTAAGTAAATTACTTATTTGATTCATTAATGTCTCTGATGGTAGTCTAAAACTAAATCTAGTACTGTCAGACATTTCTATATACACACTCAGCATGCCTCTGAGAAAGCTAGTTTTATCATATTCAGAGAAAGCATCTATATCTCTAGGTAACATTGGGGCTTTTGCAGCTACATGTGCTCCAAATATCTTTAAGACAACTTCCCTGTAATATGGGTCATGTAAATAGATAAAGTCATGACATCTGTCCCATGCATTAGACCACAACAAACAAAATAAATCATCTCTAAAATATGGACTTTTAGCAGGTTCTATATAATAGTCTTGCTCTCTTACTGAATAATCACAGAAGGCTGCTATAAACCCAGCATATACATAATCATTACAAGCATTATTATAATAATGTAGAGTTTTAAGTGGTTTGTTTAGTATTCCAGAGGCAGCTACATCTATATCATGTGATGTAAGGTATATTGTAGGGCTAGTTGTAATATTAGTATGTCCATTATCTAGAACTGCTGTTGTTATTCTGGTAGATACATCTATAGGTTCGTAGGTCAGGGTGGCTGGGATGAATCCTTGTTCTAATGTGTAGATTTTAAAAGGTTGTCCTTCTTGAAGTAAGAAAGAGATTTTTTGTAACCCATCCTGAGTAAGTATGTAGGAATCTTCGTGAAACTTGTTGTAAATCATTACTTTAGCTGCTTTAGGAAATTAAACAATGAACCTGTAGTCTCTGTAACATGGTCTCTAAAATATGGCATTCTCTCTCTGATAATAGCACAAACAGTAGGAAATTCTTTCAATAGTAATTCCTTTTCTCTGTTATCTAGTAACTCATCGAATCTAGCATGCTCTGACCAAGTTAATATAACTATATTCATTACATCCTCTTCTACTGAATGGTAGATGCGTTTTGGAAGAATGTGACATAAATTCTTTTTACTAAAATCTGTTATAAAAGTACCACTTTCTGCCGATATCGGCAACATTTCTTCCAATAACTGTACAAAAAAGTTATGTACCCTGTTTTTCCTTTCTTGTATTAATCTATTAACAGTCTTTGTTGGTGCAGTTGGTTTACTCACTGTTGTACTGTTTTGCAGTTCTTTTGCACGACAATAGGAGCATTTCCCTTTACTACGAATTTTAACCTCCTTACCACACTCCACACATGGATATAATTTATCTTGGTTCATATTTTATCAATCATTATCATTATCTAGAATACTGTCTAAAATTACTCGCTCTGCAAACCCACCATGACTAAGGAATGGTAATGTACTACCTTGATAGAGTCTATAGGCTTTCTGTGTTTCTCTGATGTCATATAAATCATAAAATCTCTTTCCTAATGTTAATTTCATCAACTTTTTATATAGCTTAGAATGTCCTTTATATTTACCTGACCTTACTTCTTCAAAACTGTAATCTTCCAATTTAAAGATATTACCAAGCCATTCGGCAGAAACAAATGGCTTTTGAAAAGTCTCCATAGCTGCTCCACCTATTCCTAATGCAGAAACTGAGTTGGACTCAGATAGTGTACGTATAAAAAGCAAGGAACCTGCTTGTAAAGCCCATAAATCTTTATTATCATCATCCTCACTAAATCCTAGCAAAACAGCCCCTAGGGCAGTCAGAATTAGAGCAGCGGCAACTTCTTTCTTTGCATAACTTGTACCTATAGCAGTTGGGTCATCTTGTTCTAAATTCTTTAGAGTAGCTCTAGCATGGGCAAATAATTTTATAGGATTTAATGTACCAGTTTCTTTATATGCATCAGATACTAATTTAGCAACTGCACGATAATGCCCAATCTCCCATTGATTAGTTAACATATTATACTGATGTGCTTTAAACTTCCTATCTAGAGCTATAGATAACCATCCTTTATGTGTTGTCATTAGACGAGCTAAGGGGTGTCGTTGAATAAATGATTGGTTTTCAGGAGCTATTACCCCATCTATTGCTTCAATCATATGTCGTGCTTTAGAATACAGTCTACCATGAATGTCTATTATCTGCTCCTCAGTAAATTCATATGGTTGTCCTTCTCTTACTTGCATTCCTTTTGATAAATCAAATATATCGTATACAGATTTATCAAATAATGTGTCCCACTTTTCATTTACTTTCTCACGCCATTGTTTCGCGGTCAGGGTAGGGTTTTCAGGTTTCTTATTAGCCTCATCATTCAAGAATTGTTTATAACTCAAAATCTTCTCTCCATCCCATCTCAAATCTTTTGCTACAAACCTAGCAACCTGTATAGTAGCAGTGTAATTGGAAATAGTAGCCCCCATAAAAGAAGACTTATTAGCAACCCTGGCTGCTCCAGAAAAACTTGCCCCTTCATATCTTTCAGTAGGACTCTGTATTCCAATAGTCTCCAACATGCTGATACCCTCAGATACTTGTAGAACACTTCCTATCTCTTTTGTAGCATCTAGTACCATAGCAGTAGAGCCACTAATAGCAAACTTCCAAGTTCTGTCGTCTCCGTATTCACCCGCACGGCGCATTATAAACCTGGTTACTTTACCAGTTGTCATACCTGTAATATCTACTAATGGATTGAATGCCAAGTTGGTATATGAAAATGCATTCTTCATATTTTTAAGAAACTTAGAGATATAGATTGTCTTACCTCCAATATTTATATCAATATTTGAGTTATTAGTAATACCATAAAACAACCCATCAATAGCCTCCTTTAAAAATCTATATTCATTTGTAGAAACCCCTGTTTGTCCATTCACATAATTTTGCATACCAAGCATATTCAGAGTGGATAATATACTATCCTCGGCCTCTGTTCGTGCTCTATATACATATGATTGTTTCATAAACTCTGCAAGAATAGAGAACATATCCTCTGACTGAGTATCTGCATCTTCTAATGGGCGTAAGTAATATTTAGGTATAGTACGTTTTTCCCCCAGCCCTGCTACACTTTTTCCTGTAACATCAGATGCAATATCAGTATCATCGACACGGTATAATACCAAATCTTTAAATATCTCTTTCATTGCACTCTTAGGGTCTTTAGAAAAGGCTTTTACTTTTTCTATGGTATTACGAGACATGCGAGGAATCATAAATTCACTGTATTGCCTAGCACTATCATATTTTTGTAACCCTTCTCTCATTAAGTTTGTCCATATTTGTAGGGCTTCATATTGTGCAGTATTTTGAGTCGCTGTCAGGGTGGTGTCGCTACCCATTACTCGCTGTCCTGCATAATAATCCTCCTTAGAAATTCCATATGTACTAAAGAAGTCATGGTCTGCCCATAGTTGATGTCTTACTGGTGTCCCATCTTCATTTACTTCAGTAGGGTCATCTACATAATCTACCAGCTCTCCTGCTGCATTTCTAGTAAATGCTTTGTACTGGTTATATGTACCATTTATATCATATCTAGGATTTAGATTTCGGTCATTATATACAGATTCTCTCCAGTCATATCTAGGAGTAACTTGTACAAATGGTAATGCTTGAGATTGCTCTGGGGGCAGGGATGTGGAATCATGGTCTATCAAAGACATTGGGTTAACCTGACCTGCTCTTAGCCCATCCATTAAGGAATTAAATCCAACTGGACTGTATCTCATATAATAAGATGCTACATTATCTCGTAAGAAATTAATCTCTGCTTGCGGAGCCAGCCGTGCTAAATACTGCTCATTAGTTTCATTTGCTTCTCTTGGAAGTTGTTGGACTGCTGCTATGGTATACTTTTGATACTTCTCTGATACTTGTCTTCCTTTTACATACCATGTCATTTGAGCCTTAAACTTGTAGAAACCTTCGTCATCTACTAGATGTTGAGTTAAAAAATGTTTCTCTTGGACAGAGCCTTCAGCTATATTCTTAGATTGTAACTCTCTATGATAGGCCTCATTCATCCCCTTTTCAGCAGTTGATTGTGCTATGGAATCCACTTTAGGAATTGACCTGCGTAGCTGTGTCATACTTCTGTTCAGTTGAAGAACTTCACGTTTTATTGATTCAAAACCAGAGTAGTCCACTTCGCCTATATTAGAAGAACTTTTGTATATAGAATTTAAATATCTTAGCCGTTTCCATTTGTTTTCATATGCATCTAATGCTGCTTGATACTGTTCTCTAGAATTACCACTAGTATCGGCAGGATTATCTGGAACCTTTGCAATAGCAGCAGCTGCTCTCTTTATGTACGACTCATGCTCTCCCATTGAGTTGTAGTATTCCTCAGTCATACCAATGGCACCTGAACTTGATAAGAAGGCATATGCTCGTTGATATGCTTCCTCCTGTGTAAGTTCACCTGTAGTCGCCATATCTAGAAAACGCTGTACCTCTCCTTTAAATTCCTCACTAATAGAATCAAACTCTCTGGTGTAATCTTCTTGTCTTTTCAAGAATCCCCATGTAATTAATTCGTCTTGTGATATATCATTTCTATCTTGTTCGGTCAGGGGAAGGGCTACCACTTGGTGTCTTCTCTCTTTACCTTGGAAGAAACCTTTCTCCTCCAGTGATGTTATAAATTCCTGTATTTCAACAGGTGTGAATTTGCCAGCAAGTTTCTGTCTAATATCTGCTTTTAGCTCTGTGGCGTTATCTCCCTCTGCTAAATAGGCCTTGAGATGTGTTTCCGTAGCATCTAACCCTACTGGAGTAGAATAGTAGGCTGACCTAGCCTGTCGTAATTGCTTTTCCAAAGCATCTACTGCCATTCTATCTGCTTCATTTTCACGGAGGGCTGCATCATTAACCCTGCCATTTTCCATGTACTTAGCTCTAATCTTGGCTATTTCTCCATTTATCTGTTTAGATACCAGAATGGACATCCAGATATCTTTATTAGCAACAGTCTTTTCCATCTCCTGTTGGTAATACTCATCAGAAAATTGCTGCTCATTGTGAATTAAACGTCTCTTAGATAGTTCATACTGATACTCAGCATCTTGGCTATTCGTTAATCTAAGTGGAGACTCACTGGCCTCCGCTGATAAAAGTCCCTTTGTAGTAACATCTTGCACCTCATTAGTTGTAAAAACTACTGTTTTTTCTCTGGGAGTTTTCATCACTTGAGAAAGTGCTACTGCTTCTTTAGTATCCTTTAACTTATTAATTTCATTAATCTTATCTAAAATTGTTTGTAATTCCTTCTTAACTTCAGTTGGCAATGCTTGACTTAATGTTACTTTTACTTCTCCATCCTCGGATTCTTGTACATTAGAAAGATTATCTGATTCTATCACTTTAAGCATCAGATGCCTAAATAATTGTTGAGTGGCATCTGGGTCATTTGCATCAATATCTTCTAAAGTAGGCAAGGTCTTATGAATATACCTCAATCTGGTTTTTCTTTCCCACTCTGCCTGTGCCTTCTCTGCCTCTGCTATTCTAACAGGTGCAGTTACATATCCTGAATTTTTACCATCTACTCTTTTTATAAGATTGGGCATATACTTATGTAAGTCCTTCTGTACAGCAGGGTCTAGGACAGTTTTAAGATTGCTCATCATATACCCTACTTTAGCACTAATCCCATGTATCAACTTATTAACCATTGACATGAATGGATTATTCCTATGAGCAAGCGAACCAATAGCCAACCAAATTGAATTTTGGTCTTTTCTCTTAGCCTTGGCTTGTTGTTTTAATGCATCAACAGTTTCAGCACTCCAGTTCTCCTTCTTTGCCATTCTATCAATAGCTTCGTCTACCCTTCCCTCTGTATTTATAGAAGTGTAATATCCCTCAACTCTGGAATAATTCAATATCACAGCATCCATAGATTCTTCTAACTGACGCAAAGCTGATAAATTATCTATCGGAAATGAGTTTTTGTTATCTGATACAAATGTTCTGAACTCATTAAATGCAGGTATTATATAATTCTTAATATTACTATAAGTCATCATTGCTGATTGAGATATAGCAGTATCTTTGGATACAGCAGTACGTAGTTCAGCTGCTAAAGCATTTACCTCATATTCTGCAATACCTGCTACTTTGATAGCAGAACTCCATATACTACTATTCATAGCCTCATCAGTGACAGTTTGTATTTCTACATTTTTACTATGGGCTCGGATAGCTTCTGCTGCATTTTGGACTTTAGTGTATAGTTCTTGATGAAATGTACTTATGTTGTTTATATTGAACAGAGTCAGGGTGGTGCCATTAAATGCATTAACCTGCTCTCCAAATCTCTCACTAAATAAGTATTCAGTTATTTGATTATTTAGTGTATTAATATTATTGTATGTCTGCGCATTTACTTTTCCTCCAAATAATCTTCGTATAGCATCTATAAGTTGTTGCCATATACTTGTTGATTGAGATGTAGCAGTTGCAGTAGGAGTATAAGATTGGTCAAGTAGATACCTCTGAAGTACTTTACCCAGTGCCTCCTTCCGATATGCTTCTTCCAACTGTACACCTTCATACATTGCCTCATACACTGTTTTATACTGCGCGCGCGCCTCTGCATATTCCTGTGTAGATATCACTTCAAGCATTGCTGCTGCAAACTCAGGGGTGCCTTGCATAGCCTCTACCAGAAAGTGAGAGACCTCTTCTGTAAAGGTAGTAGTGTCTCCATCTAGAAACCCAATAGTTCTATTTGCTAAGTCTGCAAATCCAGCAATATCTACTTCCTTACCATATTTTGCTCTATGTCTCTCCTTGTAAGCCTCTAGGGACTCTCTACTAACACCTAAGTCTAGTAGTGCTCTCTCTAACTTTTCTCTCAGTTCCTTTGATAAAACAGGGGAAGTATTTTCTGATGTAAGTCTAAAAGGCTGTTCTTCCAATCCTTTATTATCTGTTAATTTCTGTAGATTACCAAAGATATTACTATCCCCTAAGACTTCAGCATCATTCTGTAATAGTTTTTGTTCGAACTCTTCCTGGGTCAGAGTTTGGTTGTCGGTACGGAACTCTGAACGAGAATCTACTGTAAATGAGAAGGAATCTGTTTCTGTACTCTCTAAGTTCATTACATCAGCCTTGATTCTAACATCACTCATTACTGACTGTTTATTGGAACGCCTTTCAGTAATATCCACTCCAGTACTTACAAACACAGATTGTCCCTCATTTGTAATACGTTTAGTATCACTTATCAGAGAGTTTTTAACACCATCAAGTACTGCACCCATACCAGATTCCTGATTTGGTAGCTCGTACTGTCTGTATGTAACAAAGTTATCAGAGTTTACTATAGCCCCCTCTATACCTAAGCTGGTTTCCATAGTAACTATATGGGACATTGGTAATTTTATGTTGACTCTTCTGTCAGTATTAAGGACTTCTCTTCCATTTGGATATACTACCCCTATTTCAATTACATTGCTTTGTTTATTGTTCAGTACTTGATTGAGTGAGGTAGAGATGTAGTCTCCTGATTTGTAGAACATCTTCGGTTCTCCTGTACTTTCCAATAAGTTTGTAGGATATCCTTCTAGTAAGTTGTCAGGGGCTTTGATTGCTATTTTCTCATACTCCACCAAAGCATCTTCTGTATTTGAAATAAGAGGAGATGTAGCAAGTTTATTAAACAAAACAGAGTCTTGTCCATTTTCTAACTTAACATTTACTGCCTGTCCTCGTTTACGCTCAATATTACAAGCCATTTCTTATAAATATATATTTGGAAGTTTTTACTAATTCTAACTCTTCTGAGGTAATTGGAGTACCATCTACTCGTCTAAACAAAATTCTAACATCCCTTGGTCTGATAGATTTTAATTTAATCATTTTATAGTTAACATCTGGTGATTTATCAAAGGCAAAAATAAGACCTTGACGAACTCTATAGTAAAGCCCTACTTCACCTCTGTCTTCTCGTAGAGTTGGAGGTACTGTCATACGCATCTTATTTACTGTTACTTTACGCATTCCAAATCCTTGGAGATGCATTAATCCAAAAATATCTGGATGATACTTAGTAACCTCATATTCAACCTTATGTGTACCACCTCCACTACATGGGTCAAGCTCATACTCTTTAGTCTTATTAACTGCTATATAGCTTTCCCCATAAAAGTATCGTAGTTTGCATTCTTCTTCCTTTATTGCCATCTGTAACTTATTTTACTGTACCTATGATACTAAAATGCAAAGGTACATACAATTATATAATTTAACTAAATAATATTGTTAAAACAGGTTAACTACATTCGTCTATTCTTTGATTCATTTCTGTTTGTTGTGCAGTGGTCATGGTTTGGGTTTGCGCCTCTACTCCTGACTCTGATGTTAAAGGATTGGCTATTGTAAGAATTTCTGGTGCTTGTAAATCTGGTGAGTATATGTTATTTACTCTATCAACTATTTTATGTAATATACCTCGTACTTTTACAACCTCACCTGCATAACTAGGTAACTGCATATTTCCATTTAACAGTGGATTTGTAGGTACTCCAGTTAATGGAAGAATTGCTTCAGGATTTAAAGATGCAATCTCAACTAAACTTTGTGGACTCATTACTGCTTCTGGTACAAACTCCATAATATTTAACAGGTTTTGATTATCACTAATGGCAGCATAATCAAATAAGTCTTTGGCTAATGGTATCTCAGAAATCCAATTAGAGAGTTCTTGTTGCATTGCTGATATATCCCCCCTGACCTCTAAACCTATATCACTAACATAAAAATTCTTTAATAATCTATTATATATCTGAGAATTATTTAACTTTTCCTCTAATATATAATTCATAAACTCTGGAACAAATGAAGTAGTAAGATAGTCGAAATCTATATCATTATTGATAACACTTAACTTGGATGATTCATTGGCGAGGTCAGGGACTTGTTGCTCAAGAGAAAACATATACCTAGACATATTATACTTAGCCTGTGTATCCCTATCAGTGAAATATACTCCATAATCCACACGGGTGAAGAAATCCTTTAACCTATTTTCTAATAAAGAACTTCCTAGCATTACTCCTTCATACAAGTAAGCAGGTATTGTTGGGTTACCAATTTGCAACAACTCAGTAAATATATTATCAGCATCTACAGATGTATACACATTATCACGTACTCTCACCAATAGGTTATCAGAAAATAAACTACTCTCGTCTACTTGTCCCTCTATAATAGCTAATGGAGCAGCCTCTTGATTCGACTCTAATGAAGTAACAACAGGTTCCTGAATATCAAAATAACTTATATGACTATCTACAAACTGAGTCACCTCATCCTGTGTTGCTACTCCCTCCTGTACCAATTCTACTAACACTGCTACTTGTTGTAAATATACCTGTGTTTCCACAAATGGTTTTGTCATTGCTTTATTAGATAGGCCTATAGTATCTATATTCGCTGCAATAGTTTGCTCTTCCACAGATTGTAATAATCTATATACTAAAGGCAATGAGCGCTCCCAAGTAGTTTCATCTATTGAAGTTAATGTATTTAAAGTAGTGCTTACATCCCCCATGTTTGCCCCTTGTATAATAGTATTATCTAATGTAGTACGTACATGAGTATCTTGTACAGGTATAAGTTGTCCTTCTACTACTGTAAAATGTGTTACTGGCTCTAGATACTGATAGTAATCAAGTAATTCTTGTTGAAGTGAAGCATTTGATAAAATACTCTCTGCAAGTGCTTCTGGAAGCTCTGTAGCTAGTTTTCTAATATCTTCCACCCCTGACACCCTCATTGCATATGTAGCATCTAGTAGTTCAAAAATATCCGATTCAGTATGCTGCTCTGTAGTACCCAAAATAGATGCCTGAGAGCTCGCATATTGAAGTTTCTCTACTATACTAGACTTCTCTATAGGGGAAACATTAAACTCTGTAGAAGAGCTTAATTCATGCTTAATTATAGGGTCAGGGTCGTTGCTTCTCTGTGAAGCCATCAATTGAGCAGTAGTTAAATCTGTTGCACTTGCTGCTGCCATCAAATTAGACCTGTCTTGTGCTGTCCGCACCTCTCCTTTACCAAAATTATAGTAAAAATCTAAAAACTGCTCTATACCAGGCTCTTCTTCAGTTCCAAAATTCTGTTGAAATTCTGGCAAGTTAGAAAACCCCCAAAGCAACAGGGCTTGGTTTTCTACTCCAGAAAAACTAACTAAAGACTCCAAAGAGTCTCTTGTTTCTTGTTCTATTAATCCAACACCATCAGGGACACTATTGTTATTAAAGATGGGTTCACCATTAGCATCTAAATCCAAATTAGTCTCTCCTGCTGACCAGTTTCCATAACTACCTATAAAAGATGGAGTTCTTGTTAATAACCACTGTGACTTGGATAAATTAGACAATTCTCCATTAGGAGCAATTAGTAAAGTTCCTCTGAAAACAGCTTGGTCGTACACAGCCCTTTCTTCTGCGGATACTACACTAGAAATAGGTATAGTAGCTTGATTCTGCTGTTGTACTGTGAGTGTGCTGACTAAATCCCTATATAAAGCAGATGTCTCTCCATATCTATCTAATACAGAGATTCCACCATCTTCTTTTCTTATTATTCTACATGCTAGTCCCATATCTATTTAACAAGGTGTGATAATTTCATTACTTACTTCAGCTTGGTCTTCTACTGATATATTTACTACCTGAGAGATGTTTTCTACCTCTGTTCCAGGTGAGTCTAATCGTAATTTTAGTTTTGGTGAATGTGCGATATCCTGCTCTAGGTTTACATCAAGTGCCATTTGGTTTAATACTGAATCTAATGTGGAGTCAGGGTTGGTGATGATTGTTCTTATATCAGTAGCAATTGTTGCCTGTTCTATTGCAGCAGTCTTCTTATCATATGCATCTTGATTTAAATCAAATGCTGAGAATCCATACTGTCCTGTAGATAGTCCTGCATCTGCTATAATTTGATTTATAGATTGTAATTTCTCAAATGAGGACAGGCTCTCATTAGCAATCACTATATCTATCTCAGGTACAATACTTATCTCCTGAGTGGATAATTGCGCCTGATAAGCGTAAATCTTATTACCTATTCTTAAAGCTACTACAGGCACCCTGCGTCCTTTATAAAGGCCTTTTGTATCCTGTGTAATATGAGATGTCCAAGGGTACATTTGGACATTGCTGGTATTTCCTAATAAGACCAACTTCCCATCTTCTATGTATCCTACATCAGCTATCTTACCCCTTGCATTTGGACTGTCTGGGATAGCAGTAAATTGAACTGCACCATCCACTACATTAATATAAGGCGCACCTGGCAAAACATCTTCCACTATTAATTGCTTGTCTGAATTTATAGCAGAATCCCTCATTGATTGAACATCCTCCTTAATAGTCTGTGCTACAGCTGTTTCAGCCTCCTCAATAGTCGAATAAGTAGTGCTTGAATGTGGTAACCCAGTTCTATTGTCAAATATTTGATATTCTGTATCCTCTGCTACCTCACTTCCCTCTGCTGTACCTACTGTAATTGGTTGTACCTCAAGATGTCCATCTAATCTGGATATAGGCTGCACTGCTGTGAGTTTATTAGTCATCTCAGTACGTAACTTTTTAAGTGCATAGAAAGATGGTGTGTTAGCAGAGTCGGAATGCATTGCTTTCATCAGTGACACCCAGTTTCCTTGTGCATCATATACTTCTATTACTAGATTATCTCGTAATCTCTTATAAGCTGTTTCTCCTTTATCACTATTATTATATTCCTCTAGTAGTTGTTGATTGTATGGTAAATCTAGATTAACTTTCGGGGTCACGGGTGTACCTGCTTCCAAATTGTAAATATGCTCCACATTCAAATCAACTCCTAGCTCCCCATTGTAATCTGATTGAACTACTTGATAATCTTGAGTTAACAAAAATTTATAATTAGATGAAAAGTTCCCTAGATACGCAAACTGAAGAATTGAATTTGCCTCAATAGTTGTTGCATCATTTATATCAAGTGCTAAAGTACCTCTCTCTGAAATATGTACTGCTATTTTACTGCCATTTTCTAGTTGTACAGTGAAGGTATCCCCTGGGTTAGGAGAATAACTCTGTGGGTCTACCACTTCTAGAGCTTGGCCTAACCTCATTACTACTGTATTTCCTACAAAATATTGAAGAAATCCATTTAGAGTAAGTCCTTGTAGTGTTACTGTATTTTCAACCACTTGTCCAGGTACCCATTCAGCTTTACCAGATGAACCTACAGTAACTTTATCATACACTAAAGAATGCATATTTGTATCTCCTCTAGTCTCTGCTTCCAAAGAAGGCTGTGTTTCCAACATTAAATTAACATCTACTTCTGAAACAACCGCAGTAGTCGAAGGTTGATTATGCTCCTCTAACATTGCTAAATTAGCATAGGCCTCTGCTAAAGTTACTCCTCCAGGAAGTATAGTACCTACTAACATGCCATATTGGTCAATTTTTTCCCATAACTCAGCATGTCGTCTTACTTTTGCTTGCTGTTTAGCTGACAAGGTAGGTCTGTTAAATGATTTCTTACGTATTTGTTTATCCAGCCTTTTAAACTCAGCTATCTCAGCAGGAGTAGGAGGTTTCAATTCTCCTTTACTGCGTGCTTGTAAAGTTGGTGACATTGCAAAAGCAGTCTCTATACTGTGTTCTACCTGTACTATAGGGCTTGCATCTGATGCTATAGGTTTAGGTAGTTGTCTACCTCTTCTTAATCGTTCATCATATACTTGTTGCCATATCTCTGAACGTCTTCTGAATACTTCCATTTCCCTTGGTGTCAGAGGTTGTTTCATTAATAGTTTATCTCTCACTTGTCCCATTAATGCATCTGATATATTGCCATTCATCACCTCTTCCCATTGCTGGTCAGAAATATCATTAGTACGAGGTACAGCTACAGGAGTACTATTTGCAGTCTCTGCTGTTGGTTGCTGCATAGCTAATAGAGTAGCTAAAGAAAACTTCTGTTCTTCAGTCAAATTAGGATGTTCCTGTTCTATCTTTTCTGCTAATGCTGAGGGAATCGGTGCATCTGTTTCATTACTTCTATGTGCTGCTTCAATGAACTTGCCTGCGATATTTGGAAGCCATTTAAATTGTCCCACTGCTGGGGCTGCCATAGTCATTCGTCTATCAGATAACCTAGCAGCTGTAGATAAAAATCTATCTGTGGCAGCTACATTCTTTTGATACTCCTGTAACAGAAACTCTACTGTTTGTACTTGAGAATCTGTAACATTAGGGTCTCGACGCATTGAGTTAAGGAGATTTTGCAATTGCTCTCCTTTAGTAATAGCTTCAGCAACTTGTGCAATTGTTATAGGAGAAATATGTCCACGATATGTACCATCATTAGTTAGTCCAAACTGATGTGTGAGAAGCTGCATACTATCATCAACTGTACTAGCCTGTTGGCCTAATGCATCTATTTCATTTTGTACTATAGTTATTTCAGCTATAACCTGTGCAATATCACCACGCAGTTTGTCTTCCTCTGCTATACGTTCTTGTGCAGCTTCTTGTGAAACTGTGTTCCCAGGTACTATAGCAGCTAGTTTTTGTTGGGTAGCAACCAACTTATCTTGCAACTGTGCTAACTGTTGCTGTCTATAATTATAATCCTGACCTAACTGTCTAGACCTATCAGATACACCTTGTAAAGTGTTCATTGAGTTAGTAATTCCAGTGTCACCCAATAAGGTGCCAATAGCTGTTGTTAATTCTCGTGTAGCACCTTGTCTATCCATCCCTTGAAAGATATTAAGAGCTAACACTGAAGTTAGATTATCTACTTCTTTTATTTTTCCAGCTGCTGTAAAAGTAGGAGAAAGTGCCTGTGCATACTCAAGAGCCTTTTTATAATTTGCAACATCTCTAGCATACATGCTTTTCATATCACTTTTATAAGACGCAAACTCCTCGTCCGAAATTTCAGAAAATTCGCTACCAAACATAGACCTGTCAGCACTATCAATAACAGTATTCATGTTATGTTGTACCTCATCCAGTTTGTCTTGTTCAGTAGCAGCAAGTAATTGTGTAAAATTAGATTCTGACAGTTTAATGTCTGCCTCTGTTAACTTCCCTTGTTCAGCATACTCATTTGCCTCCTCTAGTGATGTAGAGGCTTGGTTTAGTCGTAGCAGCTTCTGTGCATGAGCTGGCAGGCCTTGTTTTATCACATTATCAGCAGCTGTATTAAAGACATTAGCCCGTGCTTGTTCGGCAGATAGTTGCTGAGATGCTTCATTAAATCCGAAGACCATGTTCTTGCCTTGTTCACCTTTAGCCATGCCTCCACCTAAGATACCTATAATGAATCCTAAGGCTATTTCTTTCTGACCTTCTGTTGTACCATATGCTTGTGAAAATCCTTGTGCTAGAGCCTCTGATAGGTCTATATTTTCTTTTGTAGCTTTTGGATTAAATCTACTATCTAACCATGCTTTTCCAGCATTACTTACAACTCCCTGTGACCCCTCTTCCCATACTCCTTCTACTACAGGTCTTTTTAATACATTAACCCCTGTTTCTAATGTACGTTGTAATCTATTTCCTCTAGTAGCAGTTTGTACTAATGTATTACCTGCTTTTGTTGTTACTTTATGTCCAAATACATTTCTGGCTACAAAGTTTTTTAGTTTCGGGGTCAGGGATGGTTTGAGTCCAAAATACGACCCTAATTGAAAGAAATTTGAACTACCTACTATGGCTACATTAGCTCCAAATACAGCATTAGAAGTATCCCGTGCTTTATCTACAAACTCTGCAAGTTCTTCTTGATTTGGTGTACGACCATGTGCTTGTTGGAAGGTATCCATATAATTATCCATCGCCTCATTGAACATATGTCGAGCCTCCACCCCTGACTCATAAAATGAAGAAGTAACAAAGAACCTAAGTTGATTTGCTGCCCCTACAGTTTTATTAGCCATTAATGCCCTATTATATGCTTGTAGTACATTCTTTCCAGCTCTTGCTGCATCTCCCAACCTGTGTGTAGTAGAAAATATATTTTTAGCACGCATTGCTGCTCTAGCTGCTACTATAGGGGTTGCTGCACCTCCTGTGAGAGTGCCCCAGACTGCTTCTGATAATACCGCACCTGTCAAGAAAGAAAGTCCTTTTAAAACATCATTAGCCCAGAAATTAGCTGTAGTTAGTGAGCTAAGTAGACCCATCTGACGTTCTTCAATTGACTTATAGTTAGGCAACTGATAGTCCATTCTGGTATTTAAATCATCTAACCAGTTGTTAAATGAATCATCATAGATAGCAGATAGTCTACCTTCTTGAAAAGCATTAGTAATCCCTGTTGCTACTCCAATAGTTCCACCTAATAAATTAGTAAATGTATTACCTACAAGTTTACCTATACCATTTACCCATCTCTCTGCTGTGCTCTGTCCTTTTGCTAATCTGTCTTGATTGTCAGTTCCACCTATATAATTTGGAACTTTAGCTATTAATGTTCCATCTGATAATCGTCCGAATACCTCATCTTGATTAACAGTATACTCCACCATAGAACGTCTGGGAGGTGCTATTTGTCCCCAAATATTATCTCTTATGGCTTGGTCGTCAAGATAAGTGAGTCCAGTATTTTCTTTTCTTCTTATATCTTGAGCAATAAAGGGTACTTGTGCCTTAGATAATGATTTATACTCAGGAGTCATGGGTTGGTTGGTAAAGCCTAATCCTCCTACAGAAGTTTGTGTATTAAGTCCTATCTGAGGAAACATTGCACTCTGATTCAGATTCAGCTCAGTAGGGTACTGCACTTCAGGAGATGTACTTACAGGTGCTGTGGGAGCCATAAACTGCTGTAGAGTAGAAGCTGGTGCAGTAGGTGCTAAAAATTCTTGTGCTGGAGCTACTTGTTCTGCCATACTTAAATTATTTACTTTCAGTATTTATCATTTGGAGAAGAAGCTCCTTTGCCCCTTCATCCCTATGCATCTTTTCTATCAAAATGGCCAATGTAGCTGTTAATCCTATGTTAGGACAATGTGCAACAGCTCTTTTAAAAGCTACATCATCACTGGCTCTCCCTGTATCTAATGTGAATAATGGTGCATTGTCCTCACCCCTATATATACTCATTTGAATCTTACCTCTAGGAGAATCACTTGAGTCTAGGGAGAATCGTTGAGGAGTCGCTATGATACTTTTAATACCATCTCTTAATGTGGTATACTCCTGCCATGCTTGTTGGGTAAATCCTCTAGCAGCAGCCTCTTGTTCTGACATATTAAAATTACCTTTTTCCAGTAGAAATTGTGTAGCATCATTTCCTACTCCCCATGCTATAGTTTCTCTTCTAATACCTAAATCTTCTAATCTATCTGTGGCATTACTGTTCCCCCCCGTCTTCATATAGGATGGGATTGATGTCCTTACAATAGGGGCACCTGCTCCAAACCCTGTGTTAGAAGGTCTTAATAAATCAGTACCCTGAGGAAACAAATGTTGTACATAGTTTACTGGAACTTCTCTTTCTACTGGATACCCTACAGACTCTCCTTTGTTCACTTTGTATACTTGTTGGATTAGTTTTACAGTTTGAGGAGTATTACTTGGTGTTACTAAGACAGGTGCATTTTCATCCACAGCCACCCCCTTTCCATCTGCATCAGTTACAGCTGAAATTAATCCTACTAATTGAGCTTGTCTATATGGGTTATCCTTTTTTGTCACAACTATTCCATTATTCTGTGGTAACTTACCTGCAATCTCTGTGTGTACTGCTTCTAGGTCAGCATCTGGAAATACAGAGGAAAGAGTGCTATTATAACGTTCATAAATATTGGTACCTGGTAGTATAGACCTCTCTCCTGCCTTAGTGTATTCTAGTAAACCTTGCACAGAGTTAAGCATAGTAGGTATTGGAGAGTGGTCAACCATCATAGATAACATATCTCTTTGATAGTTTGATTGTCGTATTCTATTAGCTACTAATGTATCTACAGTCTCATTTTTAGTTGGCCTAATAGTCATTACTAAATGCCCTTGGCTATCCTCCTCCATCCTTAAAAATGAACTTGGGTTAAATGAATTGCCTATATTTTTCTGTACACGAACCATATCAGCTACTAATGCACTAGTTATCCTATTTCTGGTAGTTTGAGTATTTTCTCCAGATTTTTCAGCATTCATTCTTATCTGTATAGTACCATCAGCAGCTACTCGTGTTATTGCTCCAGCATGTTGTCCAGTAAGAGTCCTTATATTTTCAATTAACTTATCAACACTTAATGCTTGTGTAAAAGCTTTTGCATCTTCTGGATTGTTCTTCATGTGTACCTCCAGAGCTCTTCCATCTCTAAGTTGAGGATTCTCAGCGAAAAACTCACGAGCTGTTTTTCCGAGGCCTGGTATGTACATCAGATTAGATGCTTCCCCATAACCAAGTCCAGCAGTTATTGCATTCTCAAATACACGCCAATTCACTGTCTCCGAATTTACCTTATCACTTATTAGTTGATATGAGAAAGCCTCTACTGCTCTGTAATCTACCCTAGCAGTGTGATAGTCTTGCATTTGCTTAACAAGTGTACTATTCTTAGGAAGTACTGAATATATAGCATTATTAGGGTCTGAAACTATCATATCTAATGCCTGTATAGTAGCCTCTTCATCTGTTATTCCAGGTGTATCTTGTTTTACTTTATCTAGATTATCTGATATAAGTTTACTTATTTTAGTAAGACTCTCTGGGTTATTTGGAGTGGTTAAATTAGTCGTATCTAACTTACCTAACTCAGCAATAATATTCTCTGCTTGTATTTGAATACTGGTTGCAAACTCTGCCATTAAAGCTGCATTGTTCTCTGCATTGGTTCTACCATGTGGTGGAGTTGGGGTAACAGTAGGGGCATACAATAAATCTTGCTGTTGTTGTGCATTTGATGCTTTAAGTGCAAATTCTTGTTGTTTGAGTCCTAGTTCAATTTCTTCACGAGCATCCTTTCTATGTGCTAGTTGTAAATTCTGCCAAGAGAAGAATGCTTTATCTTCTGAATAAGTGTAAGAAGTAGGATTCATAGAATACTTATAGGCTAATCCTTCAACTAACCTTTCAGATTCTAAAAATAATTTCATACCATCAGAAGAGGTAGTGTTTTCAACTGTAGAAACAATCCTTTGCCTTTCAGCTTTCAATTCTTGGATTTGAGCCAATGCTCTGTCCTTTTCTGTACCTGATAAAGATGGTAGTTTATTTTCGTAACTACCTATATCTGCATCTAAGCCTGTTAGTTTAGATGTTGTATATCCTGTGAATGCTTCTGATAATGCTTGGTCTCCTGTTTGTCCGTATCTATACCATCCATTTATCATTAGTTGTTGTTGCTCATTCGGAGTCAGGGTCTTGAGCACATAAGCTCTCAACTGGTCAGGAGATAAATTCTTAGCTTTAGTAGTCAATATCCTACCATCGTTCATAGGAGTATCTATTGTAGTCTCTCCTCTATTATTCATCAAATCGGCTACTCTTTTATCTACTTCAGCATCTACATCTATAAAGTTTACATATGGTCTTGAGTTATATTTAGAATATTTTGTGGTCAGGGAGTTGGAAGCCATGTATTCATTCACCCCTGCCATCGTCCAAGCTTCATTTGTCAACCCATATGTTTTATCATTTCTATCTTTAGATGCCTGAATAGTGGCCATATCTCTACGTACTAATGCAGTAGAGTTAATTGCCTCCATTACATTTTCATCAACAGCAGATAGTAAATGTCTCTGGATATTACGTACAACAGTGCTGGAACCTAAGTCAGCCCCAGTACTGTTGATATTTGACATTGTTTTTGCAAGACGTGCATTCAAATAGTCTCTATCTATCCCTTTAATCAAATCCAAATTAGTCATTTGGTCTACATAAGTATCTACCAACTTCCTATTCTGGTCTAATGTATTTTGTTTAAATGAAGCAATCTGCATCAACTGCTCTGTATCATATGGAGCAATATATTGCTGGCTATAATTTCTAACTATTCCGTATGCTGAACTCATGATGTCCTTGTAGTTTTATTATGTTGTCTTGTTGGAGCAGTTATACCTGCTTGTGCTGCTTCCATTTGTGATAACAGTGCTTGTCTTGCAGCTATATTTTCAGCAAGTGTTAGCTTATCATTTTGAGTTGCTCTGTATACCCCACCAAACTGGTCTACTCCATAATCTTCAAATAAATTATGAGTATTTCTCATATTTATAACACGATTATAGTTCTGTATAGTTGTTCTTCTATTATAATTCTCCAACTCAAAATTATTTGCTCTAGTAATAGCATCTGCTGTTAGTTGTCTCTGCTCATAACTCATCATTGCACCTATTCTAGCAGCCTCTTCTTTATCTCCTTGTCCAATATTAAACTGGTCTGTTGTATATTGATTAATAGTGTTTTTCGCCTCAGCATCAGCTATTGCTTGATTAACAGCTGCTTGCGAATTAGCTATTATATTCGAAGTAACAGCCAGTCTTTGTGCATCTGCCATACCTTCCATTTTACCGAAACCAGCATCTGCTGCATTATACACCTCTTTAATTTGTCTTGTAGGGTCTACTGCAACTGGATTTAACCTTCCAAACCTAGGTGTCACCATTAAATGCGCATCCACTGTATCATAATCATACCTATATTGATTTGGTATGTATGGAGTTCTAAATGGAGCTTTATTAGTTTGTAGATTTGGTGGATTATCTAACCCTTTGTTAGGGTCTATTTTTTCTTGTGGAGTCTCTGAAGTTGTTGCTGGTGCGGTTGGCGAAGGTGTTGTAGGAGTTGGAATGCCCATTAACATAGGTGCAAAGTCATCCCCAAACTCTTCTTTTAGCCCTTCTATTCGTTTTATTGTTTCATCAGACAAAGATAGTGATTTTAAATCAACTCCATCCCCAAAAAGTTGTGAAAAATTATTAATATTCTTACCTTTTAATGCCTCCAACTCTGAAGTTGTTACTAGTGGAAGTGCAATATTACTTCGAGAAGATGTAAAGTTACCAAATATATTATCAAAGGCACGTACTGGGTCTTTCTCTGTCTCATCGAACCTAAATGAGGCTACTGCCTCTCTAAATTCTTTTCTTTGTGCTTCATCCTTTATATGTTTCCCTGCATACTTTTCATAGTTATCATAAACCCTGTTGATATATTTTTGGAAGTGTCTGGCTGAATCTGCTTCTTTAAATGTTAACTTTGTTACTGTACCTGCTTTATCTCTTTCTATGTTGAAATAATCATTAGCTTTTGGAAACAGGTTTAGTATGGTATTTACGCGGTCAGTGAATGTGGATTCTGTCACATCTCCTGAGGTTGGAGAGCCTACTTCAGTTGGTGTCAAACTTTGATGAGTATAACTACCTGGAGCATCTGCTCCTACTCTATGTGGATTTAACATTAATTCAAATTCACGAGCTACTCCCCCTCCATTATCAAATTTAGGAATAGACTTTCTCTTAAAATATTCTTGAACATAAGACATTGGATATCCAGTCTTGCGTGCAAAAATCTTCATCTGGTTTTCGGATACTGACCCACCATTCTCAAAAAACTGGTCAGTCTTAGGTGTTTTACCTCTTTTCCCACTTTCTTGCAGTCCAAATATCACATCTATAAACTCCAATCTAGTATCTTCCAAGAATTGTTTCTCCTGTTGTAATGTTTCTAGTTTCTTTTGGAGGAATACACTATTCATTCCATATGTTGCAGTATCTTCTCTATTTAAGGTATCCAGCTGTTCTTGTGCTGCTAGTATTTCTTCATCTTTTTTTGGAATACCTATTCTAGCTTCAGCTTTTCTAATAACGTCTGCATATGTATCAGTAGGATTCAGTTTAAGCTTTAGATTTGGATACATTTTTTCTAGCTGAGTTATTCCTGCTTTTCCTATTTTAAGGTTGTCAGAGGTCACCTCAGTCATTGCCTCCAAATTATACAACTCTCCTCCTTGCTCATGTGTCCTACCTTGTACTTGTTCTACTTGTCCATCAGGAGTTCTAATATACTCACCAGCTTCCAACTCAGCTAAAACACCTCCATTGGCAAATTCTCTGATTACTCCTCCTTTTCTTCCTATAAACTCTACCTTGTTTTGCATTGCTTCTCGTTGTTGACGATAATAAGCATCCATAGTTTCTTGGTAGAGTCTCTGACTTGCCATTCCTCCTAGAATATTTTTAGCCCCTTGTAATAGCGCACCTCCTGTATGTCCAATAATACTTAAGGTTTTACCTCTTCTGGCTTGTCCTTGATTTCTAATATTTTCTCCAGTAGGATTATAGCCAATAGCACGTCCTAGCCTATTAAGATTAGTTCCCATATCAGATATGCCAGCTAAAAGAGATGGGTCATTTAAAAACTGTTGAAAGCTACTTGGTTGATTTGTTTGGGGTGTATTGTTAGTTTGAGGAACTAAAGGTTCGTCTGTAGGTTCTCCCATTATCTCAGATGGAGAATTATAAAGTCCATATTTATTAGTCAGAGCAGGGGATGCAGTGCTTCTCAATTCTCTTAATAAATCTTCATCACTTAATACATCACTTCCTGGTCGAAAATTGAATAATCTGGTTAAATCATTTGTAGAAGGTTCGGATGTACCTGGTGTAAATGGGGTAATACCTTGATTTGAAGCAGGTACAGGTGCTATTCCTTGATTTGTAGGAATAGGGTTGTTATAGAAATATTCATCTGTAATATATGCCATGTGGATGATTTTTAGTACTTTAGAACCACAAAGTTAACTTATTTATAAATTTTGTGCAAGTTTATATGTATATCAAATACCAAAATCTCTGATTAATTGGTCAGTTGGTATTTCTAATGTAGAAGCTGCTTGTAATACTGCATCTCGTTCTTTTTGTCGATTTAATAATTCTTGTTTTATTGCATCATCTTGTGCTTTTTTAGCTTTCTTTTCTGTCTGTTGTTGTTGGTGTTCTTCCTGTATCTTATTAAACTGTTCAGAGTTGTATTGTTGAACCTCTTGTTGTTTTGATAGATACTCTTCCATGTATTTACTGAATTGGTATAGGGGGTCAGGGGTGTGTGGTTGGGAAGGAATATCATAACTGGGCGCATACTCTGGATATCCCAACTCAGGTGTATTATGACTATTATATACTTGGTTGGCAAATGTTACTCTATTATTCCATCCTGCTGTACCTTTCCTATCCGCAGAACGTTCAAACTCTGCATTGAATGCATCTGTTGCCTCCTCTACTGTTGTAGCAGCCATTAATTTATTGAGTGCTGATTTATGTGTGGTATTCATCTCATGCCATGTAAATTCTAATTGTGTAGGAAACTCATGTTTAAAAGCTCCTCTTTTACTTGCAAAAGCACTCAATGCAGTGTACCTTTCTCCTCTCCATTGTCCTACTCCAAATGCACCCTCTGCCTTATTCCATGCTGTAGTTTTAAGGTCTTTCGAAGATTCTTGCATAAAATTACCAACAATTCCAGCAGCTGCTACAGGAGACAGGCCTTTTCCTATAAAGAAATTATATGCCTCATTTGCATTATTTGACAAATAGTTATTCATTGCTGTATTATCTTTTACTGTCATTGTTCTCCAACTATTAGTACTCAATTTAGAGTCGTCTCCGATATGTAAATGTGCACCTGACCATCCTTTACCGCCCCCTTGAGTTTCATCATGTATTTTATATCCTGCTGCTATAAATCTATCTACGAGGTCAGGGTGCGCGTTGATATTAGCCAGTAGTTGTTGATATGTCTGTCCTGGTATTGGTGTGATATCAATAGCCCTACCATGATAATGTCTACTTTTATCACTATGTCCATTCTGAGCAAATCCACTGGTGATTCTGATTCCTACCCCTCGTCTGTCATACTCATCTAAAATACTTACCATCTCAGGGTCTAGATTGGCAGAAGTTACTCCTGGCTTCCAAATAAGGTTGCTTCTTCTTGCTGGAGCATCGTAACTTGGTGTAACAGGAACAGTTGGCTCAACAGTTGATGGTTGAGGTGCTATCGAACCATAAGTTGTGTAGGCAGGTGCAGTAAACCCATTCTCACCATAGAGTACTTGTCCTCCATCTTCAAATCCTAAGGTATATCCTGCTACATCTACAGCACTAACCCCTAGGCCTACAGCATCAAAAAACTTATCAACTTTTGGATGAGAAGCTTGGAGGATATTACTAACACCAATTGTACCTATTCCACCTGCTAGTCCTGCTTCTTTTTCTGCTTCAGCTTCTGGGGTCAGGGCTGTGTTGGCTCTGGAATACTGCCCCCCTTCAGAAGCTAATTTTCTCAATCTGTCTCCTTCTACTTGGCCTCCTGTGAAAAATCTAGGAACTGAAAAATTACCTAGTTGTGATGTTACTAGAGATTGTAATGCTGATTGCTTTATACTGCCACCAATCTCAAAAGAACATGGGCAGGGTGTGGAAAGGAATGCTGGCTTTTTATTAGTTACCATAGTAGTACCTCCTTCCTTGAATGTTGGTGTAACTGGCGACCCCCCCCCCAGTACTTGTTGTACTCTTCCTCAGTTACTGGATAGTCTTGATTAAACTCCAAGTCTCTGCTATAGTCATTAACAATATCCTGATAATGTACCCCACTATTCCACTCTTTACTGAGTGCTCTTTCTATATTATGTCCATGATTTTTATATGCAGTTGCTAGTTTTATCATTGTGGCTATTGCAGCCTTTTCAGGAGAATTGACTAGTGAATGTCTATGTATCCTAAATTGCTTTAATAACTTCTTATCTTCCTTTGATAATTGGGTCATTCTTATTTGAGTAAGTCCAACTGACCTATTATTTGTAGATTGGCCTAAAAACCTTAATACTGGCTCATAGGTATCATGCTTAGAATATATATCAGGACTTGTAGAATGCAGTCCAGTAGCCTTTCCTAAAAATTTACCTACATTTTCTAGTGCAGAGTTTTCCTTACCAAAAGTAGACTCTGCTCCTAGCATTCCATAAGCTACTTTAGCTAATTGAATATAACTATCATTATTAAGCCCTGTTGCTTGTTGTATGGCTACCTTATTATCAGCTAAAGATTTTACGAAGGCAGCAGCAACTTCTTGTTGATGTTCTGTTAAATTACGATGTTTGTTGCTCAGTATACTAGTAGCTGGTGCATAGTTCATAGTATTATGTGCTGGAGTTTCTGCTACGTTATTAGTTCTAAATTGTAGCTCTCCATTGCGTAAATAAAATCTATTACCTTCCTCTACAGGTAAAATGTATGATTCAGTAGGTTCTTTTATATACTTAGCCATATCCCTTAGGTCACAGGCTGCCATCCCTGTACATCCATTAGTCTTAAACTTAGACCCATCTCTTACATTTCGCACATGTACAGAAGAAGGAATACCATCTTCCATTTTCTTAGCAAACTGTATGGGTAACTGCCTCATAAAAGCAGGTGCTCCATAATACCTACCACTAGGAACAAGTTTATAGACACCTGCTGGAGTGGACATATTACCTGCTCCATCTATAATCTCTTTTGTTTTCTTATCTACATAAGTAATGGTCATATCGTCCAGGTCAGCAGCTTTTCCATGTACACTTACATATGATTTAATTAACTGTCCATTTCTATAGACTGATGTTCTCCCATTTGCTTTATCATCTATCATGTATGCTTTACCCGTTTTCTGGGTCTTATGATAATGATTGATAATATCAACATCTGACATCTGATTTATTTCTTCTTCCCTTTTCTGAATAGTAGAAAAGTTCATAGGTATAGTACGCTGGTTAGAAGGATTAGTAGGAATTTTTATTTCCTGCCCTATTTCTATTTGATTAGCATCTCTAATGTCAGGGTTGTTCTGTAATATAGTTTGAACTGATACATTATGTGCTCTTGCTATCTTACTTAAATTATCTCCTTTTATTACAGAGTATACAGAACTTACATTATCTTTTGGGCGCGCTTTTTGTCTTTTTTGTCGATACTCCTGCTCTGCTTGTACTAACTCTTGAGTAATAGTAGATGATATTCCATCTGGTCTAGGTATGTTCACTACCTGTCCTATTGGTACATTGTTAGGATTACTTATACCTGGATTTACAGCTAAAAGTCCTTCTAAGGTTACTCCATTATCTTTAGCAATACGACTAAGGATATCCCCTGAAACAATAGTATGTGTTGTATTGGTACTATTAGTAGTATTAGGTGTTTCTTTAGTATTTCTTTGTTTTCTTTTGACTATTTGTAGTGAGGGGTCAGGGGTTGAGGTGCTGGTACTCTCACTAGCTAAAGGTTCAACTTGATTATTTCTTAAATCTCGTGTAGGCATATAGTATTTTATTTATGGTCAAGATTGTATAGAACTTCTAAACCAATTTGAAATTAACTTATAGGATGATTTCTTAGCTCTCAGGCGCATTTTAAACCAGTTTCCACGAAGAAAATCTTGTTTTCTTGTACTACGGTCAATAACAGAAGAATTAGGCTCAAAATCAATCTCATTTACATCAGACAATAATTGTGGGACATTTACATTTTCTCTTCTTATTCTATTATATATAGAGTTAAGATTCCATTCTTTATCTCTGTTAGCTACTAAAATGTGCAAATTGTTTCCTACATATTTTGGATATTCTATATACTGCCTTCTATTATTTTTCTCTTCGACAACAAGATTCATTACTCCTGTGTTTTCAGTTTCATTGTATATGAAGGTTTCGTCAAATCCTATCCTGGTCAGGGCTGCGTAATTAGTGGCATCTTTATACCTCCTACAATCCAGCCAGTATGCTACATTACTCAATGAGTTGTTAGCAGCAGTATTTGTAACTGGATACTCAATCTCAAATGAATATAACTTATTCTGAAATACGCAGAAAGATTGTTCCGTTCTGTTATGTTCCCATATACTAGAATCAACTATTCCATTTTTATTACCAATATTATATCCTGTTGCAAAAGTTTCAGAATTACTAATAATATAATTAGGAGTATAGGAGTGATACGATGACCAATACCCTTGAACTGGTGAGTAGGACATTGTAAACGAAGCATTCTTAAATATATTCGAATCAGTGATAACTACTTCTTCTCCTCTAAATCCTTCTTCGGTTAATTTGTAGAGGCGACCCTCTTCGTACATTAATTTATTTCTCCATTCCTTATTTACAATATAATCAACTTTTGTGAAAATAATCCTATCATACTTGTTATCCCACCCTAAAGTCACTCCTAGATGATTGTAATTATTATCTACATCTAAAGAGGTTAATCCCTTAATGCCTCCCTTTAGAATCTTAAATGGAAGATGTTTCTTAAACCAACGACTTTTACCTTTAGAAATTGGCTGCATACCTTTCCCATTTGGTTGGATTAACATAAAAAATCCTCTTTGACAATCTATATAGAAATGTCCATATGGAGTAGATAGTAAAGCACTGTGCTGTGAACCTCCATAGCCTAAATCACTTTTGAAGAACTCTACTGGTCTCTTAGCAAATATTCCACCTGTTCCAAGTTCTCTAGTAGTAGATTCAGTTCTTTCACGTAAAACATCTATAGCATTATATAATACCACTTGATTTTCAAATAATCCTAATACCTGACTCGACTCTATCCCTTTAAGTCGTACTAGTCTTCCAAAACTTGATGGAAATTGATAGAAATCTAAAGGTCTGAACACTGACCAAGGGTCTGTCATATCCTGCTCACCAGTATCTTGCATAGAGTAGATTACTCCATTTGGCATATCAAACCTACAATCATACTCTTCTTTTTCATATGTTTCTGGTAGTACCCCGCCATTTGCTAACATGGCATTTTTAGAGTAAACATTATTATAAAAGAATTTATTATCTTCTCTAATACTAACTGTACTCTCCTGTGTCCATTCTACATAATCTTCTACTTGTGGGTAAAACATTTCTTCTGGTCTGGCTTTCGCAAATCTATAATCACAATTTACACTTGACTCACATAAGAATGATGGGATACCATAGTAGTATAAGTATAGTTTACTAGACTCTCTTACATAATTTCCACTTTCATGCAGTGTATCAAACTTCGCATCTGTTCTCCATTTGGGCGTTGGAGCATTGATGCCAATTAATGCTGCAATTGCAGCTGGTATCCCTTGAATATCCAACTCTTCTATATCTGAAGTATCATAATTAGCATAATAAACATTTTGTCCTATATTGTCATACTGTGTATAATTAAATTGCTCCCTGTCCCGTAAGCCATGTGCTGTAGAATACCAAAATGGAACCTTTCTCTTTAGTGCATATCTAGTTATGAAAGTATCTCCTCCAAATATTTGGTGGTGTTTTTTCCTTCCAAAAATACCACAATGGCCTGTGGGTAACCATTTAATAGAATTTACTGATGCATATTGGTTTGGTAAATACTGTTTTAATGAGAAGTAAGGAGATGCTATATCTGCAAAAACTTCTCTGTCATTATTACCAGTATATCCATCATCGCCTGCAATTACTCTACTCTCATCAAATTCTTTTCTTACATTACTATTTACATCTAATGGATAGTGTTCTCCTGTACTTAAATATACGAAAGATTCTCTATCTCTAGCATTTAGTTTAACTTGTTCTCTTGTATTTATTCCTGTCTGCTCACTCACACTAACCATGCCTGCATTGGATATATAATGTGCAGCCATTAATGTTCGTAAGTTACTCTCTGTAGTATTGTTATTATTATCTAAGTTTTTGACTCCTTTATTGTAGTGTCCTACTGAAGTGTAATAGTATGCAAAATTTATTGGTTCTCCAAACTTTTTAAATATTTCTAACCATCTTGTATATGCTTCTGCATAGGATGCTCCTATACTTCCCAATATAGTAGCAGCAGATAGTCCCATCACTATCTTTTCTTGCCATCCTGTGTCTGTAGATAGTGTCAAGTCATAATCTACCTTAAATGGTGCACTTGTTGTAGTATCAGTAGCAACAGCTGGTGGTACAGAAGTTACTGTAACTACCTTAGTAGAGGTTAGGCCTAGCCCACTCGTATAATCCACTGTACCTGTTATATCCCTATCCTTTATTGTTGCTTGTGCCATTATGTTATCACCATACTTACCTAGTACATCTAATAACACCTCAGCCATTGCTAGTGTTCTTGCTATATTAAAAGCATTGCTAGTCAGTATCACCCACCTAGAATGGTCTCTTACTTGATTGAACACTCCCTTAGACCATCCATATTGATATCCTTCTAGTACTAGTTCTTGGGGTAGTTGTGGTTTGTGGAAAGAGATGTCAGGGGAATGGAAAGCAAATTTATTATTTTTTTTACCCTCATATGGGTGTGGTATTATAGTACCAGAATCTCTATCACTACCTCTTCTTATATATTGTAACTTATTGGAAGTTAAATCATTGTAAGGAAAATTAGGATACCATATTTCTTGTTCAGGTTGGCTAGTAGTATCATTATAGCTGTACATGTCATAGCCAAGTCCTTTTGCTATAATACTTTTGTGAATTGTTCTATCTCCTCGAAGTATTTCAAACCCATCTATATCATTGTACTCCTCTTGTGTCAATAAGCCATTTTTTAAAGATATATCTAAAGCAAATTTAACCACATCTTCATGTATATAAAATCCAATAGGATATATATTACTATCTGTAAACTGAGCTTTTGGGTCAGAGGTTGCTTCTTCTGTACAATCCATAAATGGAGAGACATTGAAATCTGGATATTTAAAATGTCTTATACCTTTATTTCTAAAGTCTGCATTAGAATTTAGTGTGTATTGTCCTCCAGTTTTACTTTCTACAAAAAATTCTTCAAAAGTATCTTTTACATATGGTATATCTGGTAAATCAGACTCCTCTATATGTAGATTTTGTGCATTAAACAACTCATCGTTGTCAGGGTAGGTTGTCTCAGATTCCCAATATGCAAATTCACCTGTCTCATATGGTTTTACATTACAATTTGTACTTAAATTTATTGCCCCGCCTCCTACATCTACTAATGATTCATCTTCAATTTTATAATCTAATAATGTTGCAGTATTTTCAAACTGATATCTAAACAACCTAGTCTCCATTGTACAAGCTTGTGCTCCATTACGAATAGACTCTACATTCATATTTGTACTAAGTAATACTTCTACATCAAAAGGTCTTGAAGGTCTGGAAGCCATTACAAAAGTATCTGACACATATCCACTTTTACCTGTGAATCTGATTCCATATGGATACACTTCATCTCGTAATGCTGATTTATATAGTGCAGAAGATGTTCCATTTGAGTATAGTCCTTCTAGTGTTTCTACTGTTTGCCACAATGCTAATGCTCCTATCAGAAGAGCTGCTGGCTGCAAATTTAAGGCTTTCTTAACAGTTATTCCACCTTCAAATAAATACCCATTTGAAGAAGTTAACATTCTGGTTTTCTCATACACCATCGGCATCTGATAAAGATGCTGTAATGTAGTAGGTTGTTTACTGAAATCATCAGTATGAGTTATAGTTCTAGTGTATATTGGATAAATACCCTCTTCATAATATGTTGTAGTACTATCTAAACTGGCTGTTTGAGCAACTACTATTTTATAATATTTTACCCTGGGGTCATCCCATTCCACTTGTAATAGGACTCCCATATTTGAATTACCAGCCATTTCTGGCTGCCCCATAATAACATCTGCCTTATTAAATATAGATACTGGTGTAGTAGCTGCATAAAATGGAGTGAACTCATTGCCTTGTTTGTCACATGCTGCTACAACATACTCATATACTCCCATTTTTAGATTACCTCCATTAGAGATAGCAATAGGAGTTATACATGGTTTACTGTATCTAGGTCTTAGTCTTAGTCTTTCAACATTTACACAGGTCAGGGGCGTGGATGAGGGGTCAAAGTCCTCCCTATAACTTGTCACAAATATATGCTTACTACTTGTATCATCTGCTGTAAAAGATAAATTTGAAGGATTGGCAAATAAAATAAAAGATGTAGTGAGCGAAGAATTTGCTTGCAATATAGAATCTCTTAATAAGTCAGATGGTGATTCTGAAACTTGTGCATCTGATATTGCAGATATTTCTATTTCAGAAGAATATGCACTCGAAAATGTTACAACTGGCTGTGCCTGCTGTCTAACTTCAATTACAATCTGTTTTCCTGATTCTTCTTGTGTATAAGTAACACTTGTAGTACGATATCCTCCTAGATTATTTTCTACAGAAATCCTATCTAATGCAGGAGTTACCCAAGATGGGTATCCTGACTCAATTGCATAACCTACTGGTATTGGTGTGGAAGAATTGCTTTTATTGCTTGTTCGAGGATTTATTGTTTGTTGTCCTTCAGTATTACTAAATACCATTACAGTAGGTAATAGCCTGAAAGTATAGGTAAAAGGGATACCTTGTTGGAACACTTTATACCTCCCAACTTCAATCACTACTCCATTAATACGTTGTTCAAACACAACATATGTCTCCCTGTCATCTCCTGAATTTGTACTTGGAGTAATTGAATAAGTATTATCAGAAGTGTTTTCTATAGTAACCCAACTATCCAATGCTCTCAACCTGAAATCTATGGGAATATGGTTATCTGGATTACTGAATAGATATCGGTAACTACTTACATCTGTATTTCTGGCAGAAATATCAGTACCAATAAAGAAAAACTCTGTATTAGTTAAACTACTTTCTGTAAATAAAAAATCTATGGGTAACTGAGGTGCTGGCGGGTCAGGATAAATATTTATCGTTACTCCTTGCTTTATAGTTATTGTTTCAGTATATCCTGACTCGTTCTGAGTTACTGTAACTATTCCTTCCCTAACTGCACTTGTAGTATTAGCTGCTATATTTAATTGTCCAAAGAAAGTATCTACTACTAACCAAGGAGAATCACTGGTTATAGTGTAATCAATGTTATTTAATATGTCAGGGTGATGTATATCTTGTTTATAGCTTAGAATACTATAAGGAATTATATGTGATGCACTGGAGCATTGTTGAGATACTGGTGCTACATTAAGTATATATCGCCATTCGGGGTCAGGGTCTGGTGCTGGAGGAGCCACCTCCTGTATAATAGTAAGTCTAAGTATACTATTACTTTCAGCCTGTCTTAGTAAAAGGCTGGTCTCCCTGGGTATGGTTCCTAAATTTTCACTTATAACAAACTCCTTAGTTTCAGAATCATACTGAATCCAATTTGGGAGTCCTTCTAAACTTACTGAAAGTTCTTCATGTTGAAATGGAGTCAATTGATTATCTCTAAAACTGTCTAAAGATACTGGAAACACTCCACCTAAGCCTGACGCAGCTATTGTTTCAGGTACTAATTCAAATGTATATTTCCAATCTACTGGTGTAGGAGGAATAAATATACCATCTTGTCTAATGGTTATTGCAACTTGTCTTCCACTTTCGTCTTGCTGTAGTAATAGAGTAGTATTACGTCCTGCTACTTCAGTGTTATTATCCACTGTATATGAATATCCTGTAGCTGTTTTTACTTGATGTACCCAGTCAGGGATTGGGGAAATGATATTGTAATCTAAGTTGGTTCGAACTCCTTCTGACTCCTCATCACTTTGCTTGTACCAATCAATATTATCTAACTCTAACCTCCTTGTTGGATTCAGATTATCTGTAAAATATAATACTTTTCCACACTTCTCATTTTTTAAATCAATAGTACCTTCGCGAAATGGATGTGTAATAGAGAAATTCAATGTACCATTACAATCATCTGAAAGTAAGGTAGTGTACACATTAGATGGTAATTGTGCTATTTCCTCTAACTTCTCTGTAATAATCTCTTTGTGGTCACAGGCGTAGCTCCAATCATTATCTTTAAGGTCTAGCTCACTTCCTAATGTTATAAATCCTATTTCAGAAACTTTCGTAGTGTCATTAGCCAAGAATAAGTACACCCTGTTAGTAAGTGCATCATAAATATTACCTATTACTACAAATCCTACAGGAAGAACACTATTTAATAAATTGGATGGTTCATTTTGTAGCTTTACCATACCATCTCCTCCTTCACTATTTAGGATTGCATTTTTAGCGAAAGTATATGATGCATCCTTAAGTTCCATTGGATGTGTATCAGTATCCATCCCTGCTTGCGGGACATTATATTTATCTTGTCTAACCACAGTATGTTAGTTTTAGGTTGTTTAGAAATAATTAAGGTCGAGTACGAAAATACTGTTCTGTATTACGTCTATTCTGAGCACGCATACGAACATATGATGTGTTAGAGAAGGTGCTAACTTTCGCATCTACTGATGCTGGTCTTGCTGTTTCCATAGCTTTCTGACTCATCAATTGATATACTGGTATTGCTTGTTCGTTTTCAATAATAATGTACTCTAAAATCTTCATCAACACATAGTACTTTATGTGCTCATAAACAAATCCTTTATTTGAGTTCTGAATCATTGGTCTGTTATTCTCATCCAAAGGAATCCCATAGTATTGAACATAAATAGAGCCACTTGGAAAAGATGTCTTAAGCATCCTTTCGCTCATTATTTCCACTTGATACTTAGAAGACCTATCTTGACAATTTCTACATTCATCTGTACACATTCCTGAAAGCATTCCTTTCCCAAAGGTCAGGGGTGTCCTACCTCTAAGCCGAAACCGTGCCACTTCTGGTACATAGGTCATTTCACAGCCAACTGTAGTCTCTATTTCAGAATCACAATTCTCACATGAATTTTCTGTCTCTCTATATCTGGTAGTTTCAGCCCATTTAAACATCTTTTGTGCTACTGGGTATGGTCTTGGCTTACATAAGTTGTCTTCTTCGCTCTCACAACTGGAACAAGGGTCACATGGAGATTGTATAGGCTCGCAAGAATGACATTTATACATTGCATTTACTCTATACAGATTACTTGGTAACATGCCTCTAAAATCAGCAATAGGTACTACATCTTCATAGTCTACCATGACATTATTTCCAAACACTTTTAGTTTATCCATTGTAAAAGCTATAATGTTGGCCTCAGTCACAAATCCTGAGTCCTTATACTTACGAAGCATAGTTTGTACCTCGCTGATAAGTTGGTCTATACCTATTTTGTCTTCAAAAATATTCATAATGTCAATTTTTTATACCATTTTCCCTATTATTTAGGAATATTTCATAAAAATTCTTATACTTATACCCCTTCCTTAGATTTGCACTTAATGTTTGTTTTACTGGTCTACTGAACATTCTATCCATTGTCCAACCATGTAGAACTGTATTGTTAGTGGTGTCAGGGAAGAAATCTAAGACATATTGATATCCATCTGTATGGCTGTTAAGGAATATCTCTTTATTTTTATAAGTAGATACTAGTAAATTTGTAGAACTTCTCCAGACTCCAAAATATCCAATATTGTATAAATGTATTCCTGCTATATTTTGAGTTACTGATTTGGCAACTTCATCAAAAATCATGCCCACAATATTAATTACCTTGTTTGTGCCTACAATTCTTTTTTCTTTAGGTCGCGAACACTGATGGACTTGATGTGTATAAAATTTAACAAAATCACTTCCTGTTAAATATACTTTTCCCTTAGCTCTACTAATTTTTTCTGACATTCTTAAACTTGTCCTCCTTTAGCATTACTATTTCCATCTGGAAGTTCATCCTCCACAATTTGTCGCGTGGTAGTTAACTCCTGAATGGTATATTGCATGATAGGAACTAATAACTTATCAGAGCAAACAAATGTTAAGTCCCAGTGATTGGTGCATTCCCCTGTCTTACCTTTGTCATTATTAGCAGTGTCATCCCGTTGAAGGGAGAAAATAAGGACATTTACAGCCTCTATCGAGAAGTCTTTAATATATAAATAATCATCAAATACAAACCATGATGGAGTATTGGGAATTAAATCTGCATATCTGGGGGTTGTTTTATCTACTATATTTTCATATATTACCTTTTTTAACTCTACAGTGTCAGTGATGTTGGTAACCATAATTACTGAATTTCCAAAACGACTGCTGACTGAATGTGGTAGTTTTTCTTTACTTCTCATCAATACACTACACCGTACTGCTAATCCGCATCGTTGTGCAGTTACCTTCTCCATTTCCACACATTCCAACTTAGTAAACAAACTATCCTCTCTGAATAGTGTACCTTCTAATAATTTCTGAGAATGTAAAGTTGTAGAATATCTTAATGCTGTTCCTAAGATGAGCCTACGAGAAATTCGGTCATCTTTGTTTATCATTTTTAATTGTCCAGAAATTTGACTAACTAATTCCCGATTTGTCATAGTATTCAATATTAAATATCAAAAGTTGTATAATGTCCTCTAGTAAACATTATATGTTGTACTGTATTATTCTTATGTAACAAACAGTGTGCTTGCGCCCAATTAGATGCTCCTACATTATATCCAAGTCGCAAGTATGTTGAAGTTCCTACTGAATAACTATCATTTATTACCCCTGGAGAATGGCTGTGGCCTGTTATAGTTGGTGTATTTAATTTTGCAAACTGGGTTAAAGAACCTCTTGTCCCCCCCTGTCCAATATGTCCATGCATTCCTAATTCAAACCCACCTATTCTATATGAATCATTAAGACCTAGTGTTGTTACTTTTGTGTTTATATCTGGGTTATTATCCAATATATTTGCTAAAATACCCTTGTCATTTTGAGCATTTAAAGCTATGTCTGCTAACCATAGGTAGGCTCTGGCATTTTTTATATCCTTTTTCCAATCTATATCTTTTATCCATCTGTCGAATCGGTTGTCGTGATTGGAGTTGACAATAATATTTTGTGAAGTAGGAACTTCCTTTATAAACTTTGTTATTTGATTAATCTCCTCAAATACATCATCTTGAAATTTATCTAACCTCTTAATCTGCTGTATTGGGTCGTTTACTATATGATTATTTACAGATTCACCATCTGCAAGGTCATGAAATATTGATATAGGAATATTAAGTCTGTTAACTAACCTATCAGTTTCCATCTTAACATGTGTATCTGTACTACCTACATGAATATCTCCCCAAACAATAGCAGCAGCATAGTCATTTATTTTTACCTCCCCATTGCTTACTTCATGTATTAAATCTATGAATGAACCATTTATTTCTGCTTCTACTTGCCTTATATGAAACACATCTTCATTGCGAATTTCAACTATAACAAATCCATTCTTATGAACAAATTCTGCTTTCTTACCTAACTTAGAATGTATATAATTTGGCAAAGTTATTGACATAGTTGTAAATAACGCTTTGTGAGGTGTGCCTTCTAATGTGGGTAAACATTGAAAATGACGTTTAGGATGTCCTATAATAGATGTTTTATCTCTACTGATACCCTCCAGACCTCTAAGTGGGTACTCTGCTGTAGGAGATACATTAACATCCGAAAGAATATTTACATATTTATGGATATCATGTCTTGTAAAATCCCAGTAAGGATTGGTTTCCTTATTATAATATACAGACCCATTTCTAGGGTCGGGTTTGTGGTAAACACCTAATATAACTGCTAATTCTGCATTTAAAAACTCCTTATATGCTAGTATATTCTCCCACAATTGTTTGTGTAATTTGCTGTTATTCTGCTCCCATGTTAAGATGTAATACTTACTCTCATTAAGTTGTAGGGGTTTAATATCTGTTGTTTTATCTGTAGTAGGTGTAACATTATTATGTAACTCCCTTGCTAAAAACGAAGATACCCACCTTCTAACAGAATCCTCTCTTTTAAAAGTTATTTTAAACTTGTCTATTATATTTCTGGATAATTCACTAACACTACTAGCTTGTTTGTAATTACTTAATATATACTCTTTTACTTCAGTAGTCATATATGTAGTATCATTTTGATAATCAACAAAGATACACTTTTTACCATTGATTATCAAATTTCTATATTTAAAAAATCAAAAAAAGTAGACGAAATATTCCATCTACTTTAATTATCATTATATCTTTAAAATATCAATACTTAAACTAACTTATTCTCTTCCTCAGTAGAACTTGCACCTGCTACTTTATCCACAACTCGTCTTCTAAAAATAGTAAAAAGAACTCCTATAAAGTCAAAAATAGCTGGCTTAGTTCCTGTAGCTTTTTTTATGTTCTCTCCTATGCTCTGAAATTCATACAGACATGCTGCTACTAAAATAACTATTTGTACCCACATTAAGGTCTTATATGCCCATTGATGGTAAATTACTGATGCAAATACTCCTAATGTACCTATAAGCCCTGTTAGAAGAAGTACTCCTAGTAACTTCCAGAAAGTCCTATACAGCTTATCTGCTCTAATAACGCTATCTTTCGACTTTCGTCTTGAGGATGCCTTTTTAGCAGCCCATACTCCAGTACCAAAATCTACTACTAAGAATAAAAGATAAAAGATAACCCCAAATATCTCTATTACAACAGGCATCATTACATCTTTAGTTGGTACTCCTCCTATAAATGTTTCCGAAGACATTCCCACTATACTAGTACATCCAGTTAGTATAAAAGTACTCAGTATAGCTGCCAAAGTAAGAAGCCCACCACGTTGGCAGTTAATAATTTTTCTTAAATAATGTCTTTGTGGTGTTATAATATATTTCATATAATTACTAGGGGGGGGGATATTTATCAATTAGAAAAAAAACGACCTGATACTACAATCTAACTACCAGGTCATTTACATATCATTAACTTATATCTGTACTATCTGTGAATTGTTCTCCAAAACAAATATAGGCATTTGTACAAATGAATTATTTTCTAGTATGTATGGCAAAATTAGAGTGTCTGGTTGTACCAGCTCTGTAAATGTAGAACTACCTCCGCTATTTATTCTAAATCCTTCACTACTATTCCAAAACAGAACTACAGGAGTTCCTACAGGGGGTACCATCATAGTGGTTAAATATTGGTCAGGAGATAAGGTAGGTTCATTTTTAAACAAATAAACTGGTGCCTGTTCAGGATGTGTAACATAGAAATTAAATGTAATATGTCTATCAAAGAGGTCTCCTGATGTTGGTGGCTGTAATACATTATATGTAGTGTGTACTCCATATATACTCTGGTGTCCTATACCTACATTTGCATTTCTTATAGAACCTGTCAAATTATTCTGTTGTGATTCAAATGTCCATTGGTAAGTCTCACCTGACACATATGTAAGACCTGTTGATGCTAACCAACTTGGTAGTGTTGCTGTTTGTACAATAGGTTCTAGTGGTGTACGTACTCCATTTAACTCTGAATAAGAAGTGACATCTACAGTTGCTGTTGTAAGAAAATCTCCTACAGCAGCTGCTGAAGGGTCGAATGATAGGTGATATGTAGTTACAGGTGCTCCTGCTTGACTTAGTGAGAAGGCACCAGTCACATGTCCATTATCTATAATAAGATTAGCTACTCTAGTATATTCCTCTGTTGAAGCAGTTACCGCTATTTCTACTGGGTACACTCCTTGTGCAGATGGTGCTCCAATATTAGTTATGCTTGCCCAAGTTGGTAAGTTAGTAATTGTTGGAAGTACAGGAGTACGTACTCCGCCTGTTAGAGAATATGATGTTACATCAAACTGTACTGGTTGTGCTTCATATGTTATATTATCTTGTTGTGGGTCTACACTTATATGATATGTTGTTGTTTCTGGGGGTGCTGGTATTTCAGTGGTCAGGGTTGTTGTTACCCTATTAAGACCATATCCCATAATAATTACTTCAGCAAATCCACCTACAGGTATTGTTATATCATCTTGAAAAGATTTATTTCGTGGTTGTACATCAGAGATATCCACTATACATTCAGATGTTCCTGAGTTGCGGATAAATAATCTACACTGTGTACCACATGCTATTGCTCTACTTGCAGAAACCTCTTCAAGTTTTTTATTGTTAACAATATCCATCTCTGCATAAACATCTCTGTTTCCTACCATAGAAAACGTGATTCCTGTAGGTGTTACAGATGTTATTGCCTCTACTGGTACAAGCATCATATTTGGATTCTCAACTACCCTAGTCTCTATTTCAGTTATTACCTCTGACTTAGAAAATACATTTAGTTGGTCACGGGTGATGTTGATGGTTTGTGCAGAACTTGTATCATAATTACCTCTAGTTACTCCCTGCACCTGTACTGCCAAATTAGCATGGCTATGACTTGCTGGAGCTGCCCCCAATGATACTAATGACAAGTCACCTGTTCCTAAAATAGTATTGCCAGCAATTGTCTTAATATTAGTGCCACTAACTAAAGTTGCTTGTTTACCATCCACTAATGTTTTTAGTGCACGACCTTGATTAGCCGATAATGCATTAGTTGTGGAAGTAGAAGTAAGATTATCTATTACACTAGGTACAGTTATTGCATCTATAAGAGCCTTTAAAACCCTACCTTGGTTAGCAGAAAGAGCATCGGTGGCGGAAGAAGAGGTCAGGGTGTCTAGGACTGTTGTGGTAGAGCCTCCTGAAATGACTATATCTCCTGCGCCTAACACTGACTCCCCATTAATTGTCTTTATACTAGTACCTGATACTAATACGGGTTGTACTGCAATATTTCCTGAGCCTAGTATAGTTGTGTTATTAATAGTCTTGATATTTGTACCAGAGACTAGTGTTGCTTGTTTTCCGTCAACTTGTCCTTTAAGTACTCGTCCTTGATTTGCTGACAAAGCTGCTGTAGTTGAAGTTGATGTTAAACTATCTAATACACTAGGTATTGCAATAGAGTCTATTAATGCTTTTAAAGCCCTTCCCTGATTTGCTGATAATGCATTCACAGTTGATGTAGAGGTAAGTGTATCCTCTACAGTTATAGTGCCTATATTATCTATATAATCAATTACATCTTGTGCTAGTTTCGCCATAGTAACTGATGCATTCATAAGTTGTACTGTACCTACTGTACCATCCATTAACTTAATACCAGCAACTGACCTATCTAGTAAAACTGCACCTCTTAAAATTCCTGCCATATTTTTACTTTCTTATAGTTTTACATTATATACAACTTGAACAACATCACCTGCCTCTACTAATATTCCAGAAGAAGCTAACTGAAGTGCAATCTGATTTGGTGCTTGGAAAGTATATTTAGATGCATCCAGTTTTAGTCCTTGGAAATATACACCAACAATACTATCTATAGTATTTGAAGTAGCCACAATATTTTGTCCAACAAACTCCTCAGACAATGTTTTAGTAAGTCCACCTAATTTAATCTTTATATCTGAGACTTCTTGCATCAAACTGTTAACATCAGATTGAAGTTGTGATACATCAGACTTGATATCTAAAATTTCCTGGTGAATAACATTTACCTCAGAATGAAGGTTAGTAACATCCTGTTGTAGATTCAGGTATTTCTGTTTAAGGTCTTGAATATCTGCATCTTGTGCTATATTTTTTATTTGGATATCTGAAATTAGTTGGTCATACAATACTAACTTAGAATTTATATCAACCAGTTGATTTTTGATATCATCAATGTCAGAATTAATTGGGTTTAAGAGAGACTCTATCCAAGAAGTTCTTACAGCAAATGAAATAGTATCAGCATCATTAGTTACTACAATGCTTTCCGTACTTCTCAAAGTCCTAATCTCTCCAATATCATCTGAGTTTAGCCCCTTATATATCTCAATTCCACCCCCTACATTCTGTCCAATAAATCCATCCTGAATCTGCTCCAAAACAGACCCAAAGAGACTATTTATATTGACCAACAATGTCTCCAGTCTCTCACCATAGGTACCTCCAATTTTGTCGAGAGGTCTATTTCCTTGGTAGAATACACATTCAGTTGCTACAGTCACCTCACATCCAGAGGTGTTATAGTGCGCACATCCTGAGCTTCCTCCACAACTACAGTTATTTCTTGCCATTTTTGTATATTTTATTTGTTATTTAATGCTTTTAAATTTTTTATCTCTGCTTGTGCTGCTTTTAACTGCTTTCTCATAGAGAGTACCTCTGACCACATTCTTTCTAAGGTATCATTTAGTGTTTCTCCATTTACAATAACAATCTCAGAGTCAGAGTGCTCTGGTTTCTCCATTACAATACACCTAGATAGCATTGGGGCAGCGCAGATACTTCTAGTATTGTCAACCCCTAATTTTCTGACTTTTCTAACTGGATTAGGCATTGTCGATTATCTCATTTAGTTTATCTAATACAAACTGATTAAACTCACACTGATTAACTATAACTACTGGTGCACCACACTTATCAATAAGGGTACCATAGTTCAACTGACAATTAGAAAACTCATCATCACATCCTAAAGAACAAGATATTGAACACAAAGTTTCTCCAATTTGTACCAACAAATCCTTTAGGGTGCCATCATGTTCTAGACAAGCAAGCTGTATGTCAGATACATCCAGTTCGTTTTTCAAATCACATGCTAGAGTATACAGGTCTTCTAATACCATTTGTGCATGTATTCGCTGGCTAGTACCTGCTATATCTGAACATTCTGGTATATTACCTTCGTAGTCCACACAAACTGCATTTACTCTTGACCCGCAGTTACACTCTGGTATTCTATAATCACATGACATATTTTGATATGTTTATTATTTTTAATAAATATACTACAAAGTTACTAAACCAACTTTATGTGTACAAATACCTATGTTTTATATATTAAAGAGGAATGCAACCTCTAGAGTCGCATCTCATTTCCTTTATACATATTTAATTGATTAGATATAGTACATTCCTCACACTTTGTATAATCAGTCAAACAGATAACTTCCTGCATAACTATAGTAGTTAGCATGTCAAATCCCGATATCATGTCACCAATATAAAATTTATTGTGATTTACAAATCTGTCAGCTAAACTTTCAAACCGTAAATCTATCATGTATCGTAAGTTGTTATCATTAATCCTGACTAGTGTCTGTGCCATCTATCTTAATCAGTATTTGGTTGTATTTCATTTCGTCTGGACACTCTTTGTATATAGTGTCTATCCACTTAGCTATTTGATACCTTATTTGTTCTTTCTCTTCTTTGGGAGAGTCAGAATGTGCTAGTTTATTAAATAGTTGAAGTAGCATTTCGTAGGTCACAGGACAGTCTCGCTGTGCTCCTTTCTTAACTGCTTTACTACCTTTCTTCTCTGTAGGACTAGTAAACTTTTCTTGATAATAGTTCCTAGTTATTTTATTTCTATTTCCGCAACACCCCATGACAATTCATATTTTTTAGTAATTTTTCTGCTTCTAAATATATCTCATGTGCTTTACACCAGTTTCCTAGCCTAATATGTGCTCTTGCTGCCAACAACATAAAATAAATCTTAACAAACATTTCCTGATTAGCAGCACTCATATTGTTACATCCATCTAACATAGATACCAGTAACTTATCAAACTCTAAACGTAATTGGTCTGTTTTAAGAAAAAATTTCTCTCTATAAAAAGTATCGGGAGAGCCTTTAACTGTTATTTGATAAACTCCATCTGGTAAATCTACATCATATCTACAGGTTTCTTTCTGTAATCCTAATGACTTGGCTGTTACTACTGTAACCTCATTTTTCATAAATGGATTCACTACAGGAGTTTTGTAACCTGGTGGAACAATCTCTATTACAGCAGGATTATTCTCTATTTCTCCCCAATCAGAAGTGTCTATTAACACAATCTGTTTTGGTTCAATAGTATCATCTAATATATTAAAATCTATGTTTATTGCTGTAAGTGCCATTCTGTTAAAAAATATTATATTTTATACTGCCACCAATAAGATTACTACCTCCCATGACTCCATACATCCACCTATCTTTACTATAATCCAATGTTCCTAAAATAGTAGAAGTGTTATTAGTATGAATAACCCCAGCTCCTATATACCATTTGGCTGATTTTAAAGCTGTATGTTGGCTTTTAGAATAAATTTGGATATCTTCTACCTGTAACCATGTTGGAGTGTTAAAAATTACTCTCTGTACATTTTCTGTATCATTAACTATTGAGAAGTCCAACTTAAATGGATATACTGTAAATTCAGTTTTTGCATTTGTACTATCTATTACTGCTGTATATTTTATAAATGGGTTGTCTATTGTTGGGAACCAATCGGTCAGGGTGGTTGCCTGAGTTTGTTTATCAACATACAACAATACAGTATCTAGTTGAATTACTTTTTGTGTTTGTAAACTTCCAAAATAAAGAAGTTCATATTTCTTAGCTTTTTGAAAAAGCTCATTATTTTCATTTTTTAATATATTAGATAACTCTTTCTCAGTGTTCAAATCATTAACAACTTTAACATAGTTTGTTGAGTCTAACTTTTTCACATTATCTGCCTCTATAAGTTGTTTCTTTAACTGATAGCTTAAGTCATCCTTTGCCCCCAAAGCTATATTGTAATATACTACTAAGCCTATTATAGTAAGTATCAATACAACATATGAAATGATAATTAGTTTTTTAGTCATATTATAAAAATATAATATACTGTACACCCCATTTAAGAGGTGTACAGTTATTGTTGTTATAGAGATGCATCCGCAGCTACTGCATCTGCTCCGCCAAGTTTGGCGATAGCATTTATAAGGTCTTCAACCTCCTGATGTTGTCCAAACTCTACAATGAAGTGATAAATAACTTCTTTAGAGTGTTTATAACCATGTGCATATCTATTAGTTTTCGCTAGTTTAACCCAGTAGTCAACATATTGAGTACGCATATCCAAGATACTTTCTTCGCCCTTAAAGAAACGTTCAATATAAGTATCGCTTTCATTTTCTCCCAAGAAGAACTCCATATCCTTGCGAACAAGTGGCATAAATCCTGCACCAAGATGTGTAATCTCATTAGCTGCTTGCAACTGTTTAACTGACCAAGGTTTAAGGTCAATACTTGGATTTGCCAATGTATTTGTGCGATTCCATCCAGCAGATGCTTTAATGTGCGCAGAACCTAGGTAATAAGGAACAATAGTACGAAGGCATTCATTAGGGAAGAAGTCCATAACCTTACCTTCCAACTTCAATCCTACTCTACAGCCTACAGCAGCTACACCTTCAACACATCTCCACTCAGCACCTTGATAGTCCCTAGGGGCGGATGCTTTGTAAGTATCTGATGCATTTTGACAGCTGATACATACTTCATTAGTATATACTTCAGCTTGGTAGCGTGAGATACAAGCAGCTTGTTGTCCAAGTGCAGTTACATTATTGTTTGGATATGCACGTTGTAGTTCCTCCAAACGACTATTTGCTCCTCCACAATCCGTATCTTGCAAGTCAATATAGAAAAGTGCCTTAGTAACTTTACATGTTGAATCTACCTCTTTCCATTCGAATCTTGTCTCACCTGTTGCTAAACATACAGTAGCTACTTCTCCTTGTATAGATACATCTATAATACCAGCTGTAGCTAGAAGAGTGTCAATGTCAGCTGGAGCTACTACACTTTCAGCTATAACTGCTACAACACCAACATCATTACGAGTATCTTCATATTTTACACTGTTACCATTCTTAGTTCCAGGGAATGCAGATATAACTGTAGCAGCATTTGTTTCTGAAGGACGGAAAGATACATTATAAACTACACCTCCAATGTTAGATTCTGTATATCCTGTTGGACATTCGTCACATTCTGCGAAGAAATCTCCTTCTTTTATAACTAAATCTTCCTTAGTCAGGGTAAATGTTGGAAACTCTTTTACAGAATAAGTAGAAATTCCACCTGTGCGACCTACTCGTGTTACCTCACCATTAGTAGTTGCTTGTACTGCCTGTCCATCAAGATGTGTACCACCATCTGGTACTATCATAATGTACTCTTTTACATCCTCTTCAGTTACTCCAGGAAGAGTATTGCATTTTTTAACCAGATAAACATTGATAACATCACCTAGTTTATTTCCGCCTGGAAGTCTTGTATCCTTGATTTCTTCCATTAGTTTTTCAAATATTGGAAGCATATCTACAGGAGCACAAGGGTCACAGTTAACACACTCATCAGCTGGACATATTGGTGCAGCTACAGTGTAGTTAAATGTTGCGATTCCATCTGAAAATCCTAGAAATGACAGAATGTCACCTGTTAGTTGTAGTGTAATGGCACGTGTCTCTCCAGGAAATAGTTCGGGTGCTGTAGAGTCATCTGAACCATCAAATCCTATAACCAATTTATCTACTGTAAGTTGATTGTCGAGTGGTGCAGAAACACCTACTTCTACAATCTGTGATTTATCAAACGGAAATGAGGCAGCTGACTTAAATGGTCGACCACGATAAGGAAGTCCTCCAGGAATACCAGCTCTTAGTACAAATTTCTCATTTTTTGGAAATACTAGGTCAGTATTAATATCTACTGCTTTCTTTCCTTTCTCGCCTAGTCGAGTCTCAAAAAACAACCCTGCTTGTCCTACTGCTAGTACTGATGCATCTCCAGTTGTTTTTACATTATTTACCGCTATATAACGGTGCTCTCCTTGATGTAACATGTTTTTATTGTTTTAAAAATTATTATTAATTCTTGCCTCTAATTGGTAGTTTTGCCACTGCATATCTAGAAACTAATATCTCAACTATATCATGAATTGCTGTATCTTCCCATTCAGTTTCTATAGTCTTAGTAGGATTTCCAAGTGCATCTAGATTACCAGCCATATCTATTCTTTTAGGCTGTCTGTAGTATACTAATCCGACATCTGATATTTTAAAATTCCCATCATTATAAATAACTATACTGTCATCTCCTATATAATAAAAACTCTCTCTGAAATCAAAACTAGGTTTGTGATATTCATCTGTTAGTAAAAAAGTTATATCACTTGGTTTAACTTCTTCTACATACATTAAATCACTACACTCTCCTTTTGTACCTGTTACTATTATCTCTTCACGCTTTACGAAGTCAGGAGGTAGTTGGAATCTCTGCTCTTGCTTAATCATACCTGGCTTCCCTTTTAACTTCTTAGCTGGTACAAGAAACTTCTGTGCATATTGTACCTTGTCATTCTGTCTGGTATTGTCAAGTATAGTTCTCAAGTAAACCTCTTGTGCTTTGTTATAAAAGATAACAAATCTAGCTTCATCTATTGTTACCTGATTGTTAGAGTTAGTATCTACTAGTTCTTTAGTAAGGTCAAATATTTCTTCAACTTGCATAACTTAACATTTAATTAAATCATGGAGGGCTTTTTGCTACCCTCACATGATTCTAATTATCACCAACTAAATGGAAACAGGGGTATCTTTACTACTGCCCTCTTTTTTAGTAGAAGCAGTTTTCTTTTTTGTTTTCTTTTTTGGAGTTACTTTATTAACCTTTTCCTTCTTTTCAGAAAATACAGGTGCTTGGTACCCTTTTCTCTTAGCATACTCTTCTTGTAGCCTTGAAAGTATCTCGTCTCTAATGAAATCATCGAAAGTCTCATCAGCACCACTTAACTTGTAAATAACATCATCTATAGTTACTCCTAGTGCTGTTCCTTGGAATCTCCAAGTTTTATTAGCAATAACAAGGATGTTGAATGTGCGAAGGTCTTTCACTCTGGCAGTCCACTCTATTTTGGATTTTCCTTCCATAGTCTGTGCCATATCAAATACTTGGAATAACTGACTCATAGAAGTTTTTAAATCCATTCCTTCTAATATCTTCAAGAATGTTTTACGTACATAATCCTTGTCTGGGGTTGTGTCTGCTGAGAAAAGACTCATATACTTCATAATTGATAGTAAATATGTGAAATCATTCTCCAGCAAATCTCCTAGATAAGTACGTGCATCATCCTTTTTATCCAATAATTCTTCTTGCTCGTCTTTTGCTAGGCTGTAATCCTCTATCTTGTAAGGTGTCTCAATCAATGTAGGATTAGAAAGATTTTCTTGAGTAGCAATATTACCATTCAGTAGTGCAAAATACAATGCCATTCGATGCTCCACTAAATCTAAATTAAATATTGACCCAGTATGCATCAGGTATCTGTAACCTCGCCAAAATAAGTAATTAGAGGGTGAAAGATGTCCTTTCAATCCTAGTTTATTTTCATAAGGAGTAACAATAAATTCCTGTAAAAACTTTACAATTTCCTGTTTGGTTCTATCATCTACTCCTAGAGTTTGCCAAATAGGACAGTCAACTGTAAATCCTGTTAGGAAGGTTCCTAGAGGTATTCCATCAGCCCCTCTTTGGTCTCCTATTTCTTTGAATCCAATCTGATGTGATTCATGAACTCCTTCATGTGGGTCTTTAAAAAACCCTTTCTTTTTCTCTTCTGGAGTTGAATACCTGGTAGTTTTATCTTTAACTACATAAACTTTCCCCTCTTCAAATGTAACCCCAAATAGTTTTCGTGATAATTTTTTTGTCATTTTATATTTTTTTAGTTTAAAAAATATACTTGGAGGAGGTTTAGTCCTCCAAGTAATATTTGCTATGTAGTATTGACTTAAATTATAGTCAATCGAGGTCTTTCAAGTTCTACTACAAACATTGCAGATTTGTCTGCTATCCAAGCAGCTGAACGAGCATGCATCCAGAACTCTGTAGTCATTGACTTGGTAGAGCTAATATGAGAAAGATTCTCAACCAAATGTGACACACTGTTCATACGACCTTGTTCCCATCCCCAATGTAATGACCTGCGAGGTTTTACATAGAATACTGAACTAGCCATCAATGAGCTATTACCTTCCAAGGGCTGTGCAAAACGTATGTTAGGGTCAGAGAACACATTTGTAGCATTAGCATCCCTCACATCTAGGTAGCCAGAATAAGTGCTTCTGGAACGACCGCTGCTATTGTATAGTTTATTTGTAAATCTATCTTGTCCTGAAGTATAATCCAAAGATGGTTCATGTTCGTAATCAAGATATCCTACTCCAGGTAGATACACATTTCCGATACGTATTTCATCTACAGTAAGGTTTGATAAGTCGCCATGTACTGGTGGTTTAGGTAAGAACTTGTCTGCTCCCATCAATGTTTGATATGCAGGAGAAGAAAGTACTGAACGACCATGATTCTGCTTGATAAAGTCTAGATTTTCTGCAAGACCTTTACCTACACGAAGTTTTATTCTACGGTTAGTTACTGGCATATCTAAGTTGTGAATAAACACAGAGTCTGACAACTTCTGTAAGAAAGCCATATCCACACCTCCTGGAACTGCATAAGTAAGGATATTGCCACGTCTCATTTGTGTGTATAGACCTTCATTGATGCGTTTGTAGCCGTTTATTTCTGTAATCATACCTTCCTTAGCCCACAGCATCTGTGAGGTCTCAAGTCTAATAAGTTCAGATACAGCCATAGCCTCAAACAAAGACATTACAGAGTCTGTTGTTGGATTAATACTTAGTAAACCATCAACACCAACTGTTTCTCCAGCAACATAGTTGTCCAAAAGAACCAACATATCGTATGGTTTATTTGTGCTCGATTGGAATAGATTTACACTATTCAATACTTTATCAAGTATATTCTTTGTACTTCCAGACAGTCCATTCATAGACTTTTCTGCACCATATAGTGTAGAAGCAGTAGCAACACCAATCTGATTAGCCAAAGAAAACTCTTGTACGAGTTCTTCAACTTCAAAATCATAGTTGAACTCAGAATAGTCTTCTGAAAACTCACCCATTGAATGTGTGATTTTGAAATATTCTGTACCAGCAGTAAGTTTATCCATTGGGAAGTACAAATCACCAGCTCCTTGTGTAATTTTTACATAGTGTTTATACATATCACCAGCTGGTTCAATATCATAGTCCTCAGATACTATAATTTGAATACCATCCTCTTTATCATAAGTCAACACATCGCCTTGACGCATTGCTTTATTCAAATAAATAGGGAATGGTGTACCATCAAGTCCTGGTCGGTCATTTGCTTCTGACGGAGAAGTAGTACGCATTATTTTAAGACCATTGTAACGAGTAATAGGTGTACTATATGTAAATGTAGTACGGCCATCTTCCAGGTTAATAACAGCCTTCTTCTGCAACATATCTGTCATTATCCGTGGGATAGTGTTAGTATGTCCCATAGCAGTACCTAGGGCATCAAATGTATGTAACATTCCAAGATGTGTCTGGTCTTGCTTGAATTTGAACATTTCGTTTACAGTTGACAAATCCTTCAGACCACTATGTATAGTCTTTAGTTTGCCTGCTGTAGTCAGATGCACGGCTCTATCACCATTTCGTGTGATTAAAAGTCCTTTGTCAATTAGATTACTCATGCTTTTTAAGTTATTTAATAGTTTTTATTACTTATTGTATTCTATAGTTGTACTTTTATAGTTGTACTGTTTGTTCCTTGGTCAGGGGTTGGATTTTCTGGTAATGCCTCAGGTTTAGGTTTATTATAAACATTAGGTTTCGCCATAGTTAAATTCAGACTTCGTCCTCCACCTTCTGTACCAGCTACTACTCCTTTAACTACATCAAGCTTTGTTTTGTTTACAAGTTCTGCACTTTTAGTTTTTATATATTCTTCTTTGTTATCCAAGAAAAGAATCAAGTCTGCTCCATATTCTGGGTCATCTAATCGTTGTGCATAAATAGAGTCTATATAAAATCCTGCTTGTTGATTTGGAAGAGGTGCTAGATATTTCTCAACTACTACCCTTGCTTTACTTTCTGACATTCCTGAATCCCGAAGTTTATTACGCATTTCAGCCTTTACCTGCTTCAAACGTTCTACCTCGTCATTTTTAGCCTTGATAGCTGCTTGCTGTTTGGCTATGATAGTTTGTTCGTTCTCTGCATTCAGTTTTTCATAACAAATTCTTCCTTCCGATTCTAGTTTACCCTCAGCCATGTATCCCTTAATCATTGCTACAATAGCATCATCTTGGAGGCCTTTGCTTCTATAATATGCTACTACTGCTAATTGAAGTCCTTCCTCTGTACTAAGGTCTATTTGAGCCATCGTATCATTAGCAACATCATATGCTCTAAGTGCAGCTTTAACATCTCCACCATTTACCATAGTTTCAATTACCGCTCGCATCACAGGTGAAAGAATACTCAAATCGACAGAGTTAGTATCCTTCTCTGCTCTCTCCTCAGTCTCTACTGTTTTTAATAATGCATCTAATGCCTCTCTAGAAGTTAAGTATTCTTCGATAGGAACTTGCTCCTCTCCTATTGTTACTGCTTCGTATTTGGGTAACTTACCTATACTTACTAAATACATATATGTATTATAATAGGAGATACTTTCTTCGTTTGTTGAAGGCAGTGTCTTTGCTGATTCTACTGACTGTGTACCTGCCTCTATTGTACTAGCAGGTTTAGGTTCTTCTGGTTTATTTACTTCATCCAGGATATTACTTGCATTAGATATTGCTTGTGATTCATCTACTTCTGTTAAATCCCCCAATCTAAATTTGAAAATCCCTGATTGATTGCCTATTGGTGTTTCCATTTTCGTACAAATTTACTGTTTTTATATTTTATGTTAAAATTTATCTGAACTCTCAAAAAATATATGTTAATTCGCTAGTTAAAATCAGTTAATTCATATTACTCTGATTTTATATCTTTATACTTCACAAGTTGATACTTAAAAACACTGTCTGCTTGTTGAAATTGTGCATCAAATCTATTATTATATTTTCCTATAGGCATCTCTGTAGATATTCCTTGGGTGTCTTCTGTTGTATATGAAAGGTGTATATTATATGTATTACATCCTACTAACAAGAATAAAAATACTACCAGCCATACAGGATGGTCACATTTTCGACAAAAGCCAACTATAGAGTCCCATTCTACTTTCCCTTTGAAGTAATTATACTTTTTACAATTTGGACACTGATATTTTTTGTACCCTAACAATTTAAGAAAACATCTCATATCAATTTTTATTCACAGTTGCTATAAATTTATCTGTCTCTAACTTACGCTCTTTCAAATCCAGTTCTCTATCTCTTTGGTCTAGTGCGCGTTCTTGGTAAGCAAGTCTTTGTTGACTCTCATTAACTCTAATATCATTCTTTACTTGTTTATCTGCTAATTCTCCCTCTATCTTTTGCTGTTGAAGACTCTGTCTAACTTGGTCATTAATTACATCAGCGTTTTCTGTACCTGCATTTCTATATAAAGCACGTCCCATTGCCTCTATACCTTCAAGTTGAATCTTGTTCTCTCTATCTCGTTGTTTAGAAGTTTCTTCAAGATACCATGAAAAGTATTCTTGGTCTTTAGCTGCCTCAGATTGTGCTTGTATCTGTTGCATAGCATGTTGTTGAGATTGCTGTTGTTGAGCTTGCTGTTTTATTCCATGTTGTTTTGCTGCTGCTAACATTGTAGTCATATTATCTGAAGTCAGAATGGATGCAAAAATTAATGGGTCTTCTATCATAGTATTATTAGATAGAAGATACTGTTTCATTTGCTCCTGTTGTTTGCGTTGTTTTGCATTAGTTGTAATATTAACTCCTAATTTGCGTAGTGCAAAATTATCATCTGTAAATTGTAGGAATACTTGTTCTCCATCACTTTTACTATATTGTAGAGTAATATCCTTATTATTCTTCTGACAAAACTGTGCTACTGCAAGATGGATATTATATGATTCACGAAGGAAGTCAGAAAACTGTGAATAATAATGCTCTAGTTGTGCATACATTGCTTCCCTGTCAATTCTAATACCTTCTGCTGTTTTATATGCATCTGGAGGAGCTGCTTGTCCTAATCGTACCCCAATTAGGTCATATGCTTGTTGTTTGTAATATAATGCAAGTTGCATTCTTGACTGCATATTCTCAGTCATAGATAAGTTGATTGGGTGGAATTGTCCACTCGACATCGCAGAAGCAAATCCATCAGATGATGTATTTATCCCTAAATACCCTAACGATTTGGCTATACTCATGGCCATCTCCATTGCTTCTGAAGATTGTCCATCTTCTTTATTGTCAGACCTTAAAAATGCTTGGTCAAATAAAAATATTACACCAACCTCTTTTTCTGCAATATCTTGAAGTTGATTCATAGCCATATTATACAAGGCTTGAGTATTCTCAAGTTTATCCCCTATCCCTGACCCTATATACCCTGCAACAGGGTGCATAGTTTCGAACATGTTACTATGACTATATATCTGATATGGTGTTTTCTCTGTGTGATAGAATGATTTCTCCCCTATATTATCTAGATTTATTTTAAGGCCTTTTCTGGAATATTGTTTATAAAACCAAGTGACAGTATTTGCCTCTGGATTTCGTTCCATTTCCTCAAGTGACTTGGCTTGGATTTGTGTTATTCCTAACTCACTAATAAAGTCAGCAAGTAAATCATCAGTTACATATTCAAATACTTTTATCCCATATTCATTTTCTAAGCATAGTAATCCCATCTTTTGATAGTCAGTAAAGTATGCTTCTGTGACTTGGAATACGTCTTGTCTAAGCTCTCCATTATTGTGGAATCTAGCTGCACTATATAAATCAATAGGATGTCCTGGTAAGCCTGTAAAGGTACTACTAGAAAATCCTGGTACTGCTCTTACATTACAGTCATCTTGTACTAATAAGGAGGTCAGGGGTATTTTAAATACATCCTCTAGGTTCTTAGTTACCTGCCTCTCTAGATAGTCAGATGATGGCATCAACATGCGTTTATCACTATTAAAAGGAGTGGTTAATTCTGGAGGTAGAAGACTATTATTAGGTTCCTCATACATTCTGCTCTGTAACTTCTCACTTGTCTTTGCGGGTAGTTTTTCGGCATACCTATTTATTAGTTGTGAGGCTGTCAAAAATAATATACGTCCGATATATTCACGTCTGTTAGCATATCTTGTGTTAGACTCTTTAGAATAGAATGTTTCACGAAGTCTCCATACTTCTGGTTCATAGAAATCATGTCCAACCCGATAATGTCTAAAACATTTTCCTGCTGCTAAAAACTCTGTGAGATTCTCGCGTATTAACTCCTCCTCATTAAATCTAGTAAAATCATTATCAAGTATACCTTCTCCCCATCTAACAGCTGCTACTTTGTAAGTATCTTTCATATATAAGTCAATTCCTTCTGGAGTCAGCTCTTGTCGCATTCTCTCTAGAAAATCAGAATACTCTACTTGCTCTTCTTCTGATGAGAATTGTACCAGACTTAAATCTACTTCATAACCTTGTGCTTGAAGTAGCATATCAAGCTCCTTACTAAAAGATTGTTGTAGATAATTTTGCATTAACATACTGCGCGTCCTTATGAACTCATTGGTGGATATTTCATCAGTACTACTAATAAAATAATCATCCCTGGTAAGCATATATGTCTCCTTAACAGCATTAATTATCTGTCCAATAAGGTCATAGTGACGTATATAGCTAGGTATATGCTCCTCCAGCATGTCAGGAGTAACATTTTTTAAATAAGGAAGGAGTTCGCGTGCTTCTTTAACAGATTGTCGTCCTGCAATCATTCTAAGTACATCTTCATACTTAGCATTATCTATATATTGAAGTTCGCCAATATATTCCAAAGCATCCATAGTTTCCTCATAATGCTTTTTATTTTTCTTACTGGAACTTATTGCTTGTGGTGGTATAGCTCCAAAATATGAATTGCGAACACGTCTATTAATCTCCATAATTTAAATTTGCAAATTTATATACAAAGGTACTACCAAATATATGTATAATAAAATATATATTTGGTAGATGACTTATTGTAAGTAGTTCAGGATAGTTTTTTGTGGTTGTGTACTATCTTCTGTAGCCAAAAGCTCTTCCACCACCTAACACCCTTCGTCTCTGTCTTATAGCATGCTCGTTATACTTTTTAATTTCATTTATTGGTGGTCTATGTTTAACATTGGCTGCTTCTTGTTCCTCTTGTGTTGTATTGGTGTCAGGGACTGCGTGAATTGAATCAAGATACTCTGCCCATAACACAGCATGTCCAAATGCTACTATACGGTCTACATTTCGACCATCTGAATATCCTTCTATTTCTTTTAAAAGAGCAACATCGTCTATTCGATATACTCCTTTTTTTAATTCGGAATCTCCATCTTCATTTCGTATTTCTACTTCTTCCTGGCAGTATCTGACAGCAGCATCTAATACTAATTGTTTATGAAGTTTTGTGGGAAACAGTCCAAATTGTACATTAGATTGCCCTCCCAGTTTACCTATACCTGTTTTGGAGATTCTTCTACCATCTACTAACAACAGATGGAGCTGGCTCTTATATTTTAACTTGAGAAATTGTTCATACCCAAGGTCGGCTGCTTCTTGTAGTGTTTTAGCTCCATACCCTAATTGTAATGTTCGTATTGATGTATAGAACTCTTCGGAGGAGTCGGGGCGTGTTGCTAATGATGCAGCAATCTTGTAAGAGTTACGGTCATTAATCTTGCCCATCCGTTGAAGGATGTAGAAAGTACCTAAGGAAGATGTGGAAGACTTATCCTGTTTGTAACAGTCCAGTCCTCCTACAAATAAATTATTAAATTTAGGTATCTCTGGAGGACTTATAAATATCTGTACTGGAGAATCAATGTTACCTCCTTCAAATGGGAATCCAGCTAATAATTTCTCACTTGGAGTTATTATTAGTTTATTAGTACCTTGTTCTAATTTTACATCATATCCAAAGTCTGTTTGACCGCTATTCTCTAGTTCTAATCTATGAGTAAGAGCATCCGCAGCAGGGAATGGGTTTATTTTATTATCAAGAAAACAATCAGGAACATCTCCTGGGTAATGGGTCTTTCTATTTAGATATGTTTGCATATCTACCAGCCTGGCATTCTCTTGGTCTTCCTTTAACTTCGGAGTAGCAAATTCCCAATTGGTCTCATTAAATTCTATTTTATCTAAATACTCATTTTCAACCTTTAAATACTTTGCAAATGTAGTCTTCCGTTTTGGAAACTCTAGAGATACTTGTCCAGGTAAAAATACTCCGCACTCTAAACCTGTTGACCATGTTCTAAGGTCTGGAGGAGTATGATTGTCCAGCATATCCCACTTCATTTTTACGAAATTGTGGAGTTCTGGATGATAAAACATCTCTTTTGAAGGTTGTACTAAGTCTACGCTTCCTCCTGTTCCAGAAAGCACAGGGGCTACACGCCATCCGTAAGGTGTGGATAATGACGGACTTGCGACCGAGAAGTGATGCTTTATATCTACTTTACCAACTTCATCAAATACTGCACTTATGGGAGTCCATCCCGCCATAGATTGACTACCAGATGCTAGGTTTACAACTCTTACTGTTGAGTGAATATGTCCTACGTTTCGAGTATCTTTATATCCAAATTTAACTCCACTGTCTCCCATCCAGTTTGTAGTAGTGGGAGGGTAAAGATTAAACATAGGATGCATTAGTTTCATCCCAGTTTCAAGATAAGCTGTGATGTTATTTAAATCCTTTACACTTCCTCCAGCAATCAGGCATGGTCTGTCATCACCTCCCTCTTTAACTGTGGCGTTCCAACCTGTATAGGATGCCTCGAACACTGATTTACTCAAGCGACGGCTTCCCATAATCATGATACCTTTCTTTCTCCCAGAGTCAGCCTCTAGTAAGTGTTCATTTATTATCCATTCGTTGTCACGGAAGGATGGCAACATTCTTTTAGACCCAGCAGAATTACCAAATTCATCTTGCTGGTCAACCATTATATTAAAATAGTTGAGATGCCAGTATAACCAAGGATGTATTTTTACAGTACCAAATGAAACACCTCTACGTAGTTTTAAAAACTCTAACATATAATAGAGTTGAACTTCGGGAGCTTGGGCTTCGAATTTATCTACTGTACTGTCCCACTCTGGTGCGTTTTTGTTGTATATGTGAAAGGTGTTATATAACATGGTCAGTGGTTAGTCTTTGTTTTTCTTGCTCCTCTTGCTCTTAGGTTCCATATTATCAGAATAAGTATTTAATACGCTATCTGGAAGTTCCATACCAAACTCGGTAAGTAGATTAGCCAATGCTTGTGCTAACGTACTTTCATTAGATACTAAATCAATAACAGGAGAGATAACTGACCCCTCCCGTAGTTTTTTAGACTGTTTTTGTGTATCTTCACAGTACCTAATAAGCCCTATTAATCTAGAATATTCAGATGCATACTCAAGGTGAAATTTATATAGCTTGGTGAACTCATCCATATTCTGTATAATAGTTTTGAAACGCTTACCTTTAGCATTAAATGCTTGTATTTGTGCATCCAAACTTACTAATACATCTTGTGCTACTCTTATATGATTCTCAAGTACTACTAACTCACCACTTTTCGGCTTCCTGCCAATACTTGCCATATATTACGAGTTTAAAAGTTTTTCAAATTCAGCTGGTGCAGTCTCTGCAAGTCTATCATTAATAAATTTTTCAACCTCAGGATTTTTAAACACAATTTCATTCTTTACTTTAGCTGTTACACCAAGACTGGCATCCGCATTACTTTCTAAGAACTTTATTTCCTCTGGTGTGAAGTAATCCTCAGGTTTTTTGTTTTCTTGCTTAGATAAAAATAGAAATAACTCATACAAAGTGTTAGCAGCTATTATATGTTTATGAGTGTCTTCTCTTAGTAATGTTGAAAAATAAAATCTCTTCTTGAACTCAATATACTGCTCTAAAGTATATGTACCTTGTTTTATTAATACAGTATGGTTAGTATTTACATCTCCTATCTCCTTGGTCAAGGTAGTGGCTAACTCTGTTCCTTTCCCCATATAAAACCCACATAAACTAGCTTTATCTTTTATCTCTTTTACTACAAAATCTATCATGATATATTATTTACTGTTAATCCAATTATTAAACTCTGTATCTGACATTGGTTGGTCAGTTACTGCTTTTCTTTCATTATCTATAGCTTTTATAATAGTGTCATTATCTAAGTACTTAATTTCGGCTATTTTAGTTACCTTTGTTCCTACCATTATAGAGTATAGAATCTCTCCTATAGTTAGGGGTGACTCGTCTATGAGAGTACTTAACTCTCTTTGTATTACTGCTTTTTTCATGCTTTCTGTCCCTTTAGTTGTATTCCTAACCGCACAGTTTCTCCTTGGGTGGAAGTATAGGAAACATATAAAAATTTACTGAATAATCCTTGTTTTATTGTTCCTGCTTTAATTGTAGCATTAACCTCTATCATGGTATCACTAGATGTAAAATCATTTACTTTTATGCAAGGGCAGGTACTCCTTACATATAGAATGTTTTCTATTATCTCCTTTGTTCTAATACCAAACTTAAAATTTAAATCCAGTAGTATAACATCAGTATATATTAAGTAGTTGTTTTTGTCGGCATCTATATTTATTTTGTCAGGAGATAGGTTTATTAAGTCAACTGTCTTTCCCTCTGTTAAAACTGCCAGCCTATTCCATAGTGGTTTTCTGCCCTTTTCCACTAATGCACATTGCTCATTTGGTGATAATGTCTTTTCCTTTATATTACAATTGCAAATAGTACAAAATGTACCTAATGTAGTGTTTCGTGCAGTGTTATACAGACTTTTCTTGTCGTCTGGTACGTTTTTACTATTATAAGGACACCCATCACATGATAATCGGCGATTATCTAACTCCTTCTCTGGTACATCCATATTTTCATCTATCCCTCGTATGGTAGATAAAAATGCGCTTACTATTGTATTAACCTTTGATTTTTTCGTAATCATTATTTTGCCTTCTAATAACTTCTTGAATTGTTATTCCATTAGTTAATTTCTTTATATTTCTTAGCCTAGGTTGAAAATATATAGATTTATACATCTGCTCTTCAGGGACTTCATTATATAATTTGTCTAACTTTTGTGTGTATAAATCGAACCTATCATATTGTTTTGTTTTCCTGAGTCCTCTTAACTTACTTAAAATAGATTTTTCTGATAAGTAAAGACATCCTAGATGTGGTAGTACTATTCCAAGAGTGTCTGGGGAGTGGCTCTGTGATGTTATATATTTTGTAATAACCTTATATAGATATTGTAATTGGGTTCTTGTTATATACTCCCCTTGTTGTTGTAATTGTTGATAAACCTTTTCTAATATCTCAACTTCTGTTTCATAAATTTCCCTGTTCCCATTGTTCATGATACAAACTCAATAGAGATAATACTCCTCTCTTGTCTTGTTATCAATTGTTTCAATGCTATTAATTCTTCATTAATATGGCGCATTGTCTGATTGAAAATATCTTTTGTTAAAAACCCCTGTTTTGTTAGATATGAAATAATCTGTGTATTAGTTTGTCTGCTAAGTTTTAATTCCTTGCAACATTCTGCATTAGTCTCCTTTGAGAATCCATACATTACATAATATGTAAGAACCTTGAGGCATTTCTCCTCAATAGGCAAGCGCAACTCCTTTAACTTAGTTCCAAGAGCTTCATCAGATATTTCGTTCATTAAGATAACTTCCTTGAGTCGTACATACATCTTAATTGCACTTAATAACTTATCATAATTACTTTTGGCTGTAACTGTAACATCCAAAGAAAAACTCTTTTGCATACTTTATTTTTTTATTTACTTAAAAAGAACGGTTTTTCTTCAGTAGCATAACAGAAGAAACTATTTGGACAGTGTAGTGTATGTTGTCTTACACAGTTATCACATTTCTTATCTATCTTTCTATTTTTAAAATATAGAGATTTAAAATACCTAAGAATAAACTTCATCCAACAAATATACAACATAATTACTACATTTCCAAATATTTTAACTTAATTTAACTATTTCCATATGGTATAAAACGAAAAAAAGTGTATTAGATGGCTCTAATACACTTAATCTCGAAATACCTGACTGTATTGTAATTGGTTTCTACATGCGGTATCCGATATATACTGTTATCACAACATGCAAAGGAAAGAATTTCACATAGTTATTGCCTATAGCCTTACTAATATACAGGATATAAGATATTAGTTAATTTATAACTATATTTAACTTTAATAAGGTGGTCAGGGGTGTGTAGTTTAAATTCTAGCTAGTTTAAATTCTAGCTAGTTTAAATTCTAGCTAGTTTAAATTCTAGCTAGTTTAAATTCTAGCTAGTTTAAATTCTAGCTAGTTTAAATTCTAGCTATAAGATTCAAAAGCTAGTACCCTGACCTCGAAAGCGTCTAGTTTGCACTAGGGGTATACCCAGATATTTAAGATATATAAATTATCTGCTTTACTAATAATAAGTATAACAAATTAACTGCTAAACTTATTAACTGGCTGATATTATATTCTTTAAATATTATAATTGGCTGAAAAATATATTATTTTAAATACTTAATGTATGTACATAGGAAAAAGCCCTTAATGAATTTTCTTCAAAAAGTTGAGCAACAGTTACCTGCGCCGATTTCATCCTTAGCTTTCACACATAATCATTTAAACTGCCCGTCTCTATAATCCGAAGATTAATGTTACCTAAAGTCCTTTTTGCCTGTAACTCCCTACGAAGGAGAGGACAACAGTATGATTATAATACTTATACTAAGGATATTTTTGACAGTATCGGAGAAACCTCAGCACTATGTTTCCAAATTAATGGCGCGCCTACAATCCAACGTCTACAAAGCCCACGCCCTTTAACGTGTTTGAACTTGGCTTCGGAAATATATAATAAGCAATCGGTTGCCCTTAGTGAAAAGAAGTTTTTCGTAGTTCTTCAATTCAGAAAAATACTCACTATATATCTGTCTGGTAAAAATACCTGTACCAATAATTACTGTTAGAATCGTATATCACATAGTCAAATAACAGAGTTTATCTCTTTAAACTGATGTAAAGATACTACAATATAATAATGTATACAAATTTATATTGTTAAACATACATAATTTTACTTATATATCTGATTTATATTAAATTAACTTTTTCTATTTGTGTATTAAAATATAAATTATTAAATTTGTACTTAATAGAAAGATAATATATGGCAAGAAAACAAACTACAGAAATTAAACCAGGAGAATCTAAGGCAAGTACTCTAGCAAGAATTAAGAACTCTCTTAATATTGATATCTATGAACTTCCTAAGGATGATGTAATAGAAGCTATCCCTACACCATCTCGTTGGTTAAATGATAAAATAGGTGGTGGATTTGCTAAAGGTTATTTTACATTATTAAATGGAATGCAATCTAGTGGAAAAACTACATTAGTATTACAGACAATTGCATACAATCAAAAAATCAACCCTGACTTCAGAGTGCTATTTATTGACGCAGAGCATGCTTTTAAAGTACAATATGCAATTAAATTAGGTGTTGATATGAGCAAAGTAGATGTTGCACGTACTTTAGATATGGATGATATTTATTCTACTTTATATGCTTCGTGCTGTGATTTAGATAAATTCACCCTGACCGACAAAACAAAGAATACTTATTTCCAAAACTATGACCTTATAGTTATTGATTCTATAGATGCTATGATGGTAGAGGCTGACCTTCAAAATGACAGCATGATATCTAACCGTATGGGACTTAAAGCAAGCGGAATGTCTAATGGTATTAAAAAAGCATTGACTGCCGTAAATCGCACTAAAACAGCCGTAGTGATGATTAATCAATTCAGAGAGAATATTGGTGGATATGGTGCGCCAACGACTACTCCTGGAGGAACTGCTAAGGAGTATTATGCATTTGTCCGTATTGACATGGTTGGTACTACTGCAATAAAAACAGGAGAAGAGCAAATAGGAAATGATGTAAAGGTCACTGTATATAAGAATAAGAATGGAATGCCCAAAGGTAAGACTATATGGAAAATGTTTTATGGGGATGGTTTCAAATTTATGTCAGAAGTACTTACAGATGCACTAACTAAAGGAGCTATAATTAAAGCTGGTTCTTGGTATAAGTTCCTAGATAAGGACGAAAATGGAGAACTTACACAGGTTTCCCTTGCACAGGGAGAGATTGCTATGTTAAATTTACTAGAAGATAATTTAGAATTAATTGAGAAAATAGATAATTTTGTATGAGAATAAATTCAAGACTACCAAGATGGTCAGCTACCGCTAAGTATGGTACTGCTTTTTATATAGAAACAATAGAAGATTTCAAGAGGGCATATGCGGAAAAACATATTATAGACATTGACCGTGACCACATAATAGGATTTGTATATGAGGTACAATTTTCTAATGGTAAACGATATATAGGTAGAAAACAAATTCTTTCTGAAAATAAAGTAGATAAAGGGAAGAAAGAATTGGCTGCTATGGAAGATAAACGTGGTAGTAAGAAGAAAAAGGTGGTCAGGGAGACTGATTGGAAGTTATACTTCGGTAGTTTCAAAGATAAACAACTAATATCCGACTTACAATCAGGAAAAGTGACTGTTGTACATCGTTGTGTATTAGGAGTAGCATCTACAAAGTCTCAACTAACATTTTTAGAAACTGCTTTCTTATTTTCAGAAGGAGTATTAGAGCCGCAAAATAAAGATATCTTTGTGAATGACAATATTTTAGGTAAGTTTTTCAGGAAGGCCATACAACCTAATAATGCTAATTAATATATTTTAAGAAAATAGATTTTAGTATATAAAACTATATGAGTAATTTTGTACTCAGTAAACAACAATAATATTTTAAACAACCAAAAAAATTAAACAATTATGGCAGAAGTAGCAAACAATTATGGAGGAAATGGAGCAGGTACAAGTACTTTATATCTAAAGATAAACAGTAATGGTAAATTGTTCCATAAGGCAGGAGATACTGACAAAACAATCTTCCTACAACGTCAGGCTGAGAATCCTGGTTATGATGGCTCAGATATAGGAGTAGCAGAAATAGTAAGCTCTCAATCTGGAGCTAAATACTACCACAAACAATATAACTGTACTGAGTATGGTAAAATATCAGGCATTGATATTAGTAATGCTAAATTTGATACTGGAGAAGTTCCAATGCTTCGTATTTTTATAAAGGCAGCAGAAGGAAATCAAGAATGCATATCACTACCAGTATACAATACAAAGGGTACTGGACTAAATCAAATAGTTAAAGGAATTATTACAATACTTCCAAATATTGATTTAAGTGTTGAGTATTCTGTATCTACCAGCAAGAAAGAGTATGTAAAAGATAATGGTCAAAAAACATATTCCATATCTGCATTCTTCAATTATATGAATGGTACAGAAAGAGATTTTGTTAAGTCAGCTATACTATATAAATCAGACAAGAACCCAGATGGAGTGATTCCATCACCAGCAGTCGTTAAAAAATTTGGCAAAGAGGTATGGGATTTCTCAGAGCAAGACGAATATTTGAACACTGTACTTGAACAACAATTAGAACGTATTGCGAAGGAACTAAAGGCTTCTACAGCACCTTCACCAAAATCTAATGAGAAGCAAAGTAAACCTGTAGCTCCCAAGAATGTGGAGACAGTAAAGGGTAAAGAACTTCCTATAGATGATGAGATGCCTTTTTGATAATTAATTGAAAACACACACAGTTACATAATTTGAAAATGTGGTGGAATACTGCCACATTTTTTCATTCAAATTAAATGGATAGTATTCGACAAAAGGTAGTAGCTAAAGAACAGGACGATTTATTATATGTAAGTCATCAGCTGTATAGGGAATTGATTGAAGAAGTTGGTCAGCACATCCTTGACCACTGTGATTTTGAACGACAATTCTACCTAGCTATAAAATATAAAGACTTTTCTTATTTTAGGGAAAATGTACCTGTAGAAATTACTAGTGCGATACCTGAAGCCTTATCCAAACAACAATATAATATTATTTTAACTGATTTTAACTATTATTTTAACATATAATTTTTGCTATGTTGGTAATTTTCAGTAACTTTGCTCCCTGAGAATTTTTAAATTATAAATTATGAACATTATCAAAGGGATGTTACTTGTACTATTACTTGCTTCTACAGCAGTATCAACAGAGCAAAAAGCACATCCGATTTCTACAATAACACACAAAATAGAGGTTGTAGAAAGTAAAGAAGTAAGGTGGGAAGCATTTATAAATGCATTAATATGGATGGAAAGTAGAGGTATCCCTACTGCAAAGAATCCAAACAGTTCAGCACTTGGTTTATTTCAACAATTATATATTTATGTTGATGAGGCTAACAGATTAGTTGGGTATAAGAAATTTGAGTATGATGACCGCACTGACCCCAAGAGGTCACGGGAGATGTTTGATATAGTACAAGCACATCATAATCCCACAAAAGATATAGATAGAGCTATTAGGTTGCATGCAGCCAGTGCAGGAACCGAACAATATATAACAAAATTAAAAGCAAAGATGTATGAGTACATCAAATTAAATATTTAAGTAATAACAAATTAACCCAAACATGAGTATGAAAAAAGAGGTTGAAGTTTTTAATGCTGAGAAGTTAGTACTAGAATCAAAGGTAGAAATAGTTGATTCATATCCATGTGGCATCAAAGTATTTGGTGAACCAGTTAATGGAATGACAGCTACTAGGCTTACTACCTCAGTAATTGTTAATCATCCCAAATGGAGAAGTGATTGTGGATGTAAAGTTAAGGATGTAGAATTAATAATGGAAGATTTAAAAGGTAGAGATTCTATAATTTATAAACGCACAAAAGAAGAGTATATACTAGTTTATAGAGATAAATCAGATACTTTGTAAATATAAAGTTGTTTATTTAGAATAGACATAGTATCTTTGTATATACAACAATGATATAGAACATCTTAAGGAGTCCGTTACCCTCCACAAACCTAGATGTCTATGCAGAGCACCTCTACTACGAAAGGGGTGCTTATTTAACAAATAAAATTTAGAGTAATGAAACAATATATTATACAATCTTTACTGTTTTTATGGCAGTTACCACAGAACACTTTAGGGTTTATTATTAGCCTCATTTGTTATAACAGTACTGCTAAATTATTCACATTCAAAGATGTGAATGTTATGTATAGTTCTAAAATGACTGGAGGCATTTCTTTAGGAAAATGTATTATAATAAATTCCAAAAGTGAGGGTAACATTCCTACTTTATTACATGAGTATGGTCACTGCAAGCAAAGTAAATATTTAGGATGGCTATATCTTCCTTTAGTAGGTCTTCCATCTATTCTTCACTTACTTATTAGAGATTGGTTTTCTCTACAACATAGTTACTACTCTGTATACCCAGAGAATTGGGCAGATAAACTAGGTGGAGTGGAAAGATATGAAACAGGTAAAGCATATAAATATGATACTACAGCTTTAAGATATTTAATTCCAAAACCTTAATCCAATACTACTATGAAGAAAAACAAAATGAAACCAACATTACCTATAAATATCTTTGGTACTCGCGAAGGAATATGTGCTAAAGGTAAACGTAAGTTTGAGGTTAATGAAGCTGTAGCTTCTAAATTCAAAGATAAAACATTTGCCAATAGGTAAATAGGAAGGCACTGTTCGTATAGTGGTTATTACACCACTCTTGTAAAGTGGATACGGGAGTTCGACTCTCCCACAGTGCTCAAAGATGTCCGAAATAAGAGGTGTTTTTCGGACAAAAAAACAGGGAGGTGCTCTGTGAGGAAAGACCACACTTAATCAAGGTTCTAGATTTTATATCTGGAACTTTTTTTATTTATTAACTATTATAGGTTGATATATTGAACAATAATAGGTAATTTTGTATGTATAATAAAAACATTATAATATGAACTTTATAACTTTGTTGCATAAACTTATCTATGAGTATTTTTCTATTAAGGAAAAAGAAGGAAAGTACTATTTGTTTAGAGATATTTTACCCACAGAGGCAATACCTTCTCATCTGGTAGGGGCATTAACCATGGCAGAATTATTGACCAGAAGCTCTTCTGAAGAATATGTTCTAGAATTTAATGAATTTGCCAGGGAATTGATTTGTAGAAACTCTCCTGCAAGAGTACATGTGAATTTAGAAGGTGAAGAAAAGGAAGGTATGGTAATAATGCATGGATTAAGCTTTACTGAAAGTGGAAATACATCTACTATATCTGTTTCTTTTTTAGTACAGTGTGGACAAGAAAGTTTTGACATACCATTTCACTCATTGCAAAAATATGAATAAAATTGTAGAAAAGATTTTTTCCTGTATAAGAAGATTCAAGTGGAATATATTAGGTAGATGTCCATATTGTGGTGGGCATTTCATAAATACCAATGATGAACGATTCGAATATTGGAAGATACAAGTAAAGAAATGCGAAAAATGTAAGTATACATACTTTAAAGATACTGAAGCATATGAATGAAAAATTATTAGGTAAAGTAGCCCAAGCTAATTTTGAAGATATACTAAAGAGTAAAGGATACTCCTATTTTGAAAGAGGGAGTTATAATCTTAATATAATCGGGGTCAGGGCAGGGCGAAAGAATAACGAAAACAAAAACACATTTGACGACTTTTTAGTAGTTGAGTATAAAGATGATGAGGGTGACTGGAAGAGATATATCCATCCCCTGACAACTGTACCAGGACTTCATTATATGAACAATCCATCAGCTAAAAAAGGAGTTGCAATTCTAAAGCCAGGACAATATAGAAGTATTTGGAAGTTAGACCTTCACAATGGCAAGTACAGAGCCTTATGTCAGCGAGGTAACGGATGTATTGTTTACAGAGACGGAAACAAAGATAATTTACTTGACCTGGACGAAGCAACTACTGAATACGGATACTTTGGAATCAACTACCACAAGGCAGGAGTTAATTCACAGGTGGTAGGAGCCAACAGTGCAGGATGTCAAGTATCACAGAAAGTAAGTGATTTTGACTATGTAATGAAACTTGCAGAAAAAGCAAGTAAAATATATGGAAATTCATTCACTTACACATTAATAGAAGAAAAAGATTTAAAACCATGTCATATAGTAGAATAACATCATATAGAAATTCGACCTCTGACCACTATGTTATTTGTCTTGAAAAAGGACAAGAGTTTGCAGAAGGAGATTTAATAGAAACATTAGAAACTTGTTGTATAGTAGATGGAAGAACAGTGTATTGGTCGTCCACTGACAAAGGAGAAGTAAAGCATAAATTTAAAACAGTAAGTACTGCTCGTCAATTTGCTAATGAAATATTTCCAGTTACAGCACGTAAACCAATCTCAGTATATAAAACAAGTTTAGCAAGCAATAAAGTATTGCCAGGAACACGTAAAGTTGGAGTATCTACAGAGACACTTAGGAAATATATAAAAGGGTATAAAAAAAGTGATTTCTTTGAGGGTAGTGTAGCAACTTGGGATAAGCAATGATAACATTTATACTAACAACAATAGCTCTTGCAATTTTAATGCTATGTCTTCTAACGAATATGTTGGTGATGTATGTATCATACAGAGAGATAGAAAGAGAGAAACAACTTGGTGTAGGAGAAAATCCAGGATTAAAAAATGAGTTCACTCAGTCAGCAACCCTGACCACAATATTTGGCATTTTACTAGCAATAACATTAGGTGGATTCATAAAACTATTATAAAATGGGATGGTTAAGTAATTTATTCAAAAAGAAAAAATACACTAAATGCAGTGATTCATCAGCTACTTTGATGTTATGTGATATACATGTATCAGAAAATCTCAAAAAGCTTAAAATGGGATTTGACTCTTATTACTTTTATAAAAACGGTGCATTATATAAGTCAAAATCTCTTCTATATAGTGGAAACGAGAAGCTATGTGCTCCTAGTTATGTAGAAACAAGCTTATGGCTAGAAAAGAGATATGGAGTATCTATAGAAGTACACCCAGAGACACATGAAGTTTTAGTAAATGATAGGCCTGTTGCATACATGGGAACATTCACATACTATGAAGTAATACAAATGACTTTAAAATATATAACAAATAATTTAGTAGAATATGGAACAATCTTCGGAAAACAAGGAGCGTAAATTAGCACAAGTACTAATTCAAATGCTAGAGATACAAGTCAAACTAGTAGAATTAGGTAGTCAGGATAATATTGATTGGGAAGGGATATCGAAGGTATTTATCGAACAAGTCTTAAGGTCTCATAATATTCTCACTCCAACAGAAAAGGAATACCAGAAAGAATTGGAGAAGGTAAGTGTAGACATAAGAGAGCTTAGAGGTAAATTAAATTCTCTTAGAAATGAAGGAAGTTGTATTCCTGAACGATGTATCTCAGGGACTTATACTGATGACCTGTATGGTAGATTAACTTCTACTAACTATGATAAAGACGCACCAGTTGACATAGCTAATTATGCAATGCCAGGTAGGATGAATCAGCTTAATGTAATAGTAATGAGTGATGGAGAATAAAATTAGTGGTAAGTATTTAGCAGGTTTAGACCCCTATGAGGGTTCTGTTGATACATCAGTTGTCAGTGGTTGGTATAAAGAAGTTATTGAACATCCTGTTACCACAACCCCAATGCTAGCTAAAATTAAAGAGTTACTAAAATATTATCCAAAAAAGATATGTTGGATATACTAATAATATTAGGAATAGTACTAGGCATGCCCATGACCATATGGGCGATAGCAAAAATAGAAAATTTATATGACAAACATAAAAACACAATAAAATGGGAATTTTCAAAAGTAAAGAAGATAAAAATAAAGAGGAAGAATATCAAAAACTGCTTGAAGAGAATCTTTCAGCAAAAATGAAAGGACAAAACTATATAAAAAAATTAGCTGCCGAACTAATTACAGCTCCAGTTAGCAATAACAAAAAAATCTCCAACTTGGTAACTACTTTCATAAACACATACAGAAATGTGGAAATGGTAGACCGTACTGTTTTTACACCTGTTGAGTGGAGAGTGTATATTCCAGAGTGGGGAGCTGATAGGTATTATATAATACCTAGAGATATAATAAATGCTTTAGCTTCAAGTATGCTGGAGAAGGCATCACAATTGCCTGAGCCACCAAGCAAATCAGATGTACTACATTTTGTAGGATTACTTGAGTGGCAGCTGACAATACAAGAGTCTTTAGATAAGATAAACAGGTGGTAATATTTTAAAATGTTACATCAAGGTGTCCCTCAGTAGTAAAATACTGGGGGATTTTCTTTTTAAGGGTGGATATTTGAAAGTTATTGTGAATATGTTGTGTAAAAATTAGAATATATGTTGTGTGAAGAAATTTACTGTATGTATTATGCGTGAAAAAAAATAGGATGTATGTTGTGTGTGAGTATCCACCTACCCACAGCTCCCCGCACCGAAAACCATTTTCCCTGTACCCCCACCCATCGGAGAGCAGCGGTAAATATTCTCAGGTCAAAAAATAATTTGCACCTTACTAAAAACTAGATTTTTTTTATTTTAAGGCATTATTTTCTGTAAGTATATAAATGTATCATTTTCGCTATAATAATGTCTTAAACAAGCTGTATTTAAGTCGCTGTCTATGTTATGTATATTCTTGCTTCCTTTTTATATGTATAATAGGGAAATTGATTTTAATTGAAAAATAATTGATGAAATGTTTGTTTATTCAAAATAAAAGTATTTACTTTGTAGGGTATTCGAGAGAGGATATAATCAACAAATTAAATTAACAATTTTAACAATTACAATTATGAAAGCAAGTCAATTAACAAAAGGAAATGTTTATCTTTACACAGGTGGAGCGGTTAATATGTATGTTTGTTATCAGGGGAGAAGCAATGAAGCTACAAGTATGAGATACTTATTTATGTATGATACTGATTGCGTATTGCGCTTAAATGAGGGCTTAATATCCAGATACTTATCTGAGATACCAGAAAGCGACCTTGTTTATTATAGTGAGTTAGTAGGTACTTTGTATTCTGAGCATCCAAATGGATTTACTTTTGACTTATTCAAAGAGAAACACATAGCTAAAAAGGGTTATTTAGTTGCATTTGCAGAGACGCAAGGAGCTAGTATTGAGAGTGCTGTTTTATTTGCTCTTTGGAATGGTGGAATTATCTGTGGAAGGTATGATACAAAAGAAATGGTTTATCATTTGGAATGTTCAGTTATTGTACACTATAAAGCGGAGGCGGTTAAGTTGGGTGTTGTACACAATCAAAAGGCAATATTTAACCTTAGAACTAATAAGGAGATTCGTTTATAGTACTATATTAATATTTTAGATAAGGGACTACTTTTGGTAGTCCTTTTTTTGTTTGTGTAATCCAGTGGACAGGGGGATTGAATCACACCACCACCATGACCACTATATTTATACATATAAATCAATTCTAATAAACTTTATATCCATTATAATACTAGATATTCATTTAATTATAAAGTCTTTTATATCGTCTTAAAATAGATTACTAAATAAATTGAAACTTTTTTGAAAAATAATTTGTAAAATGCTTGCATATATAAAAAGTAAACCATATCTTTGTATTGTTGTTAGAGAGATAACAAGTTTATAAGGTACTGAAATAGAAATGTAGGCTAATTGTATAAGTAATTATATGCTATCGTTATCCATACCATTAGATTGGGTAATGAAGTTAGGAGAGCGACCTACCAACGCCGTAAAAAACCGACTTACATTTTTAACTAAAAGTTTAACACTTTTTCCTTTGTACTTAAAAATATTCTTTGTTACTTTGTAACGTGTTAGAAAGCTAACATATAGAAATAAAGTTGAAATCTTGAAATTAGGTACTAGTAGAGGGTACTTGCTACAAACTGGCTGAACTGTAACGAAAATTGGCAAATTAGTAGTAGAGTGATAAGGCGCAAAGGTAGTGATATATAGCAATATACAGTTGATACAAGCAACTAATGAACCTACCTAATTTCAAACAACTTCATAAAGCGTTCTTAGATATTTTGATAACATAGTTTTAACATTTAAAAGCAAATAGTTTAACTAAAAATGTTTTCATATATCAGAAATAAGTCTTTACTTTGTAGTATAAATAAAGCGTACGAGCGAGATACAAATTATTTACTATTGTAAAATAGGTTTTTTTAAAATTTCTTTGAATGGATGGCTGAAATTAATAACGTAAGTTATTAAAAATAAGCAGATGGATGTTAGTAACTTATAAGATTGTTCCACGTGGAACAATGTATAAGCCATCGGATTAAAGCCTCTGATTGCAGAAACAGGGGTCTGCCTACTGACCGACACATTTATAAATGCCATGACAACAAGTACTACCTAACAACGGTGTGGAACGTTTGAGCTTTTCCATGAATGTTATAGCGGAATAATGTAAGAATGAGCGGAGGAAAATATATGCACAATACTAACCGAATTTGAGCCTATCGAAATACGTATGAGATTATTGGGGTTGCAAATTATAACAGCAAAAAAAACTCACTAAGGGCGGAGACATACTTTTTGAATCCGCCCACAAGTGAACTAAATAGGAACTAAATAAGGTTTGTAACGGTTCGAATCCGTAAGTTTCCACATCATTAAACACGTCTTACAGCCATGTTACAAACCAAAGTAATAACAAAATTGTTCCACGTGGAACATAATACTTGAAACGATGAACATAACACAACAAAGAAATAATTTATACAGCGAGATAGAAACAGAGATTATACGTTTGTTACTTGAAAAATACAAAGGAATAACTGTTGCATGTAATCCTTTCGAAGACTATAACAACAATATTCCATACTTAACTTATAGTTTTCTAGATTCATATGGAAAAGTAGCAATCACTGAAAAGATTGCGTTCATAATGCTTAATGACAGGGAGGTCACTGTTCAATTAGAAGATTCCCATGTATTAACAAGTGGAGAAGATATAACCTTGGATGACTTACTGTTAGTTTATAAGTATTTAAATTCATAATTAATAACTTTGGAAAAATAAAGTTTTAAGTTAAAAATTAATTCTTTTTAAGCTCTTCATTGTGAAACGCGGGGCTTATTCTTTTTAGAAAACAACAAATCAAATAATATAACATCATGAAACTTACAAAAGTAATTTTAATCATTTTACAGATAATCTGTATTATTGCGGGAACTATTTTACTAATTGCAGGTATAGTAGAAGAAGGCGGTAACATCCTTCTTCTGTATCTGATAATATCTAAGCTAGTCGGTGCAGCATTGTGGTACATGGCGTACTTGCTCAACAAATTAACAAAATTATTTTAATTATTCATTTATAAATTCAAAACATTATGAAATCAAACATTTTTAAAGCATTAGCAGTAGTAGTATTAGTAATCGGAATATCTATCGGTACCTCTATCGTGACCACAAAGATAGTATTTGACCAAGTAGAAACACAGTATCAGGCGGATATAGACTATTTCGATGAGCAAGCTAATATCTTAAATGACGCTGCCGAAGCTGGAATCATTACAGATGACGACTTTTCGGTTTTCTATAACAAATTATGTGAGTATGATTGGTGTGGTCAAGTGCGTGACTTCGATGCAGCTAAAGAAATTGCAAGTATTGAAAACGATAATAAAAACGATTCTATATTGTACAATTCTAATACATTAGACTAAGGAAATAATAAACTACCTATTGCTAATTATAATAGGTAGTTTTCTTTTTAAACTACTTAAAATCAACAAATTAACAGATATGTTCCACGTGGAACAATAAATACTATGTTATATGAAAAAGGTTAAAGTCACTTTCAATAATGGGGAATGTATTACTTACAAAAGTAAAACTGAATCCATCAAAGACACAGTTAAGACTGTGAATCCTGCAATATTATTCAATAGAGAGGACAAAGATAACTTTGGAGATATGTTATTATCTGAATACTATAATTGTAAGATAGAAGAAACTTCCCTTGATGGTAGAACGAAAGAAGCTAAAGCATTACAATATTTTTCATTTGCATTTTGTAGAAACTTTTATTAATCATAATCATGAAAACAATAACTAAAGTAAAAAGTAAAGGTTCTAGAACTGGAATCATTGATACATGGGTAGTTTATGGTAACTTCTTTGCTCGTTGTGGGTTTGGAGACGTACCACGTAGGAATGACCAAATACAGAAACGAATATATAAAGCAAGCGCCTTCAATCCAGTAAACGAAAGTAATTTGTATAGTAAGTTGAGGGAATGTGAAATATTTGAAACTGAGGAGTATTTAACAAAGAATGAGTTTATACAAATATGTGAGCAATTAGAAGTAAAAGAGTATGAGACAGTTTTATGACAAACTAAAGGCTGGCAGTGAAGTGTTTTTCCCAGACCCTGACAATGATAAGCTATCAGGAAATTACAAAGTAATAAGTAAAGGTAGTTATATACAAGGACTAACAACCATAGAGATAGAAAGAAACTCAGTAAGAGAAGTAGTATTTGTAAAGGAACTATTCTAAAATTAAAACACAATGACTATAAAAGATTTAAAAAAATTTAAAGATGGTAGTATACTTGCCATAGATGAATATGATGAAACGTTTATTGTAGAGTACGATAAAGAAAAAACTGAGAAAGGTGGGTTTCTTGAATTATTCTTTAAGAGTGAAGCTACATTAGATGACAGTTATTTTAATGATGAGCCTAACTCTACAAACTTAGAGATGGCAGAATTAAGAGAAGCCAGCAAAGAAGAAATTGAAATCTGGAAAGAGTTAGTAAATAGTCGTAGGAAAGTTGGTTAATTAACCACCCTGACTACTAAAAAGAAATAAAACCAAAATATTTAAAACTATGTATGTATTTAAACATAAATTTGAACCTAGTAGAATAAAAATGCTTAATGCACATAACAAAGTAGATGCAGAAAAGAGACTATCTGATAGACTACTGCATGAAGGTATAGAACGAATAAAACATCCTGATTGGGGGTTGTCTCCTGAGGGTGTAGAGAAATACTACCTTTGGTGCGAGATATAATCGCATGGTTTTAGTCTTTCGTCTAATGGTAGGATATTACTCTTCGGGGTGGGGATATAGGTTCGAATCCTATAAGACTAACTTATATTTTGTTATTGGATTTGTATTTGTTGATTTGGAAAGGTATTGCGTTGTGATAATGCGATACCTTTTAGTTTATACACTATCTGATACAGAATAAGGGTACATTTAAATAAATGTTTTTCATATAGAGGAAGTGGTCAGGGTGGTTGTCTGAGTAGTTGGCACTCATTCAAACACCTTGTCCTGTTTGTAATAACAACCTAAGTAACAATAAATTAACAAATATGTTCCACGTGGAACAATTAAAAATCGATAAAATATGAAACCACTATTAAAAGAATGGAGTGAAGGCGCTGATTCTAAAAGAATACAATCAGCCATTAGAAAATACATGTATAATATAGATTATAGTTTAGGACTGGCGTATACTAGTTCTAGTGATTGTGCAGGTTTATGGGTTTGTAATCTAGCAGTCTACAACCGTGACCATGTAAAAAGATTAGTAGGATTTGTAATGGATGAAGATAAAACAATATTTGCACTATGGTACGGAGACAATGAAGAAGAATATTATGAACAAATAAGTTAATACAACTATGAAACTAACAACATTAAACAACTGGCTACGTGCCTATATCCTGTACAGATTACGCAAGTTAGTAAGTAAACACTTTGGGGGTGTTTTAAAATGTAGATGGGTAGCAGAGCCTCCACGCATTCCGTATGCTCATGGCAAGGGTTCATTTGATTTTTCAGGTGGACGGTTACATGCTTTGGCAGTGGCAGGGAACTCTATCTTTATAACATTGAATGACGGAGCAGCATTAGAAAGCTCGGAAGTGTCTACTGATAACCTGATTGAAATTTATAACTATCTTAAAGAGATGGTTAAATATGGTAATGAATAGAGAGTAGTGTTTGATTGAATTAGAGATAGTGTTTTTAGTTAACCAATTGAAAACTAAAGAAGTAACAAAATTGTTCCACGTGGAACATAATATATTAAGTAATAATTTGGGGATGTGTTTTGATTGATTGGAAGGCTTCCCCTAACCACCGAAAAGAAATGGAAAAAGAAAATAAAGATGTATTAGCTCATTTATTAATATGGGCACTAGTATTATCCCCTTTCATAATAGCCTTTATAGTATTTATAAAAGTAATGATACTGGCTTGTAGTATTTAGTAGATTTTAATAGGTGGTCAAGGCTGCTTTTGATACAGACGCAAGCCCCTGACCATAAAAGGTAAACAACATAAAAATTAAAAAAAATGACACATAAAGAATTTATTGAAGAATGGGGACAATCTAGTGAAGAATTAGCACTAGCATTATCCGAAATAGAAAGATGTGAAATAGAGCCAGACGAAGTAGAACTATTTATTAACTTAGGATATGTTTATATAGCTGTGTATGATAAGTGGGTACTAAAAAGTCATATGTTTTATGAGGAAGAGGATGAACTAGTGTTGGAGGAGTTGCTTAGAGACGAGTAAGCCTACCCTGACCCCTTACATTAATATCATATAAACAACAACTATGAACGAAATAGAAGAAATAGATTGTCCTCTATGTTGGTCTTATGAAGTAGAAGACGACGACATGACATATCCAGATGCCCTCTATACCTGTATAAATTGTGGTACTGTATTCTTTAGTGATGATAGCATTTTTGAGTATGGAGATAGGAGTAAAGTATATAGTTAGTAATATCGTTAGTATTATAGATAGTGTGTAGTTGGGTGTGAGTTAAAGTCAGCATCCCTGTCCACGGAAATACACAAAACAAAATATATAAAACACTATGAATGAGAAAACCAAAATAACTAAGAAATTAGTAGAATACATGCTTAATGACATCATAGATAACATTGAGCACCTAATACATTCAGTCAACGATGATATGCTAGATAACAATGGTATTTGCCATCACATACAACACTATTTACAAGACTTACAAATGGGAATACCAATAAAAGATAAGGTATGTGCAATTATTGTAATGTTGAACAAAGCCATGAATGAAACAATTCATATGGGAAGTTTTTACTCTAAATGGGAAACAAGTTGGTATGTAGACCCCATAATATTTTATAAAGGGCGTTTAGAGTGCTTAAAAGGCTTTAGAGAGTGGGTATCTTCGGTAACAGAAGAAACATTTAATAAAGAATATGAAGAGGCATATTGTAGAATACTCGAAGTATGTAGTGAGAAAGAGGACTATCTCTTTGAAGCTGTTGAAGATTTGCTTTGGGAATAGTAAATGTAGGGTAGTTGTTAACGAATGTGAATGAAAAATTGAAAACTTTTTTATTACCCCCGAGATTTTTGATACCTTTTTGTGTTTTTAGTTAATATTTTAACAGTATAGGAGTTGAAAATTAGTTAAAGAGTGTGAAGAGGTCAGGGGTTGGAATCTTAAGTGACAAACAAAAAAGTGTGTGACAATTATACTAAATGCCTGATAAAGAAGAAATTAAATAGAATGTTCCACGTGGAACAATGAATTGAAGTGGAAAAGATGAGTGATGGGTAGGTTTTGGGGTAGTTCAATACCCCTGACCACTAAAAAGTACAAAAATAACAGCAAATAAAAGTAAAAACAAAGAAAAACAAATAGAAAGTACAAGGGTTCGATGGAAAATCGGAGGAAGTGAACGGATTTCAACGAAAATTGCGGGAAAATCGCTGAGAATGCGGGAAATTTGAAAATTTTTTGTGGATTTCGGGTGGGGGAGGTGGCTCTAAACACAATACATAACACAATACATAACACAATACATAACACAATACATAACACAATATATATACCACAACATACACCACAGTATATAACATAATATGCATAACATAATAAGTAACACAACATACACCCTACTATCCACCCTCATATCCAATCTATATTCCCTTATCTTCAAACATCAAAAATAACCAATTAACCTAAACACAATATAAACCTAATACCTAGTAGTTTTCTAACCATTACATATATACTTTATAATAGGTAATAGTGTTCTTTTTTATTATGTATGTTGTGTTTATTATATTTTCTATTATCGTGGGCAGGGGTTGGGCTTCAACATCATTCACACATAACACTTACCAAAAACAATTATCTTATGAAAAAAGCATACTTAATTACAACTTCATTTACTACTAGGGTAGTGTTAGAAGAAATACAAGACCCTGACTACTTATCTATCTCAGAAACTAAGGTACTAACTGAGTTATTGGGAGATAATATCCAAACTAGAATCAGTAATAATGAAGTTGTTGAGAATATAGAGTTTATAGAACTCGATGACGTTGAGCCTTATGTTGAAGAGATTGCACTCTCTATTGAAGACACTCGCCTTATTGATGCTTTTTATGAGTATTATGGTGATTTTACATTAGACGAACTAATCATAGTAATAAAAGCTCATATACCTGCTGATAGTAATGTAATTCACAAGTATTTAGAAGATATGTACTTTAAAGAGTAGATATTTAACATAATATTCATTGTAGTCTTAGAATCTATACCTACATTTGTAACAATAACAAAAAAACATATAGTCTTATGAAAGCATCTCAGATAATAGGTAGAACATTTGGATATAAAGGTGTTGGTAATATGGTTTATATAGTGGTGGTGTAAGTGGTCATGTCGAGAGAAAAGTAGCATCAGGAGAATATAAACTATTAAGATAGTATTATGAAAAAGATATTTGAAGTAAAAAGCATTAAGTCTGATATGTTTGCAATAGCAACAGTCAAAAAAGTGGACAAAGAAAGACAAGTATTCCTAACATATCTGTATGTGTGGGAGGGATTGGTGCGAGAGTTTGAGGGGACATATAACAGTGCCAAAAATGAAATTGATGAGCTAGCAGAGCAATGTATAAAATGGTGTGATACTAAGAAGTATAGACTGATGAATTATTGACTATGAAACATAATCTATTACACCCTGACAGTATTTGTACCGACCCTGACACCTTACAATTCTGCCTAAAAATATCAGATACTGAGTATTGGAATACAGAAGTAGGAATGTCACTTCTGGATAGTTATCTGGGACATCCTTCTAAATTTCTATTAGATGCACAAACTTCGCCTCAAGTTAAAGCAGTATTAAATAAAGTAACAATATACCTACCCAACCCAATTACCAACTTTTAACAACTCTCATTTGTTTAATCAGCTAATTTTGAGTAACTTTAATAAAAAAACATTAGGGTATGAA